GGTCGCCAAGGTCAAAGGTGAGATCGTCACGGTCGAGTTCCCGGAACAAACCGTGCCCTGCCACCGAAGCAACCTGATTCTCTTCAATGAGAGACACCTAGAACCTCGCTGATATAGTCGGCATCCCAAACCGATGGAGGTGGCCATGGGCATCCGCACCTGGTTCCTGTCCCGAGTCCAAAAGATCCCCCCTCAACCACTCGAACAACTGGACCCGGACCTTCTCACGTCTCCCGAACGGGCTCTGGTGGTCCGAGCACGCATTGAGGCCGGGCTGAAGCCCTGGCCCAGTCGAGACGACGACCACTACTTCAACACCATCATAGGTAAGTGCCGTGAGTGCGGTGCGGAGATCTACGGTGGGATTGCAAGTTCCGAGCGATGGCTTCCCGGTGGAGAACACTTCTCCCTGTGCGAGAAGCACATGAATCGCGTCCCCTAAACGGGGGCTCAACTTGACGAAGCCATCCGTAGTAGGAATGTGACCAATTACCGGAGACGAATGATGACCGATGGAGATCAGAAGGTATTGGACGCCCTCCGTACCCTAGCTATGGCCCTGGGTGGATACCGCATCACCTTCCATCCCATCGCAACCAAGTTTGCCCCCCGGAGCAGGCCAAAGACGTCCACACCGGGCACTGCTGCATCGCCCACGGGTGCAAGTACAACAACCCGGACTGTCCGGTGGAGACCGGGAACCTGCTGCAAGAGTTCCCGTGTGAGGAATGCACTGAAGCATGATCCGGGTCAACCCCACCACCGCTCTGGAACTCCAGCAGCAACAACTTGAGTTCAGCCAGTCACCCAATGGGTTGAAGTTCTGGGACAACTTCTACCACGATGCCCGCCAGATGAGCCAAGTGACCCGCTCGGCTGAGGTCTCGACACTCCGTACTGCCCCAACCTACCTCGTCACGAAAGAGATGTATGACCTCGCCCTGTACGCTGCGAGGACGATGCCCAACACACCGCTCACGGCTTCTGATCTCCCGAGCATCGCCGGATTCTGTCTCTACCAGGAACCCTCAGTAGCCCCTGACATCTCAGGGAAAGTCGTTTCCGACGCAGGCTTCTCCTGGCACCTCACCATCGTGGGAGACAAGCCCGGTGTCTTCTGGGTCAACTACAGTGACATCACGGACCCACGAGACGCTTTCTATGACCCGAACCTCCCGACTTGGGCTCCCCGCTTGCTTCCCATAGGGAGCTTCTTCGAGCCCTTCGGGGAGGGTGTCCCCTTCGATGACATCCTCATCAACCAGGAAACCACACAGGAGGCCCTGGATGAGAGCCTCCTCTATAGCCGGAAAGTCCCCCTCTGTCTCTTCGCTCTGATGCAGCAGACCATCGTCCAGACCGACACTGAGAAGCCCGAGCGGGCCACTCGCCGTCGGCTACAGAAGGCCAACTCCCCCTTGCAGGGGAACCAGATCAAGGTGGTTCGACTCCGCCGTCTGGTTCGCCGGGACCCCAAGGACGGGGAATGCCGTCCTGTGGACTGGACTCACCGCTGGGTCGTCAACGGCCACTGGCGAATGCAGCCCACCAAGGAGGGGGTGAAACGGATCTGGATCATGCCTTTCGTGAAGGGTGACCCAGATCTCCCCCTGCTCATCAAGCCGACGGTTCACCACCTCGTCCGCTAGTCGAGGGGTGAAGGCCCCTTGACCGTGCCCGAGTCCTGGTAGTGTGACCCCTCGTCCTGACCGTAGAGGTCATCAACCTCTATGAGACGCCCAGGATCCACCTCTTCCTCTATTTGGCCCACATCGAACCCAAGATGATGAGGCCCGGTAGGAAGGAACCGAATGATCTCATTCTTAGCAATGGATCTGATGACGTGTGCCATCCCTTTGCCCCAGGCCGGGGTGAAGTAGATCTGGAACAGCCGGTCACCGGGTCGAACGAGCACAGGCTCCGTGGCCTCGATCTCCAGTGTCCACCTACCGTTGAACCCGTTGTCACCGACGCCTGCGGTCTTGTGAGCCTCGATGGACAGGCGACCACAGGTGGAACGGCCGTCCAGATGAGGCACCACCCCACGGCAGTAGGTCGTCTCCAGCGTCTCCCCCAGGTAGAACTGGCCCGGCACGAGGAGCCAGTGGTCGTTGTACGGATACTTGGGCCGTCCTTGCCCGGTCGGACCGTAGCAAGAATACGGGTCCCCTGGAGGCCCCGGGCGGATGCCCCCCACCTTCAGGACATCCACCAACGGTGGGGGATTCTGGGGATCAATGGTCTGAAACCTCTTCCCTGAAACTGGATCATAGACGGTCACCCGACCCTCGGTGGGATGGTACATCTTGAGACTGTTCCCAAGCCGCAGGTCGATGCTGTTCGGCCCGATTTTCACCGGGTCGGGAGTCACCTTGATGAGCCCTGCTTCCATCAACAGCTTGATCGCCGGTCGTGTCAGCATCCCTTCTGGTCCTTGTCTTCCAGGTCATCGCAGCAGGCTTCCAAGTATCGGATGGCCGCCGCAAGAAACGTCTCTGGAATCATCTGAGGTGGCCGCCCCCGCTGGATGGTCTCGTGTGGGTCATAGGTCCGTTTGATAGAATCACACCAGTGCCTGATTCCTTTGGTGCTAACCGCCATCAACCGTCCCCTTGTTCCAGACCGGTAGAGCCACAGTCTGGCCAGCCAGTGGGTGTGTGCAGTCTCCCAAGAACTGAATGTTGCCCTCACGAACAAAGGAGTGGCACACAGAATTGATCCCGTAGCGTACACGAATGGAGGGGGTCAAGGTCGGGTGCTCCAGGTCCCCATTCCACCCCCAAGGACTTGGATGGTGAGGTGTGACCTCGACATCCACGGCATGGGTCTCAGCACATCCGGGGCATCGAAACAAGAGCATAGCCCCCTGTTTGGAACTTCGATCAGCCAACCTCAACCTCCCCACAACTGCCAGGCCAACCCGTTGAAGGCCAGGTGCATCAGATTGTCCGCGATGAACAGCAACCACAGGGTAAGCCACAGAGGCTTGTCCTTGTGGTAGCCAGTGGGCTGGCAGTCCTTCCACGGGAAACGCCAGCTCGAAGGGGCCAGTAGGTTCTTGGCCCACACCAGGTAGCGGGCCAACCGCCAGTGGTCGATGACCAGGTGGGTTGCCCCAATCAGGATCAGGGGTTCCCACCTGGGCATCAACAGTGCGAACGGAAGGGTGTACAACGTCGCGTGTACAAGGGCTGGCCACCAGCGCTTCGTTTTCTCGTTGGCCATCCAGTCGCTCTGGGTGACATAGTCCCCGAGCACATGAAGCACCAGTAGCCAGTACCCTTCCATCATTGCTTCCTCAGTCCACGTCCAGCAGACCCTTGGCGACTTCGATCCCACGCTCGGTCGAGAAATGCTCGGCCTCCGTGAACACCCCCAGGAGCATACCCGTGCCGGGCACCAGGTAGAACGTCCCCTCCTTCTCCGCCTTGGCGAGACTGATGGACGGGAACTTCTCGACGAGCTGGTCCGCCGTCAGGGCCTGCCCGAAGCTCTCCGGCACGAGGCCGGTCGCCCCGACGTAGAACGCCAGCGGGGTGACGAACTTGGCGTACAGGTCGTCGATGGCCTTGTTCACAGCCTGGAGGGAGGACTTGAGCCAAGCCAGGGACTCGTCCTTGTCGTACCCGCCAGCCAGGAGGTCATCGATCTCCGGGGAGACGTAGGCCAGGGCCAGGGCCGCGTGCAGAGCACCTACGTCCCCGAGCCCAAGGAACCCGCTGTAGATCGGGAAGGTCAGGTCATCGACCGGGGTGAGCTTGGTACGGGCCGACAGGGCCTTGATCCCCCAGGTGTTCCCGTCCGCCCACCAGTCCTTGAGCGACGGCTTCTCCACCTCGGTGCCATCAGCCAGCTTCAGGGTGAACCGCCGCTGGAGGGCCGCATTGCCGCTGGCCAACTTGCCGAGGTTGGTGATCTCCGGGGTGCCGATCTTCACCTTGTAGGACAGGTAGGTATCCACCTCTCCCCGGTCCGTGGCCACCTTGAGGTCCGTGTAGGGCACGGTTGTCGGGGGGCTGAAGTACAGGGCCGGGGTGATGTAGCACTCCTTGAGTGCAGCCACCTGCTCAGAGGTCAGGGACTCGGACTCCCCCGCCGTCAGACCGGACAGGATCTTCTGGACGATGGTGAGCTGAGCCAGCTTCCAGAACAGATCCGCATCCAGATCGTCGAAAATCTGGTCGTAAGCCACCAGGGGCATCGTGCTCAGGTCGATGTCGTACTGCTGCTCCGGGTTGAAATCTCCTGTTACGATGCCCATCTGCTTGAGGGCCGCGAAGCACCGCTTGTCACTCGTCTTGAGTGGCAAACTGGCGACGTTGACCTTGCCGTCTCCGACAAGGGTGTAGTTACGGAAGCTCTTGAGGTCGAGCTTGATCCCTGCGACCTCCTCGATCGAACCGCCGGTCGTCAAATCGAGGAGCTTGCCATCCTCGACCAACCGGATGTTCGCCGTGGCGGTGTCCCGGTTGATGTCGATGCCCGAGACGGCCACAGCCGTGTTGTCCCGAGGAGTCTGGAGCTTGTGGGTCGGGGGGACGAGGTTGCCCGCATCATCACGAGAGCCAGCGATCTTCTTGAGACCACGACGGGTGTAGTTGGCACCCAGCTCCCTGGCGTTGACCCGCAGGCTGCTCTGGTACATCGAGAGCACCCGAAGCAACTCCAGCACGCTGGGGCCGGTCTCCCCGAGACCATAGCCGCCCTGGGTGACGATGAGGATCTTCTCGAACAGGTATTTCTCGATGTCAGCCGACATCGCAGCGACCTCGGAGGCCACCAGAGCCCGAGCGTGCCTCTTGATCAGAGGGGTGATCTGAGTGCTGACCATCGCGAACTTGGCGGCGTTCAGATTTCCCAGAGCGAGTTGAGCCCGGCAGAATGCCAGCAACGGTGTCAGGTCGGTGCTCTGGCCGTCGATGACCTCACCGCCCGCCAGGTTGTAGTTCGCCTCATCCACCTCCTGGTAGCGGTAGACGGTAGCATCATCGTCACCGGAGATGCCACGGATGGTCAGGGACTCCGTCCCACCGAGCACCTTCTTGCCCTTCTGCGATACGAAGGTGATGAAGTCGAACTGACCGATGCCCGCTTCGATGACCGGCGACATCTGGCCAGCGAGAAGGGTCTGCGTATCGTGCAGAGCCTTGTAGACCTCGCGGGCGTTGCTGGCCTGCATCGACTTGCCGCTCAGCCGGTTGGCGATGGCCGCGAGCAGGGCGAAGTCACAGTAGGACCGGTAGCCCACGGTGTTCACGAAGACGTTGGGGTGCTTCTCCAGCGCCTCGACCGCCTTCACGATGTTCTGAGCCTCGGTGTAGGGACTCGGGTCGTTGGCGTAGCCATCGGTGTGGAGGGAGATGCAGGTGACCTCCTTGTCGTCGATGAGCTTCTCAGCCTGCACGAGCCCCTGGCTGATGCCCGTCATCCCACGAGTGCGGAGACCACGGATCTCGGAGAGATGGGGACTGTTCGGAGCCAGCACATCCTCGACGGTGACGCGGCTGAAGTGGACGCGGCAGTCCCCGTTCGAGGCGTAGGTCAGGAAGCTGATCTTCATCGCGGGGTCGTTGAACTCCTCCGCTGTGAAAACCTTCTCGATGATGTTCTTGACCGATTCGAGGTCACCCCACATCGAACCACTCACGTCGAGGATGGCGATGTGGTGGCTGGGGGAGACGACGGCCACCTTGGGGTCAGGCGTCACGTCCTCAGCTTCGACAGTGTAGAACCGGACAGGCTTGCCGGCATAGTTGTGCAGCGCGAACTTCATGTATCTCTCCATGCAGAGGGTGCAGGACTCTTACTCGGAAATGGGGGAAAAGAACCCCCTTCTACTTCCCCTTCTTGGCGGCCCGACTCTCATCGTAGAGCTGTTCGAACCGCTTGATGCCTACGAGATTCAGGCCGACGGCATTGGCGTAGTTCTGGAGCATGAGAGGACTCCACGCCCCACCACTGATCCTCAGCCGACGGGAATCCACCACTCTCCGCACCTTGGTCTGGCCTTCCAGTCTGAGGACGGGAGCACGGAAGATGAAGATCACCTGGTTGCCGGTCTTCGCCAGGAACAGGAACGCTTCCCCAGCCGCCAACTCACCAGGGAAATGACTCGCCCGACGGAACAGCTCCAGGTTGGTGGCCTCACTTCGGGTGAAGGAACACTGGATGACTGCCTTGAGTCGGAGTTGGGTCAGGTCACTCACTGCACATCTCCGAGGTCGAACTGGTGATGAACCACCACCGTCAGTTTCCCATCGACGGTGAGGTTGATGGACTGGGCGTCGATGGACTCCATCCACTGCTGGACGGCCCGCAGGTCGGCAGTGGTGCCGTTCGGGCCGTGGAGCGGGCTGATCACCAGATCTTCCGACTCCACGGGCTCCCTGTACATCTCCGGGGGCAGGGAGACCGGGATGATCTTGTCTGATGACTGCCCTTGCTCAGCCAACTTGGTCCGCACCGCTTGGAGGATGCTGTTGTCCACCCCGGAGCCATACTTGGCTCGCAATGCCTTCTGGCACTGCATTCCGGTCTGTCCTAGACGGAGACAGGCTTCAATCAGCTTCATCTTCTCTTGAAGAGATCCGGGCCTCTTACGGGGCTCTATACAGGTAGGCCCCTCCCCAAAGATAGTCTTGCGGAGTGCGGCCAAGGTCGCGGTTGAGACCGCAGAGCCGTACTCATCCCTAAGCGTCGCGAAGATCTGCTTGTTCGTCACACCCTGGCCAAGCAACTCAGTGACTCGTTCCATCTTTCCCAGCATAGGGAACCTCCGGTTGCCCCCCTTACTCGGAGGAAGCCAGGAGAGTACCCCCCGAAAACCGGGATGTGTCAACTGAAAGCCTAGTCCTGCCTGATATTGGGTCGTTTCCCGGTCAGCAGCCATCGCATCAGGTGGTACTCACAGGGGACGTAACCCTGCTGGTCGTTCATGGCGAAAGCACGACGCGGGGCCGGGAACAGGAACGTGCAACGAACCCAAGGTCGGAGGAAGGGATGTCCCAGGAACCATCCGACCTTGGGCCGCTCCCAGTCGATACCGAAGCGGATGCCACAACAGGTAGGGATGTCGTGCTTTCGTCCTTCTTCGGCCCAGTCGAGAACCCGACGGATCAGGTGAGGCCGAGGGCCTCCATCATCGGGATCGGAGCCGTGAGACCGAGCATCTCCCGCATCGTCCTCGGCTGGCGAGCTTTCTCCCACTTCTCCTCCAGGTACTCGGGGTCGTTCGCCATCAGACGCTTGTGGGTGAAAGCCGCAAGGCTCCCCACCACCATCGTGTGGACATCTTCGATCGCTACTGTGATGAACTGCTTCTGTGCCATGATGGACCTCCATCCCCTAATATACCCGAGTTTGCAGGAAAAACACAAAAGGGGCTCAACTCTGACCCCTCACCCGTAGTAGGGTCAGAAGACAGAAGGTGCTCGGTAGCTGCCGAGCTAGTGAGGATGGCTCCTCATGAACAAGCGGAGTAGCGTTCGCACAACGGTAGGAAATCAACAGGCCACCCGTTAGGTAGCTGCTCAGTGGAGGACTTACCTGAGAAGCCCAGGGCTTCAGCCGGAGCCTTTGACGGGGGACAAAGTAAGGGGTGTCAGGTGGAGTCGATCGGGCTTCATCCCAGACTGTGAAGCCGGGCATCCTATCCCCCACCCATTGCTCTCTTTGGAGTCTCAACTGGGCGCTAGTGTTAAAGGCAACCGTCCACAAGGGCCGTGACTAAGCTCTAGGATAGAGTGCCCCACCCAACCGGAAGAGGTCTAGTCAACCAGAAGCCGGAAGGAGAAAACGCCCCCCTCACCCGGGGAAGTTCCAGGTGGAAGTCCTGGGCGTCCAGTTGAGCCCCCAAAGGGACCCTTGCTACGAGAGCAATGAGGACAGCGAATGGGCATGGGAGAGCACCTCCGTAATGAGGGTACTCCCACCAATCACCGTTCCAAGAAAAACCAGGAAGTTTCTCGGGCTCAAGATGCCCTTACCAACTGCTGGGCCGAAGGCGCTGCGGATGCCGATGCCGTAGCGAGGCTGCTGCAAACCCCGGATGAATTTGACCGTCCGAGCTTTGGCTTCAGCCGCCTTGTCGAACTGACCCTCTGCATTGGACTTCAGCGACTCGTACTTGCTCGACTTGTCGATGCTCAGGCTCACGCCCCCAATCGAGTAGTCGAACTCCTCGTGGACCCAGTTGATGGCGAGAGCCATCAAGGCGTGGCTCATCGCCGCATAGTTGACGGCCATCGACCAGTCGGAGTTGCCTCTCAGCAAGCAGTTCAGATCACTGATGCCCGTGCGAGGTGGCATCATGTTCCACCAGCGCAACGCTTGATCCAGATAGACTTTCAACTCTTCATCGGTCCAGACGTAGCCGAAGATGCGGTTGTACTGCCCGATGTCACACTCGTGCTCAGGTGGCCGGAAGTGGTAGTTCCGGTCTGGCGAATTATGTGAACAAATACAAGAGGTTGTGAGGATCAGGTTGTGGTTCCCTTCAACCGTCAGATCAAACATAAACTGACGGTCATCAATTTGAAGGACTGAAATCAAAGGGGTAACACGAACCTCACCCTCCCAAACCACAAGTACAGAGTCTCCGGGAACTAACGTTTCCGCATCCACAGCAAGATCAGGATTTGGGCTTCGGTATACTCGGTGCCCACCCGTAAAAACGGAAGAACCGAACTTTGTGGTTAGTTCCCAAATGGATTCCGGTCGAACATCCGCCCGGTGAACAGCCTGTACCTGCCGCCATTCCAATACACCCCCAGAAGATACGGACTGCACACGCAGTTCCCCTGCCCGGAATGCCTGACGCAATTGGTCTCGTTGAGCACTAGTGATCATAGCCCAAGATCCTCCTCAGTCCACACACAAAAGTGCCAGCCCCGTTGTTTAGCCTGATCTGCTGCAACCTTAAGACGTGTGATCTGCTTGTTGTTATTGCCGTAAGTGGGGTGATCCAGTACCCATTGTGGCTTGACTTCAATCAATTTCACCACATTGTGGCTTAGAGTCACAACGAAGTCAGGGTAAATGCGTGCACCATCTTTCAAGACTAGTGGTGGCTCATACTGGTATGAAACCACAGAGGGGTCTGCATCTAGGAGGACCAAGGCCTGACGCTCATAGGTACTCCTAACCCGAAATTTCCCCTTCCGGTTGGAGCACTTCAGGGCAACTACCTCACACCAAATCCCTCGACCCCCACACTTCCCAAACTTGGATTTAGGGCTCTCTAAGAGAGAGTAAAATTTTCCACTTGCCCAATCCTCTCGAAGGCGTTTAGACAACCATGGCTTCTTTTCACCCGCTCTGGAGCGCCCCATCCGAGCTGCACTTTCCTGACGATTTTTCCGAGAAGCATCATTCCACATGGCCCCAGTGAGTCGCTGGATGGATCCATTGGAAAGCCCTGTAATCTCGATCATCTCAGCCCAGGTACAACCAGATTCATGCAAGGTCGTCACGATAGCCGCCCGCTTATCCCTGACACCCAATGGGGGTCGCCCCCTCTTTGAGAATGTATCCCAGTCGAGTTCCTGTGCCTTTAACAAGGGTGCCAATCGTGGGTGTGGTGTGCTCATGCCTAGCAATACCTATAGGATAGATATTGTCTGGGAATAAGAGCATTCTACACTGGGCTCAAGTCGTGAAGGGTCTCCCAGAGATCATCCATGCGAACGACCATCCTTTCCCCATCAACATCCAGTTCAACTGTTTCCTCAGCCCCCACGCAGTTGTCGCGGAGCATGACCCGCAACGTGCTGATCATCTCCAGCTCCTCTGCGGAGTAGATGCTGGAGATGGTAGACGCCGTGGACACCACCGCGAACTCTTGGACCACCTGCATCTGCGGGGTCCCAATCTGCTCACGGATGGTCCAACGGATGCGGTACGTCCCGATGGTGGCGTTCGCCGGCACCATCAGGGCAGCGTAGAACTCCCCCACCGCAGGGTTCACAGGCGTCCGGTCGGCTGACCCAATCAGCACTTCCACTTCGGGTGGACCGGGATCCAGGAAATAGAGGCTGTAGGTGATCTCAGCCGGGTTGATGGGGACGTTGCTACTGTTCTTGAGGAAGATGTCCAGGTCCCCCCGAGCAACCTCCTGACCGGGATAGAAGGCGACGGCCATCAGTTCACCTCGATGTCAGAGGCCCACAGGATGCCCTCATCCGGAGCTTCAAGCAACTCGCTCGACAGACGCTCCCTGATAGAGCGAAGGGTGTCCTGGTGCACCCGGAGACGGCCCACCAGCTCCGCGCTCTGCAAGGCAGGGGAGTAGTATAGGAAGTCGAGGAAGAACGTGGATCCTGCATCTGGAAGGATACGGAAGGCGTTGACCTCCCCGACCGCCTGGGGACCATCCTCTACAGGGCACTGGATTCTCCTATCCGCCACAGCCCCTTCCTTGTCAGGCCACCAGAGCATCATCAACCCCCATCGACGAACTCGATGATGAGCCCCGTGGTGAACACCCCAGACCGGGTGGGTGCAATGAGGACCACTTCATCGGTCTGCACCAGGTAGGTCAGAGCGGGCTCCTCAGCGTTGATCTCCGCGTAGAGCATGTCCCCGTCCGTGAACGTGTCAGGCACGGTGTAGACGTAGGTAAATCTGCCCGCCTCTGCCGGTGTGGCAGGGTCCATCGCTGCTGCATCGACCAGGGTGTTCTTCGCCCCGGCGAGACTGTAGGAGAAGATGGTGATCGTCGGTCCCACGGTCGGGTCGAACGCGATGTTGGCCCCGTCCAAGAACCTGGCTTGGAACGTGAAAGGGTTGCCGATGACCGCCTGCTTTCCCACTTCAGTCCTCCATGTGCGTCATGGTCTTCAGTGCCTTGATCTCGTCCGCGTAGGACAAGGCTGCCACCTTGGCTCGGCGGGTGAAGAACTGAGTCTTCAGGTCACGGATGTTGTCCGGCTTGGTGAACACAAACACCGTCCGGTCTCCGTCTCTCTCCGTCCCAAGGAACTCCACCGAGGCCGTCTTCAAGTAGGCGGCGTAGTAAAGGTCAGCGGTCTTGTACTTGCCATCTTCGGGCGTGTTGATCATGTCGGGACTCCTGCATTGACCATCTCGAAAGAGAGGTTGCTGTTGTTCTACCCTGGGGAACGTATAGGCGAACGAACGAAGCCCCAAAACACGAAAGCCCCCGTCCCGTGAAGGGCGAGGGCTTTCGTGTGGGAGACCTTCGGATCAGAGAGGAACACCCAGGTGGTTGTAGACCCCGATGGCAGGGCCGATGCCAGTGGCCGCGATGGCGGTCACTCCATCCGCCGCCCATGCACGAGGACGCCAGGCCGTGACGGCACCTGCGGAGTAGGCGAACTCCCGACGCAACAGTGTGATGTTGCCCTTGTACCCAGCGATGACGCCCGCTCCGTTCGAGATGTTGAACGCTCCCGTGGGGACCAGTGTCGGGCGGCTCCGGTATCCAGGCTCACCGGGCTCCAGGAACCCACCAGAGGCGTAGAACTGCCCCTGAGCGGCCACCATTGCGGGGGTCTGTGCAGCCACGAGCGCCTGTCGCGCTGCCAGATCCAGGAACTGGTCTGCCGCGTTCCCGATGATCGTGTTGGCCGGAAGACGGTAGATCTCCCCGGACAGGATTCGCAGGATGTCAGATACGGTGCCGAAAGACTTGTTCGTTCCCCCAGCCGTCAGCGAGTTGGATGTGAACGGAGGAACCTGATCCAACTCAATGTTGATCTGAGCTTCTGTCAGCGTCGCGCCCGCCATCACCCTCACGAGGAGGTTGGTGTTCATCCAGTTGCAGGATCCAAACGCAAACTGCGACCCGTTGGCATCCACATCCCCATTGTCATGGATGCGGTCCTTGAAGTACGCCGCCAACCCAAAGGTGGTCGTCGTGGTAGCCACACAGTCGTTGCCACCACCGGTGGTGTCCGCTACAACAGCATCCGCCGTGAGGGTGGTGTTCAGTGAACCACTGATGTAGGAGATCCCGTTGACCACGGTGGTCCCGGCGGGATCCAGGGACTCTGCAACGTACACGTTCTGCGGTGTACCTTCGTAGATGCTGTTCCTCTGCCCGGCGTTGGGACGCAGGTCACCGAGGTTGAGCCCCACGCCGGCTAGGTCGTTCCGCAGGGGGATGATGAAGACTCGATCAGCCATTGTGAAACTCCTAAATCAGATGACGTTGCCGAGGGCATCGTACACGGTGACAGCTCGGCCAGCGCCGCCTGCGAGGATGTTGCCCAACCCGATGGTCAAGGCCGTACCCGCTGCCCCATAGGTGAAAGCGGGGTTCTCAAACGCGAAGGTGGCCGCCTTGAGGTCAGCCAGGACACCATTCGTTGCCGACAGATGCAGGTCACCAGCATCGACGAGCTGCCGCACGTCGTTGAAGTTCGTGTCCTGGAGCCCAGTCTGCACGGGAGCCACCAGCGGGTCACCAGGGCGGAGGTAGGCCGGGGGAGCGTTGAATTTGCGCCCCCGCACTGCACCGTAGACACCCTCGACGCTCTGTGGCAGCTCCACGTTCGCACGGGCCACGAACGCCCCACGACGAGCACCGATGAAGTTCGGGACACCGTCCTCCAGAACTGCCGCCGCAGGCACACGGTAGCGCTCACCCGCCAGGATGCGGAGGATCTCCTCCACGGTGCCCGTCGAGTTGCCGGCCGTCAGGGACGAACCTGCACCGATACGAGCGGCGAGGATGGCGTTGATCTCCACCGAGGTCAACGCCGTACCCGCTGCAACCGCAGCCTCGATGTCACCGGAAGCCAGGATCGCGTTGGCAGCCGTAGCTGCACGAGCGCCCACCTGGTTCTCGATGGTGTCGATGAGGTACGCCGACAGACCATAGGCATCCGCCGCCACCCCCGTGGTGATCGGGGGGCCTGCTGCCGTCGTGATGGGAAGGTTGACCCCATCGATCAGGTAGAAGGTCTGGTATCCCGTCTGACCCGAGTTCTGCCCGCTGAGGATAGGGTTGAGTTGGGACGTGTTTGGTTGCAGGTCCAGCACCTGGAGCAGGCTGTCGTCCAGGTCATTCCGGGCGAGTACAATGTAAGCGCGGGCCATCAGGGGTTCTCCTTGAGAGGACGATCAGACGAGCAGAGTGCCGTCGTCGTCGTAGACGGTGACGGCCCGCTGGTTGAGCAACGTGGCCTGACGGGTCTGCTTCGACACCATCGTCGGAGCCAGATGAGCCTGCACATCAGCATCGGGGAAAAGGGTGATGCCGGCGGCGAGGTTCGCGAGCTGGCCATTCAGGACCGACGCCGCGAAAGCCGTGCTGTGGAAGGTAGCCCGTGCAGCACCGATCTCATTGTTCACGGTGTCACCACCGATGAACGTGGATTTGCTGTAGGCACCCCCCGTCTTGAGGGCCTTGGTGCCCGCTGTGGTGGCACCCCACTCACCGGCCAGCATCCCCGTGTCGAACACGGTGTTGGCCTCAGTGAAAGAACCACGCAGCGTCGGAGACCAGGTAGTACCTGCGAACTTCACACTTCCTACGGGCACCGCATAGGTACGTCCCGCCAGGACAGAGAGCAGCTCGGCAAGTGTCCCTACGGACTGGGACAGGGAGACGGTAGCACCTGTCAGGTCCGCCTCGACGACGGCCAGGGCCACATCAACAGCCACCAGCGTTGCTGCAAGGCCCGAGTCCACCAGATTCTGGATGGCAGCCGTGGCCAGACCCAGTGTCGTCACGTCCCACAGAGCGTGGGTACGAACCGTGGACGACGCAGCCAGAGCCGCTGCGTCCAGCGCCACACGGGTCTGGTTCGACGTGGTGATGGTCAGCTCCGAAGTGGGTCCCGCCCAGGCGATAGCGAAGCTCTCGGCCGTGATCAGAACCACACTGCTGGGGGCACCAACATTCACACCAACAGGGTGAATGGTTGCCGGTGCAGGCACGTCCGTGATGACCTGCACACCCGCGTCGTTCAACGCGAGGGTGAGGTTGGCCGCCGCCGCATCATCATCGGCACCCAGACCGACGAGAATGGGGTCACCGACCGTACCTGCGTGGATGAGGTCGTTGGCACCTGCGGCGAACTCGAAGTAGACGCCCTTGAGGAGGATCTGGTCACCAGCCAGGGCACCCGTGAGGGTGACCGTGGCCGCAGCCTCCTCACCGGCACCTGGCTCGACCTTGTCCACCAGGTAGGCTCCCAGGCCCTCGAACACCATCTTGTTGGAGTGGGCGGCGGATCCCACCACGACACCACTTGCATTCACCGTCGGAACATCCGTCCCAGGACGACGCAGGTAGCGTGTCTGGCCAGGAGGGTTCGTGGGGTTGTTGTCCTGGGATACGTTGGGCCACAGATCAGTGATCTGGAGAACGCCATCAGGGACATTCGCGTTGGCCAAGCAGATGAACGGCATCTTGTTCTCCGTGAGCTGATCAGGCTTGCGCCTCGTCTACTTGTGGAACGGTATAGAGGAACTATTCAACCACGTCTCATCACACCATGAATCGAGTAAGGACACCCCCCAGCGTCAGGACACGCAAGGATGAGGCCCTTGGTTGTGCTGGCCAGCAACTTAGCCTCGGCTCCCGGAGGGATGGCCTGCATCAACTGAGCAGGGCCGAAGGAAACCAACAAAGTCTTGACGGCATCCGTGTTCTGCACCGTGAACTCCGAGAGAAGAAACGGGAACACCAAATACAGTGGTCGAGGTGCTACCGAGGTCAGATCCTCATCAAAAGGTGGAGCCTGACCGGCCGCAACACCGACCACAGCCGAAGGCGCGGTCCCCACAAGGGTGAATGTAGGCCGGGGCACCCCCATCGACTTCGCCGGGAGGACACAGAACACTGCCCCAAGGGCAGAAATGAGTCCCACCCCAACGCGATTCTCCTGTACCTGAATGAAGGTCCACTGATGGTCCGGTGCACCAAAATCCTCGATATTGAGCACCGCATGGGTCGTCCCACGCCGGCTCTCCTCAATCAGATCCATCCCCCGACGTCGAATGGTAAGGGACCGGAAGGTCTGACCTCTTGCCACCTCGAACAAAGGCACGGAACCGCCACCACCCACACCTGATCCCGCAGGGTTGCCGTAAGCATCGTTGGCAGACCCTGCTCCCCAGAACTGATAACCGACCACCTGGGGGTCATTCCTCAAGTAGAGATGGATGAGATGCTTCGACCGCTCCAGCAACCCAGCGTAGGTATGAAAAGGACTTGCCATTAGCGGTGCTCCCCCCCAACGACACCATGAAGTGAGAAAGCCGCCCCAGCCACCCCATCCGGGCAAGCCAGGAGCACTTCCTTGGTTGTGCCTGAGTACAAGGGCAGCTCACCACCCGTTGGGATGTTCTGCATGGCCTGCTCCGGTCCGAATGACACCAGCAGATTCACCAAGGAAAGGTTGCGGATCGAGAGGGCCGTCAAAGGCTTGGGGAACACCAGGTACAACGCTCGGGGTGCCGCTGATGTCAGGTCCTCATTCAGGTCAGGGACTGACCCTGCGGCACTGTTCGTGCTCGAAGGTGCAATCCCCTGCAAACTGAAACTCGGCTGGTAGGTCCCGAAGAACTCCACCGGAGGGATGCAGTAGATGGGACCAAGCACCGGGTCTGCCGGAACCCCACCCAAGTCCAGTAGGCCAGCCGCTCGCTGCTCTTGCACCCGCAAAAACATCCAGCCGCCATCAGGAGCAATGGCTGCCCCGCCGACTGCTGGGACGATAAAGTCCTCCACATCGAAAAGAGCATGGGTCATCCCCCGCCTGCTCTCTTCAATGAGCCCCAGCTTCTTGCGCCGAAGGGTCGCCGAACGATAGCTCTGGCCACGGGGCACCTGGAACAACGCCAGTGGCCCCGCCCCACCCACACCGCTGTTCAACGGGTCGCCGTAGGCATCATCCACCGTGCGATGACCCCAGAACTGGTAAGCCTCCACCAGGTTATCGTTGTGGAGATAGGTGTGGATAAGGTGGGTAGACCTCTCCAGCAAACCGGCGTAGGTGTGGAATGGCGAACTCATGCCCGGTTACCCCGTGTCTTGGCTGCACGAGACCGCTTCTCGTACTCGGTGGTGTCCTTGCCTTTGCTGGCTGCGAGCTTCGCGGCATCGCCCCAGTTGTCCACCCGCTCACCCTCGACGTTGGGTGCCAGATTGAACTGGGGACCGTCCATCTTGAGCTGCGCCTCACGCTGTCCCACATGCTCTCGTCGTTGAGCCATCTGGCGCTTGATACGGATGTTCTTGCCCGGCCAGACATCCCCCCGCAGAACCCCACCCACACCGGTAGCGATCTGCATCTTGGCAGGCTCCCCGCACTCGGGGCACTCCTGTGGGGTGTTGCGGTTCGCGATGGCCAGGGTCGTGAAGAACCCCGTCCCACATTCCTCGTCACTGCATTTGAAACTGTACTCAGGCATCACTGCACCTCCAATGATGCAAGATACCGAGCTGCCAACTTTCGGCGATGCAATTCAAACTCAGGGAAATCTGCAACCATCTTACCAACACGCACGCTATCGGCTAGATAGCGTGCCTGACGTTGCTGAGCCTTGGGCACGGACCAACGATTGCTCGTGACATGATCCAGAACGGCAAGGACGTGTTTGCACGCCCGATGCTGACCATTGGGGTCCTTGATGTTGGGACGGGTGGCAGAACCTTGTGGGGACCCATACAGGTAGCCACCCGCCTTGGCCCAGTGCTCCGGCCCCTGCCACTGCCAGAAAGGACAAGAACAGCTCACTTTGACGTGAGCCTTGCGGATGTCAGTGACGTTGCCTTTGCGTTGGGCCTTGAAACGTACACGGTAGGGATCCTTGGACCCCTGCACGTCGAACAACCAGACTCCGTTCTTCTCGCTCACCCGAGCGACCCGGAAGTCCAGCCCCTGTGCCCGAGACACCAAGTCACTGGCGCAACCCTCACGGATGTCCCGGATCAGAGCTGCCGTCCGGTAGGCCCTGCGAGCCACCTTCATATGGACGATCTGATCGAACATCTTGTGGAGGCCATCCTGGGTGAGGGTGTTCCACCCATTGGCCTGAAGAAACTGGAGCACCTCACGATCCACAGCCCGGCCATTACGGTACTGCCTCCACAGGGGAGTCTTGATGAGCTGTGTGAGCGCCTCACGACACTGTCGAGGAAGTGCTCGGTAGTTGAACTTGGCGGACTTCTCGACGTGGTCCTTGCCCGAAGGGTACACCCGACTCCCTGGATTGGAGTCGTGGACCTCGTCCTCGTAGGGGCCGTTCATGCCTGGTGTACCAGGCTTACGGTCACGACGTGACCGCTCATCGTGATCATTGGCTCGGTCGTAGACCTGATCGGGGTCCATATCCGGCGGACGCTGCTCCCGAAGGAAGTCGGCAATCACCTCAGAAGCCAGCCTGTGAGCAGCATCCTGATTGAACCAGGCATCGAACAAAGGGTCCTCCTCGTCATCCTCGTCCTCGTCGGAATCATCCTCGTCATCCGTGAGCAGATCATCGAGGTACAGGAACAACTCATCCTGGTACTCTTCCTCGACCACAGCCTCGGCGAAGAACGTCTCGATGTCCGTGGACTCCTGCTCCCCATCCCCCCACTCAATCAGGGCATCCCCCTCGGGAGTCACCTCCAGAAGTGTGCCCCACTCATCGGTAGGGTAGTGGAAGAACGGGATGCCCTCGAAGGATGCCTTCTTGTCTTGCTTCTTCTTGCGGTCCATCTTGCTTCTCTGAGAGATAGTGCTGGGACCACCTCCGGGACGACGCTTGTGACGAGCTGGAAGCTCCTTCGCCTTCTCACGTCGAGACTGGAACCGGTTGTTGTTCTTGAGACGACGCCAGCGCCGAGTCACCTGACGCTTGATGCGTCCCTTGAGTCGCATGTACCGCTTGGCAAAGTACCGCTTCGCCCGGCCCTTCTGGACCTTCTCTCGCATGTTCCCAGGAGGATGGGGAGAGGTGAAACGAGGCTTGTACCCGGCTTCCACACCCCTCCCATCATCCCACTCTGCCCACACGTCAGAGAGGTCCCAATCCTGCTCAGCCGTCATTCCAGGGCGACGGCTCGGGGTGATGCCCGTGTTGTTGTACGGAGTGTCAGGATGCGTCTTGCCCCCGTCGTACTGGCCACCGGGCCGCCCCTTGGTGCGAGCCTTGTCCTTGTGGATGTTGCCATCCGAGCTGGACCCGGACTCACCAGGGACGTTCAGGACAGTGGGACCCTTGGTGGGCTTGCTGCGGCTCCAGGGCGGGGAGGGGAGACCCTGGGTTGGGTACTTGCCGTCCCCCTTCTCCTCATCACCCGTGTCGGATTTCTGCGGGGCAGGGTCCTTGACGAACGTGCGGTAACCACTCTGGTCCTGCGTCGTGATGGCGGCGTGGCGTGGATGCGTTCCGCACGTCTCTGGACGAGGATCCTTGAGTCCCACCCAGAACGTCGAGATGATCACCGCTGTGCCACGCTCGTTGCGGAAAACCACCCGCAGATCACCGAGCTTCTTGTCGTTCCACTCGATGGGCTCACCACGCATGGTGTTGCGCTCGAACTCTTCCCACTGCCACGACTTCTGTGACTTCCAGTCGTTGAGCTTCCGGCTGTAGTTCATCAACGCGACTCGAAGGTCACCTACCGTGATAGACCGCTGATCCATCCGGTATTGGGCGTGGGGCGAGATCCGCATCGCCTTGAACAACCCGCCACCCTTGTCAGAGGTCATAGAGTAGACCTTGGCAGCCTCCGGGTTGCTCAGCTTGTCCCCGTGCTCGACCTTCTCGGCCAGGTCATCCCGCAGAACGGGGGACCTCACCTGATGTTCGATACGTTCCACCACCTTGCAAGGACCGCCCTGCCAACCAAGCGGGGGACTGAGATCGGCCTGACGTGCCATGTCAGCCTCCCCGCAACTGAGCCAGCAAGAACCTCACTGCCACACGGTCGATGACCAAAGCCTCCGTGGAAGCGTACCGATGCCCACCCCCACCAAATGCAGGCAGGACGGCTTCATCAACCATCTGCTTGTCGTGCAGTGGGAGCCGTGCTTCAAGGAACTTCTCGCCCATCTTGGATAGGGCCAACGACGTGCGGTCGAGATCCAGTTCTAACCGCTCCAGGCGACGGGGAGCCCCTTGGATGAGGTCCCCGGCAACCTGGTGCAGGTGTTCCTTGTGATCGGACTGCTCCACCAACTTCATCGCCCGATTGATCAGGTGCTTGAGTCGGTGAGCTTCCACCCGAGCCGAGGAGACGCCCTCCGTGACGAGAGCCCATGCTGCCTGGCTGCTTGCGATTCGATTGGGCACGAGGGTCCTCCAGGGTAGGCCTGTCACCAGCACCTACCCTGGAGCCCCCATAGGGGGAGTACCGAAGAACAGCCCTAGCCCTTCTTGGCTGTAGCCTCAATCCGAGCCAGATGGCTACGGATCTGCTCGGCGACCTTCGGGGACTCCTTCGCACAGATCGCATCGAGAGCCTCGGGCCAGTCACCGTAGAAATCCACGGCCTCCTCAACCCGCTTCTGCCAGTTCCGCTTCGTGTTCCACCCCTCGACGATCAGGGCGATCTCCTCGTCCTCTGTCTTCTCCGGGGGCAGGGCTACCTTCTTACGGGTGGCACCAGCCACCGCAGCATCGGGCAGCAGATCGGCCAGGTCGTCCCCGTACATGGCCTCGTCCACATCCCCCGTGGCCCCACTCTCACGAACATCGTCGATGCCGACGTTGCCCTTGCGAGAGATCTGGGTCGTCTGCCGGGCACGGAGCGCTTGGGGCTCGTGCGTGTGGGCGGGGTCCGCGATGACCTGAGCCCCCGTCTCCCGACCAGTGGGAGTTGAGGCCACTGCCCGACCAACCTGCACCGGATGGGAACTCGCCGACTTGAGGACGTTGACTGACTTGACTTCACCGGCCTCAACTACGCCCTCACCGACGGTGGCGCCAGCCGAGAACGCATACTTCCTCCCGACCGGCACACCACCAGCGTCATCCTCGATGACCTGGTACTTGCCCAGCTTGCCAGCCCGCCGGGTGCCCTGATTGGCCTCCGCTTGTCGATTCCCGCCCATCTCCTCACGAGACTTGCGGGGGTCCCGTGCCTCCAACTCCGCGTGACGAGCTGCGATCCGCTGCTGGTTGATGCGCTCAGCCCGTGCGACATCCGCACGATCCGAAGGGGAGATCTTGTCGTGACCACCACCCGAGGAGTGCACCGGGCGGGCCTGCATGTAGGTCCGCTGGGTGTGCTCCATCAGAGCAGCCTCGATGTCCGGGTCCACGTCAGCCGCGTTCTGCGGCGGTGGGGCATCCGGATTCGAGTCCACATCGAAAGCACTGATACCGATGTCCTGCTTGCGCTGCTGACGGGTCGAGCGCAACTGGGCCAGTCGGTCCGTGTTCCCGTTCTGGGCAGCCTGTCGGATCTGCTTCTGCTCATCCAGCGTGCTCACCAGGGCCTCATCCTCGGAAGCCTCACCCATCGAGAACTCGTCCCCTCGGTCACGGGCCTCTGGTGTGGCGTGACTGACCTTCACACCCGCCGCCTTGGACTTGTAGGTGGTGTGCTGATCGGACTCTGGCACGAACCAGTCACCTTCCAGGGCACGAAGTTGGGGCACCGAATACTCTGTACCGCCGTACCGAATGGTGTGCCCATCGTACTGGAAGATGTCATCCATCAGGATGTCCATCTCGTACTTGCCAACGTGGATCTTGTTCGTGGCCCGGAAGGACCGGAACTCGCCTCGTGCGAACGTACTCATCTATGTCCTCCATCAGGAGTGGGGTTCCCCTCACGGGGCATCAGGGCACCTTACCCGGCCAACTTGCGCGCCTGATCAGGCCGCAGGTAGATCTGTACCCGCCCCAAGTGCTAAACCATCCAGGCAGGCATCAAGACTGTCTCGAATCACAGGCAGAAACGAGTTGCGAACAGAGACCTTCAACGCCACCTGAGCCCGATTCTCATTCTCTGAGTATACCAGGAACTCCAACAGGCACCGCCCAGGGCCACCCTCGCACAGCCGAAAGGCGTTGCTGTAGACTCCCAGTGCTTTCCGTGGGTCCACATGGACCTCACACTCCACCCGGGCTTGTCTCGGCATCGTGGTCACCTTTTCGAGCAGGTAGACCTCTATACCCGTGAAACCAATCTGAGGGAGCGAGGTCCTGTGAACCCGCCCACCGGGTAGAGTAGCCATCAAAGGAGACTCCCCATGAAACCACTCTACGTCGTTGGCTTCCTGTTCACCCAAGACGGCTCCCAGGTCGTCCTCATCCAGAAGAACCGTCCCGTGTGGCAAGCAGGGAAATTCAATGGCCTCGGGGGCAAGCTCGCTCCCTCCGAGAGCTGGGAGGACGCCATGAGCCGGGAGTTCAAGGAAGAGGCCGGGGTGCTGATCCCACCCGGGGACTGGCAACACATGGCCACGCTGTTCAACGATCACTTCGAGTGCAGGTTCTTCCGGGCCTTCTCGGATCTCGCGCTGAACGCCCAGACGATGGAGACCGAGAACGTGTCCATCGTCCCTGTGAAGAACGTCATCAACCTGCCGATCGTCACCAACCTGCACTGGCTGATCCCGATGGCCCTGGATGAAGGACTACACTTCCCCGTCGCGCCCATCAAGGATGGCCCCTGAACGCAAAAAGGGCCGGTTCCCCGTGAGGAACCGGCCCTGAGTGTTGACGGCCAGTGGGGGCGGGCCAACACCCTGAAACGACGAAACCCACCGTTTTCCGAGGAAAAGACGGTGGGTTCGTGTTCTGGCTTGGGCGACTTTGGTGTTTGAAGACCACTCTCGCCGGTTGCCCCCATCCTCCCGAAGGAGGTCACCGTTGCCGTGTAGCTCTCGCTAGGTTGGCTTTGGTGAGATGGGTCGTGATGAAGGTGATGGACCCTTCGTCCCCATCGCGGGTTTGGGCAGTATATTTCAACTGTCCTGGGATTGGGTAGTAGGCCCCTCTCCCATGACGCTTACCGCTAAGCGTCCCATCGTTGAGGCTGATTGCGAGTCAACCCCTACTGCCGTTTCCCAGTGACCAAGAGCTACTTGATATGGTTGAAACGGAGGCTCCGCCAGGTTTCCCCTTTGGAACGAGTTCAGGTGGCTGCCTGAACCTTCCGAGCGAGACAGTGTATAGGGGCCTCCCCTGTACCTGGTTCCCTTCGGGCCGAAGGCGTCTCCGCCAGCGACGAAAAGGGTTCTAACCGAGGTGCCCCCGAGCGTCAACACCTTTTTTCGTGAGGTGCGATCTTTTCTAAGGAGCCTGCACGGGGACGGTGTAACTCGGTGTAATCAAGGTCCTACCGTCGTCACCGACGATTGGAACAACAAACTGTTCCAGTAGGTCCGGGTCCCAGGGGGACGGGATGTCCCACGCAGTGGACACGGTAGCCACGTACACCATGTCCCCGGGCGAGAACACGTCATAGTCGGCAGCAGTTAACCCATCAGGGAGTCCAACAGTTGTATCGACGATGACCGACGGGGAGTAGAAAAACGTCTTCATCCATGCTCCAATCGACGGTGCGCTGTCATGGGGCGCATAGTAGAAAGCGATCATGTATCCCACCGGAGAGACGGCATCGCAGTTCGACTCATACCAGGAACCCGTGCATGGCGAGTATTTCTTCGGATCCTTATAGTAGTAGGGGGCTCCTCCGACCTCAAGATGGCCAAAGCTCCCGGTGCACCCAGCAGAAGGTTTCATCTCCCCAGGGAATTCCTCAAGATAGCAGTCCGCATCGGTGAACAGCCAATCCTTTGGATCCTCACCATCGGGGACCAGACCAAGGTCCACTACGTGCATCTTGATCGCCCGCTTGGTCTCGGTGGTCACGGTCACGCCGGGAGCCACAAGGTGAATCTCAACGGAGAAGCCGTGAAGGGGGAGCGGGGTGGCCGTGTCCTCGGGCTCGGTGTCGGCAACCACTGTATCCGTCACCGTGTCCGCGACCACTGTATCCGTCACCGTGTCCGCGACCACTGTATCGCTACTGGTGTCGGTCAGCCCTGCCGTGTCGGTATCCGCAGTGTCCTCAGCAGTGTCGGCAGCGACCTGGGTGTCGGTATCCTCCGTGTCCTCGGCAATGATGTCGTTTCCGGCGTCATCCGTGTCCTCGGCAACCAGGGTGTCCGAATCGACCGTGTCATCACCGGCCAGGGTGTCATCAGTGAGGAGGGTGTCATCAGTGAGGAAGGTGTCATCAGCGAGGAAGGTGTCCGTCTCCGTGTCCCCACCGTAGGCATCACCACCGAGCACGTCAGGCTGATCGGTGTTAGTATCGTAGGGGCTCCACGCGCGATCCGCCTGGATGCACCCCATCATCAGGGGGGCCATCAACAGAGCTGTTAGGGTCGAGCGGAACATGGGGTCCTCCTAGTTACAACCCTACTACGGACCACGTCCGCATCTTGAGCCCCAAAAATGAAAGATCTTTTTGGGGCTCAAGTCAAACCACAGGTCCGTAGTAGGGGTGTCGATGGAAACACCCCCACACAGGAGACCCTATGATGCGCTAACCCAATCCCCCATTATGAAACTTGTAGAGAAAGCCGTCGGGTTGCGCCCCGGCGGCTTTTCCCGTTTCGGGGGCTCAACTCTTTCCCCCCTCCCGTAGTAGTCGCAGTCGCGCACAACCCGACAGGAGAACACTGATCCCATGAACGTTTCCGCACTTCTCAACGCCATCATCGCCCGTGCCAATGCCCTGGAGCATCTGGCCACGGAACAGCGCAACGAAGCCGAACAGCTCCGCAACCTCATCTTCGGTGCCCCCGAAGTCGAGGCGGAGCCCGACGCCGAACCGGAGCCCGCACCGGTTCCTGCCGAGGCCCCGAAGCCGAGGCCCCAGCCGGCCGCCGTCCTCCCGAAGGCCCCGTTCATCCCCAAGCAGCCCCCGCTCCAGGAGATCAAGGACCTGGCCGCTGAGGTCGGCGTGGACGTGAGTGACCTGTTCCCGGCCGGCGGAACGAAGCCCACCAAGGCGACCAAGTCGGCCGCCATGGCCCGCATCTTCAAGGCGAAGAAGGACGCGGCCGAGATGGCGAGGCTGGTCGAGCAGGATGAGGCGGACAAGGCTGCCCTCCTCAACTCGGACATCGGCACGGACGAGGAAGAGGACATCGACCTGGGCGACCTGGGCGACTGACCCAAGCACGGGTCACCAGGGCTCAAAGCTCCTGGTGACCCGTAGGGCTAGGGCTTCACGAACAGATCGAACAACCCCCCATCGGCAGCCTGTGCTGCGATGGCGGCACGGACCTGTAGGTCCGGTCCATAGGCTCGGGTGTAGTTCAGGGCACGACCGCGCCCTGGATGCAACTGATCCCAGTTGGCGGCCTTGTTCCCGATCCGAGGACTCCCATCACGTATTTCATCTCAGGGCCATCCAGTCCAGAGTTAAGAGGTATACCCCGTTTCCTCGGATGAGGAACCCCTGCTTCAATCAACAAGCCCCATACCGCAGTTGCGAAACACCCACCCACCACCGAGGTATCTAGTCTAGGGCCAAAGCCCAACTAACTGCCTGAAATGATTGAATCCAACTAATTTCTCGCAACTGCGTTAAACTACCGCCGTTGCCACACCAAGATCGGTTCACCCCCTGACCTCCGGTTCAGGTTCGACAGAGGCATCATCAATGTCTCAACCTCGACCAACCCAGCCAACCGAAACTCCTCGCGTGCCGTCTCCACCAGAGGATGAACAACATCCTTGTCCTTCACATCTGCGATGTTCATCACCCAGTGGCCACCCGACACCAAGGCTTCTGCCCCACGATGAATCATCGGCTTCAAGAATCCATCCCGCCAACTCTCAAACGTCCCGTACTCCGACCATGACTGGTCACCACCCACGTATTGCTCTTGCTGGAAGTACGGCGGTGACGTGAACACCATCTGCACAGGTGGGGGGCTGAACTCCTCCGCAGGACACAGATGGATCTCTGTCTCATCAGAGGCCCCTAACCATTCTGCAAGCCTCAGGTTGCCATCTACTGTGGCCTCCGCCACGTCCGTCGCGACGTAACGGACACCTGCGGCTACCGCACCAACCAGTCGGCCACCGAAGCCTGCACAGGGGTCCCAGACGCTATCTCCCGGCTTGCAGTAGCGCTTGTACAAGGCAGCGGCCACCGCGGGACGGAAGATGGTAGGGGTGCGGGCGTTAGCGCACACAGCCTTGAGAACCCGTGGCGGGGTCACCGGGTCACCAACCTTGAACTGCCACTTGATGGCACGCTTCATAGCCTTGGGGTCGTGCCACGCCTGTAACGCCGATGCATTCCCCTTATACTTGGCCTGGTAACGATTCGGGAAGAACGAGTAGCACAGGGACAGTCCCAAGGGGCTGTGATCCAGGACCGCCTCTTTCGCTCGAAGGCTCCGCATCTTCTTGTCACGGACAAGACTGGACACCTGCTCAGGGTAGGGGAATTTCACCTTCCCCAGGATGGCCTGAACATCCAGAATCCATGCTTCCTGTGTGGGGGAGTCTTGGGCCCTCCACAAGGAAGTGTCCGGGTATTTCACTTCCAACTGCACACCACCATCCGGGAGGAAATCCTTCGACTTGGGACCCGTCTTGAGGGGTGGGTGACCCGCTTCTCGGATTCTTCGGTAAATGGTTGCCTTGTGCACCCCGTAGACCTCTGCAACCTCTTGACCAGTGAGGCCACTCTTGATCAGAGTGTGCATCTTGTCCCCCTCATGCCCAAGCAACAAAGGGCGTGCTGTCACCAAGGGCTGGGGGCCCGTCAACCAAGGGGCAGATGTCTGGGGCCTACCTTTGGGGGGGTTGTAAGCAATCCCCATCTTTTGAAGTTTGCGACGCAGCGTGGAGCTACCTACGCCTAACTCACGAGCCATCCGGTCTATCGGGACACCCTTGGCAACACCATCCAGAAGGTCTACCTCTGTCAGCCTCTTCCGAACCTGATAGTGGGGCCCCTGGAAACCAAACGTGAGTTTGTAAGCCATGCAGGCAGGGATATGGGGGGTGACAATCTCCAAGAACCGTTCTGCGGTGTCCTCTCGTTCCATGTGGAACGTCCCCGTCTTCCCCTGCCGTGTCTGCCAACGCGGCTTCAGCCCAAACTTCTCGAAGATGGCCTGAGCCACCTGATGGCTGGCCTTGTCCGCCCCAAAAATGATTCCAGGCCACCAACCAGCGGTCCCGTCATCCAGATACCAGATGGCCAGAGCAAAATCATCCACGAGGTCCACAACCTCAGGTAACAGTCGTTTCCATCCCTTGTGGTGATCCGCGTAGAACAACTCCTGCCAAGAGTTCAAAGAACCATGGGCACAAGTGCGCATACAGAACTGAGGATAGCCCTCCTTACTGGGGACTGCATACACCGGGGGGTCAAACTTGACCCAGTCACCCCACTGCTCAGTCTTCCACTGTAGGTAAGGCACCTGCTCCTCACAATGCCCCTCAGTGTAGTAGGTGGCATTGACCTGACGAACAAGGCGACCGTCACCCAGCATAGAGCCCACCAACAGAGATTGGAGCCTCCCCTCAATGGGGAGGACCTGATTCCGCTCCCATTTCGGGATGGCTGTGATCTCGAAACGGTTCCTCCAGTTCTGCACACGTTTCTTGGTAGTGCCCAGATGCTCTGCGATCTGGAGGTCCGTGAGTTGTTCATCCTCGACCATGGCTCGAAGGGCTTCGGGAGACACGGGGCATGGGATTGCTTTCATGCAAAGGATTATACACAGGTAATCCTCCAAGGTGCAGCTGAAATGAGGATGAGAAGTTCGGAAGAATGCGTCCATTCTTAGTGTGTCGGTCAACCAATGCACGCAACATAACCTACAGCCCAAGCCCTGTTTGAATGGGTGTGGTGCTTTTAACTCCAAAAGCAAAACGCCCCCTCAACCGGAGTTGAGGGGGCGTTTTGGAAAGCGCGCTGGGGAAACCCGTTTAGTTCAACGGGTTTTCAGGTCAGCGGGTGACCGTCAGACGAGCCAACCCACGGGGGTTGTAGGCTCCGAGGCCCAAATTTTCAAAAATCGAGAAACCAATCATCCGGCGCTTCGGGTCGTCGGCCGAGAGGACGGTCAGCTCGGTACGGACGGGGATCCGACCGAACATCTCGGGCTCACAGCAGAGGTAGACCGTACCGTTGGGGACGAGACGGCTGGTGACGACGTTGGCACCGTAGATCACACCCTGGAGACCGGTCTTGAGCAGGGTTGCCTGGGACTCGATGTCGAGGATGTCGCGGCCGAACTTGCGGATGTCCGCGTAGTCCCTGGCGTTCATGTAGATGCGGGCGACCCGGAGGTCATGCCGCTCGATGAGCGCGAAGGCATCCGCGAGGACCGCACCCGAGATGGGGGCGATGACCGGGATGTCGGCGTTGAGCTGACCGGGGAGGCTGTCGAAACCGGCAGTGGCCACGGAGTCGAGAACGGCGAACACTCGCTCGTCCTCAGCGGCCTGGATCTGCGCACGCCCGAGGTCCTGGGACCGCTCGATGAGATCGAAACGGCGCTCCTTGATCTGGGTGAGCGGGATCTCCGGGTTCGAGGCGATCTCGAACAGCGGGAAGATGACACGACGGGGCTTCGTGACGGCGAGGATATTCTGACCCTCTTCGCCGACCACGTATGCCGTGACGTCGGGGTCCTTGTCGTAGATCGGCAGCGCGCCGTCGGGGAGCTGCTCGACCAGGAAGGTCTTGCGGCCCACGGCGGCGTAGTCGCGACGAGTACGCAGGGGCTGTGTCATCGAGGCAGCGAGCTTCGCACGACCCTGGGGGGTCTTGATGTACTCGCCGATGATCTTCTGCTTGACAGCGTTGGTGACACTCATGACGGTGACCTCCTCAGATCCGCTGGTCGTAGACCAGGTCGCCTTGGGTTGCATCGGGGGCCATCTTCACGATGCCGATGACAGTGGGCTGGAGGTTCTGCACCGTGGCAGCGTGGATGTCCCCCTGCTCCCAGAGCTGAGCATTGGAGTTGGCATCGTCGGCCGCGAGGGCGTTGGTGAGGTAGCCGTTCTTCGAGGCGAAGAGCTTCTGGCCGACGTTGTACGCCGTCAGAGCCACACCGTCGGCGAGCGACTTGTCCTCAAACAGCGTGTTGCCGAACGTACCCTGACCCGAGACGTATGGGTTCTTGCCCGAGGCCGTACCCGGCGTGTTCTCGAACGCATTGCCGTTCGCGCTGTTGATGAAGACACCGAGGATGCCGACGTTGCCTGTGCCAACGGCCGGAGGTCCACCGATGAAGTTGCTGCCGCCGCCTGCATCGCCGCGAGCAAAACAGACCGAGCCGCTCAGAACGCCCGAAAGCGTCTGATCGACCTGAGCCGTGATTGCCGTGGCCACCTGGGGTGGGTTCGTCTGAGTGAAGGCATCATCGGTCAGCACGCCTACTGAGTTCGCAATCCCGAGGTTCAGGATCCGCAGCGCGCTGCTCGACTCCGTCCATCCACCGCTTGCCTGTCCGAGCAAAGGCATTTCGCCCTCCTTGCTCCCTGTTTACAGGGTGTGGTTTCTGGTGACCTTGCCCGGCTATGCGGATGGGGTCCGGTTCTGCCTCCCTCTGCGACATGCTGAGTTTGGCCTTTACGTCTATATGTGGAGGGCTATCGGCTAAATAGTGGGGATTCCTCAAAGAAACCCCCCGTTCCACCAACCTGCCTCCGATTATCGGAGGCAGGTTGGGGAGGGGTTCAACACCCGATCAGGAGAACGAGCCGCTCACGTCGGGGTCGGAGGCCCAGAGGTTCGACAACTCGTGGATGTCACCGTTGGCCGAGGCGGCCTTGGAGCGGACAGCACCGACGGTCTTGACGCCCTTGCTGGCCTTCTTGGGCTGGGGCTTGAGGATGCTGGCCAGGCGAGCGCTGGCCTCCTTGTCGGAGTCCCCACCCTCGTCGTCGGCGTCCTCATCGTCCGACCCGAAGACCTCACGGAAGGCGGCCTCATCGGCGGCAGTCAGGTTGGTCCCGTCTGCCAGACCCATCGGGTCGAACCCGGTGGCGAAGAAGTGAGCATCGGCCTCCTTGTCGGAGCCGTCCTCATCATCCTCGTCCTCGTCCTCGTCGTCCGAAGCCTTCTTCTTGCCGGCCTCGACACCCTCATCGTCGTCATCGTCGGCGTCGGGCTCGTCCTCAGCCTTCTTGGCGGCCTTCTTGGCCTGGGCGGCCTTCAGGACCATCAGGGCCTTCTTGGCGGCCTTCTTGGCGGCCTCGACCTCGGCATCCGCGTCGTCCTCGTCCTCATCGTCGTCGGCCTTCTTGGCCTTCTTGCCGGCGACCTCGACGTCATCCTCATCCTCGTCGTCCGAGGCCTGAACACGCATCGCGGCGAGCATCTCCATCTCGTCATCGTCGAACTCGTCGCCCATCAGGTCGTCGCCGCAGGCTTCCTTGTCGGAGCCCTCGTCCTTCTTCTTCTCGCAGTTGTCACGAAGCGCCTCGGGGAGCTTCTCGCAGCCGGCGAGGACCTCGTGGCGAGCGATGATGCCGTCACGGTCGGTGTCCATCGAGGCGAACATGGCACGGGGGCCACCCCAGTCCTCGGCGGTCACGAAGCCGTCGCCATCGCTGTCGAAGGCATCGAACATCGCCATCACGGGGTTGGCGGCCTTGTCGTTGATGTTCGAGATGGCCTTCTCTTCCGCCTTCTCCTGCTCAGCCGTCTCGCCAGAAGCACCGATGGTCTGACCATTCGGGTCGTTCTGGCTGGCTGCGGCACGGAGTGCCTTCAGCTCGCTCTCCATCGCGGAGAGACGGGCCATCAGACCCTCCGTCCCGTCGTCGAGATCCATGTCCATCCCGTCGTCGAGACCCATGTCCATCCCGTCGTCGGGGAACATCCCCATCAGCTCGTCCTCCATCCCCATGAAGTCCCCACCGAGACGCCCGATGCTGGCGTCGAGAGCGGAGTCGTCCATGGACATGAACCCGAAGGCCTGGTCCTCGATGGCATCCCAGGACGCCTTACGACCGTTGGACGTGAGGGTGGCCTTGGCGAGCACGAGGGCCTTCGCCGACTTGCGACGGACCATCTCCATGAGGCTGGCCTGGCGACCGACCTGACCCTGGTGGGCCGGGTGATCCTGGTCCTCGACCCCGTAGCCGGGAATCGCGGGCGGGCCGCTGTCCCCGTAAGGGCCGGGGTGGACGTCCTCGGCGAACTCGGACGGGCCTCCGATCATGTACGGGGCCGAACCCGGGTCATCCTGATCATGAGCCGGGTGATCCTGGTCCTCAACTCCGTAGCCGGGAAGTGCGGGGGGTGCAGCCGCCTTGCGGTCAAGGGCTGCCCACGTCATGCGCTGACGAATGCTCATTGCATGTCTCCTTTGATGTGGCGACTGCCAGGTGAAACTTGAAACCCACTTCGAGCCTGGCCTCGCCGTGAGATGAGCTTGCCGAGCCTGATAAGAACTCTTGCTTCGGCGGTGGTGGGCTTACGGCCGAGAGCCGCCTGACAAGCCCGTGCAAACTGATTCAACGACTCGTAGCCCTGAACGGACCCCAGTCGAAGAGCAGTCCGGTACAGGGGCACGGGGATAGACACCCCGTACTCCTGGTTCAGCAGTGCAACCTTGTCGAGCAGAGCCACATCACTGGATGCGGTCCGGCAGAGGAAACCCAGGGTGGCCCCATACACGAGATTGTGCTCGCTGGGCACCAGGTCATCCATCTCTGCTTGCTTGACCAGATTGTCGTTGGGAGCCGTTGCGGCATCCTCGGGACCAAGGGCCTCATCAAGGTCCTTCTGGTCCATGTCCTTCTTGAGCTTCTTTCGCACCCGGTCTTTCAGGTGTGTCTCAAGCTCTTCCTCAACGTCCTCGAAAGGACCCTTCTTGGGCTCTTCCCTGGCAGGGGCTGCATCATCAGCCGGAGCATCTTCTTCGTCACCCCAACCAGCCATGAAAGAGTCACCATTGCCAAAGGCAATGGCTGCGGCCTTACGGCGCTGTCCCTTGGTCCACTGCTCGGGAGGGGTCTGGAGGATGACCGAAGCTGCTTTGCCCAGATCATCTCCCTTGTGGATGGCAAGAATGTTCCGAAGCACTGCACCAGTGAACGCCGGGGTTCCTACCCACGATGCCTCGATGAACTGATTGCCACCGGTGGGGTCCAGGCTAGGATGCCCGCACAGCTCCGCGACCCGATGCTGCCGACCCTGCTCGTCGAAGAAGGTGTTGCCCTTCTCGTATTTGATGTGGGGACACATCTCGGTCTCGTCCGCTGCCCAGTGCCCGCACTTGGTGCAGATGGTGCCATCGACAGTGCAGCCCATGGACAGGGTGCTCATCTTGCCGGACTCGATGGCCTCTACCAGGTCCTCGTGCTTCCGGTCCGTCGCGATGAGGATGTCCACATAGACCGTGTCACCGAGGTCTCGGGCCACTGCATCAATGATGCGTCCCTTGCTCAGCTCCTCGACCTGGACGTGCTCGACGAAATTGTGCCCACCGATGAAGGTCCGGTAGCTCTTGAGCAGAACATCCCGGTCCCAAGCATCGAGGTTGTTGTTGATGTACTTGTCAGCACCGAGCTTGACCCGGAAATTGCCAAACTTCCGATTGACCCGGAACCCACCCTCCATCACCGACCCGAGCTTCGCATTGGGTGGGGCGTAGGTATCCACCGATGCAACGATGGTCACATGGGTGAGTAGGTAGTCCTTCGGGACGAAAAGCTTTCCAAAAATCTCGGATGCCCGGTCGATGAGGTTCTCACTGACCTCTGCCGATGCCTTGGCTGCTTTGCGGACCTTGGCCCAGCCGGACCCGTTGACGTTGGGCGTTTGGATGGAGCCCCTGGCGAACTTCAAAAAAGCCATCAGCCCACCGCCTTCTTGTTACGGTTGGCCAGGAACTTCTTGCCCTTGGCAGTGAGCTTCATCTCAGCCTTGCCCACCATCTCGGCAATGCCGAACTTGGTGAACTTGGTGAGGTCCCTCTGCTCCATATGAACTGTAGAGACCTTGCCCTTCTCAGCCATCGTCTCCAGAAATCCGATCTGGTGTTTGTCCAGACCAAGGTCCTGGATGCTGGCCTTCTTACCGGCCTCGATCGTCTCGTCCCAGTCATCTGAGAGACCATCCTCGGACCCGTCCGCGAAATCATCGAGGTAGTCGGGGTCACCGATGATGTCCTCACGCTTGATCAGGAACAGGCAGGTCGGGCATCCCAGCAGTCTGTGGCTCTTGCCCTCGGACCGCTTGTAGTTGGCCGGGCGAAGGAAAATGGGATTCCCCTCCTCATCCGCTTTGCACTTGGGGCAAATGTACTTGCCGTCTTCGCACTCGACCTTGCTGCCCCGGTAGTGACGGTCCTTGCCGGCCCAGTAGAGGGCGGACTTCACGTAGGCCTGAGCCACTCGGTCGAGGACTTCAGCAGCCGTCTTGGCAGGCCCACCTGGAACACTCACCGTCCCGGCACCGCCGGGAACGGTTGTGTTCTCCACACTGGGTGGGATAGCGATCACATTGGTGACCCGCTGCAAGTCCTCGACCGAGTAGCGACCTGGTCCCCAGGGGAACTCCAGGTCCACTTGGCCGATGCCGGGCCAAACAGCAACCACACGCCCCGCCTGGGACTCATCCGTCGCGCCGCCGGCAAGCGGAAACGCGAGGTCACCAACAGAGAACTCGCGGGCTCTCTGTTGGTAGTCCAAGTAGGCGGTGGCTTGGTGCTGCTGTCCCATTATTGACCTTCTACCTTGGAGGCCGTTCAGACAGGCTTGGCGAGACCAGCGAGGATCTCAGTCATTCGAGCGAGCTTCCCGGCAGCGGCCGAGGGCACGTCATTCGCCAGGTGCGGCAGGACATGAGCCGCCGCCCGCGTCAGAGCCGCGAGACGATCCTCGTTCTCCGAACCCTCCAACAGGCGGGTCTGGAACTGGAGGACATCGAGACCGGTGGAAGCCAGCTTGGTGCCGAGTGCTTGAACACCCGCATCCTGGCTGGCAGCACAACGGCCTGCGGCCTTGTTGATGTCCAGGTACAGGGCTGCCATCTTGGTGCCCAACTCCAGGGCAGCCTGGATGCCAGGCTTCGCGGTCTGGCGCTCGGAGCCATCAGGCAGCTCGCCCCCTTCCTGCTTCTCCCGCAGCTCGCGGTTCTCCTGCTGGGTGAAGTGCCCGTTCATGTAGGACTCGTCACCCTCTTGCTCCTGGGGACCCGACTTCTCCTCGCCGATCTCATCGGGGTTTTCCCCCTGATGGGCCGCGTTGAGGTCGGGCTCACCCGTGAGCGCGAGCTTCGAGATGTCGATGCCGGCTCGCTTGGCGATGTGGTCGCTGAGCAGGTCGCACTGGTAGGCGAACTTCTTGGCGATCTCAGGCTTGATGCCGTAGATGGCAGCCTGAGCGGTGATGAGGTTTGCAGCCTTGTCCAAGACAACGCCCGCATCCTGTGCAGCCTGCTTGGTGAGCTTCATGGCCATATGGTGATCCTCCGTGTCCGATGCCGAGGTGGACAGCACAGGGCACACAGTGGCCCTTCGCTAATACCTCTGGCGTATAGGGGAACTATGCAAAAAACTCGCAGATCCATTTTCAGGGACCTTCCTCTCCTCCAGACCCCGCAAGAACCGCTTTCTCCATCTCCGAAAACTCTTCCGGGGTCATCTGCTCGATTCTTTTCCGCTCAGCCGGATCCGTGACTCCTTCGAGAAAGTCCCTCTTGCGTTCCGCGAACGGGCGCTCGGGCCGAAGGGTCTTGTCCTCCGCCAGCTTAGGATCCGCTCCGGCTGCAATGGCCGTCATCACTGCAACGGGGACGTCCTGCGGGTTGGGCTTCTCGTCCATCTCGGACAGAGCATCCACGATGCCCTGAGCCTGAGCCTGCTGGATCTTCTGAGAGCCGTCCTTCATGCAAACGGCAGCCTCTTCTCCGCTATCCAGGCACTTCTTCAAGAACTCGTCACAGGCTGCATTCATGTCTTCCCGGCTGGCATCTTCCAGATCCTTGGCCACCTGGTCGTAGACCTCGGAGCTGTTGCTTGGATCCTTCTTCTGACGAGCGATGCTGGCCGCTACCCCCTGCACGGTCGTCATCGAGTTGACACTCATGTCGAGGAGGAGAGACCTCAGGTATTTCTTCACGTCGTCGGACAGTTCACTGTTGCCCAGTGCATCTGCAAGGGACTGCCAGGGGGCATCCTTGGACATCGTGACCAGGTCCTCATCACTGAGCTTCCCCATAGCATCCCGCACAACTTCCCGGCCTTCCGCCTGGTACATCTGCGTGGGATCCTCCAGAAACAGCATCTTGGCACTGTTCTGCTTGACCATTTGCTTGAACAGCACCTTGAGCTTGCTGTTCAGGGGCTCTCTCAGCAACTTCCCATTGGCCCACTTCACGTCGAAAGGCTCATCGTTGAGCACAGACGCAGCGTGCAGACCGTCGATGATGGAGTTCAACTCCTTGGCCTCTGGAGAGTCCGGAGTCATACCCTTGAGCTGCTGTACGGCGTTCTCAGCGATCTTGAGCCGGTGCTCCGGGGTCACCCTCCGGTAGAGCTTCATCGCCTGCTCTGCCCGAGACGCCAGAGCGTCACTGTCCATCGGTTCCGACGACAGAGGCTTCCCGCCCAAGTGACTGGGGTCGAGCAACAGGTGCTCCTGAGCCTTGGCCTGCACAAAGGCCCGTGCCACAGCTTCAGGACTTGATGTGTCCAGGTGCAGGAAAGGGTCCTTTCCCAGCTCCTGCATCATCTGAACCGTGACATTCTCATCCGCAAGCTCCTTGCGCAGGCCACGCATCTCCACCTGGTAGGCCGCATAGAACTCAGGTGACTCCATCATCACCATCACCTGAAGGGCCATGTCCTCTGACAGGATGCCGTCCTTCTCAAGGGACGCTGCCAACGTCTCTGTCTCATTCTTAAACCGAGCCTTGTCCACCTTGGCCTGCTCGGCCTTCTGCTTCTTCTTGGCCTCCTCCGCCGCTGGGTCCGCCTTGCCATCCGCATCGGCAGTTCCCTTGGCGTAAGCTGTGGCCTGCTCCTTGGCCTTGTCATCCTCACCGAAAGTGTGGGTGACACCCTTAGGGTTCATTGCCACCCAGACACCGGACTCTGCCTGCCAGACATCCCCCGCCTTGTGCTTGCCCTCTTCGGCAATCAGCCTACGCACCCATCGGGAACCCACCCGAGCCTCTTGTCCCTTCCACCAAGTCCCACGGGACTTGTCCCAGCCTCCCCGTGCTGTCTCGAAACTGAACTCCCGAATCGGGTACGTCACAGACTGGGCTGCAAAGTCCATGTCCAACGAGACACGAGCGGCATGAGCGTGGGTGGTTGTCACCCCTCCGGCTGATTGGAACCACAAGGTCCCCTTCTTCCCGGTCTGGGGGTCCTTCACCCGCCAACCCAAACCAATGTCGAGAACACGGTACTGGTGGCCCACCAAAGTCACCACAGCGTCAGACTTCTGAGCCCGCTTCTTATAGTTCTGGCTCAGGTCCTTGTCACCGTCCGCTCCGAAGCTCTCGATGTCAGGGTCATCCTCCCGCATCCTGTGTCGGCGGAGGTCATTCCGGGGAGGCTTCTTGCTTGGGTTCTTGTGATGCAGTTCCCGGACGTCCTCATCCTCTTTCTCGGCGTGGGTCTTCGTGCCCTCGACGAACCATCGGGCGGCAAGACGACGAGAAGGCTGAGTCAATCCCTTGCAGTCCGGGCAGAGATTAGTCGTCTCAACCCGTGGACCCAAGCACCGACACTGGCTGACCGCCCCGCACTTGGGACAGATGTTCCGGTAGTGCTGCGGCTGTGACCCCTGCTTGTTGAGCCTCTCCTTGACGGTCCCGTCCCGCAGGAAGTTGTCCTCGATGCCAGGCACGAGATACTGGCTGCGCAGAGTGCTGGCCTCGTGGCCCACCTCAGCGGCGGCCTCGTCCAACGCCTGCTTGAACTCGGCCTTGAGTTTCTTCTGCCGTTCCTTCTTGTCGGTAGGAAGGGTGCCACCCTTGGAGCGGATGGCCTTGAGCTTGGTCTGCATCTCCCGGTTGGCGTGGAGCCCCCGGATGTCCTTGGCCGTGATGTCAAAGGACTTGAGGTACTCGTTGATGCCAGAGGCATCCGTCCCCTCGAACACTGAATCCGACCCCGACTTGCCCTCCAGCGCCTTCTCCAACCCGGCCACGAGTGCAGGGTCACTGGTGCTCTTGGTCTGCTTCACCCCGGACTTGCCCACGTAGGAGATGGTAGCCGTCGAGCCCTTGACGGTGACGTGCTTGGCCTGCCAACCGGTGACGCCGTAGTGACCGTCCTTGGCTGACGCCTCATTGCCAACGCGCTCGAAGGTGTCGTTCATCAAGCCGACGATCAATGCCTTGTGCCGGGTGGCCTCGTCTCCTGACTTGAGGTCCTTCTTGACCTGAGCCTGGAGCTTATGGAGCTTGCCACGGAGCTTCTCGATACGGTCAGCCTTGTCCCGGTGCCGGTTGGCGATCTGCTGATCACTGTACTCGTAGACCGTCGTGGTGCCCTTGCCGTCAGCCTTGGGCACCTCCTTCTTGGACTTGAACTTCCCGGCTGCCAGCCTCCCTGAACCGGAGAGCACGGGGAAAACCCGGTAGATCTCCTTGATGGCCTTCTTCCACTTGCCTGGTGCCTGTTCCCGCCAGACCTTCATTGGGACAAACACGTCCCCGTGAATCACTGAGAGTAGGTAGGCCTTCTGCCTGCTCTCAGCGTCCTCACCCCGAAGATGCTTCTGGGCAGCCTGAATCATGTCCGTCAACTGCGGGTAGAACTCAACGTCATCCAGGAGATAGTTCTCGGCAAAAGTCTTGCTCTCATCGTAGAGCATCCGCTCTTGGCTGTGCCCCGGCGTCTGGATCCGTTGGGGAGGCAACCCACCAGGGCTCCCGAGACTGGCCATGAGAGTCTGAGCAACGTGCTCCATCTCGTGACGGACTGTGTCCTCCAGTGCCTTCAAGGACTGCTTGAACTTGACCTTGATGTTGAGCGTCTTCGTCTTGGGGTCCCAACTGCCCAGGGAAGAGCCCGTTGCCCATCCCAGCACCACACGAAGGATCTTCCACTCCACGGGCAGCTTCTTGGGAAGTGCCGAGGCTGGTGACCAACCACTCAGGTCCATTGGGAACTTACGGACCAGAGGCCGTTTGCCTGCCAAGGGGGGTACACCAGGACGGAGATAAGGCTTCAGCTCAGCCTCATCCCGTTTCGGGTATCCCATCAGGTCGGCGGCGACTGCGGCCTGCACCCATTCCGTGACGTCCGCCACCATGGCCGGGGGTGCCGTCCACAGCCCGGCGGTTTTCTGGGACGCATACCGAAGTGCCCGCACCCCTCCGTCGGAGTTGTGCTGGACTTGAGGCTTGTCCTCCCCGGCCTTCCAAGAGTACCACTGACGTCCCACACGGAACACGTAGCCTAGCACCCCACCACCGTAGTGGTCACCAGGGTCATCCTGAATCCCCTCGAACTCGGTCTGGCCCCAGGCGAACACAGCATAGGCCTCATCAGCCTTGCTGAACCACTTCTTCATCTGAGACGTGAATCGAGCGGTCTTGAGAAGTGAGACTGGGACCACGGTCTCGGTCTCCCCAGAGGCTGCCACGGCATCTGCAAACTGCTGGGTGAACAGCAGAGGCAGGGAGTTGACAGGCACGTTCTTCTCAATGCCATCCCCACCTGTGTCGAGCACGATCTTGTGCGTCACGGCCTGGATGTACCGATGAGCAACTCGGGTTGCCGCCTCCTTGTCCTGCTTGGCCTGAGCCTCATCGTAGCGGACCTTGAACACTTGGACCTCTTTCTTGGCCCCCTGACCGGCATCGCCCTTGGGCTTCTTCCTCACGACGATGGTGGGGTCACCTTTCTCCGTCTCCCCGAAGCCTTCGATGCGACCAGGTGAATTGCGATATTTCCCGAGAAGGACTGGATCCCCAATATTGAGTTCAAACGTCTTTCCCGTCCGGGAAAAGATGCCCGTACTCACGGAGTAGTTCTCTGGCCCAACGGATTTGATCTGAGACCCGTTGTCCACTGGGGTGATTCCGTCGCCAAAGTTCGAGGTTGTCGATCCGGTTGTCGATCTTGTCCCCATTGATATGGTGGACGGTCTCCGTGCGCAGGAGTCTCCTACCGAGGAATTGCTCCATGACATAGCGATGTTCGAGGATTCTCCTGCCCTCGACATTGATGCTGCGGTATCCGTCTCGGTTGAGCCATCCCTCACCCTTGAGGGCTCGCTCTGCGGCCTCCGGGTCACCCTTTCGCTTCCAGAGATAGTAATGGCGCTCGCAGTATCCCTTTGCATAGTGGTATTCGCCACAACCCTCGACGCCACACGTTCGATCGCGTCTGCGAATCCCCTCCAAGGAGCCCGTCCGCCTGAGCATGTTGTAGTGGGTGCGGCAGTAACTCCGAACTGCGGGCTTCTTTCCGCAACCATCAAAGGTGCAAGTGAGAGATGGAGGCAAGTCGCCCACCGGCTCTGGACGTTTCCCTTTTCGGTGTTGTTGGTAGTGCATTGTGCAGAAGCCCCTGGCTTCATGAGCCCGGCAGCATCCTGCCACTGAGCACTGGCGGTCGTGATGTCGTTCTGATCTTGGTCGTCCCATGACACCAATGTATCAGCACCCTGAATCTGCAACCTGTTCTTGTACTTGCCCATCAGGACCGGGTCCCCGACGTTCAACTCGAAAATCTTGGCCGTCCTGCCTCCCTTGAGGTCATCACGGACTCGCTGGGTCAGCCGGCGGCCATCCGAGGCCAGAGCGGGATCATCCAACAGGTGACGCCGTGCATAGTCCTGCACCTGCCGCACCGCTGCACCCTTGAGGTTGAACTCTGCCATCAGGGTCTTGGTGTCGAGCACCTTGCCCGGCTGGTTGAGCACCCGCACATACTGGTCAGAAGCAGCGTGAGACAGCCCTACCGTCACCTCACGCACACGAGCCATCTGATGAGCGTCGAGGAACGTGAGTCGCTTCCCACTCGGGAGACCCAGATCCATCAGGTCGAAAATGAAATCGACCTTCGCCTCACGATCCACCCAGTTCCCCAGGGAGTCACGGAACACCTTGTCCTTCTGAGCGATCTCCTTGATCACGTCGAGGAGCCCGAGCTTCTGCATCTCCAACAGAGCCCTCTTGCCCGTGGGCTCCTTCAAGAACGTGTTGATGAGCATCCCACTCAGATGAGCGGCAGGGATGTTGTGGAGCTTCGCCTTGTTCTTCTCGATGCTCTGCTTGACCTCGGGGGACAGCTTGAATCCGTACTTGATCAGGAACTTGATGGCCCTGATCATCCGGCTCGGGTCGTCTGAGAACGTCTTATCCGGGCTGGACGGGCACCGCATCATCCCTTCTTGGAGGTCCTTCAGACCACACCCAGAAAGGTCAAGAATCTCAGCCTTTTCCGGGCCTTCAGCCAGATCGTGCAGACGCCAGAGAAGGCAGTTGAACGTAAATTCACGACGACACACATCCTGCTCAATGGTCGCGGGTGTGACCTTGTCCGGGGTGTATCCCCCCTGGCCGTAACTCTCCGTCCGAGCATTCGCAATCTCGATGTCTTCACCACGCAGGTTGGCTTCCCCAAGCATCCAGTCACCGACGATGTGCATCAGAGCCACACCGTACTGGTTGGTCGTGATGTTCGTCTTCGCGGGGATCGCTCGGGCCACTTCCTTAGCGAACCACTCGGAGTCCTTGCCAGTAGCCACAGAGTCGATGACGACGTCGATGTCCTTCACAGGATACTTTTGCCCTGTAGGGTCCAGCACAAAGTTCCTTACTGCCCCTCCGACGACATAGACGTGCTTGCTCACACCCAGTCGCTTCGACAGGTCCGAGAGGAACTTCATCAGGGCCAGGCTGGCCTGATCGTCCATTGCAATGCGGGTTTGTTGAGCCACAGGCCACTCCAATGAGGTCCCCTTCTGTTCAAGGGGACCTCATAGGCGAACAACCGCCTAGAACCTGAAAAGCACCCTCATCCTCCGAAACATCTTGCAGGCGGGATTCCGCCACACCCGTCCAGTGAGGATCACGGTCCACACCCCGGAAAGACATCCCCTCAAGAATTGCAGCTTCACCTGTAGTGCCAGACCCACAAAAAGGGTCTACGACCACCCCTCCAGGAGGGCACACCACCCGAACCAGTTGCCGCATCCAACCCACCGTTTTCTCGGCGGGATGGTCGTGCTTGTGTTTTGAGACTGGGAACCCCTCAAACAGGTGAGACAACCGAGGTTCCCCCACCTGCATGTACCCCACCCCCCATTGTTCGTGGTTAGCCTTCGAGGATTGCTGTGTCCCCGGCTTACGAGCCAGCACCCACAGTTCTGTTTCCTGTACAAGCTGGGTAGACAATCCACCATCGACCAAAGGGGATTTGGGCCTACGGCGATGCAGACGACGGATCAGGATGTCAATGGTAGGGAGACCTGCACGTTCCAGGCCCTCCATCAGCCAATGGAGGCTGGACTGGAAACCCCAAAACACCCCATAGCCACCCGGCTTCAACACCCGGCTACATTGTTCAAGTACAGGATAAACCTGTTTCTCAAAACCAGGACGCATCGCCAAATGAGTCCGATGATGGGTTTGAAAATTGGCTCGTGTCCGGTTAGTGGGGGAATCCCAACCGAGGTAACGTGAATCCCCGCCCCCGAAAGGAACCATCATATTCCGACCAGAGGGCGGATCGGTAACAATGGCATCAGCACTGTTGTCTGGCCACGAACCCATCACATCAGCCGCATCCCCCAGACTCACATCATACATCAGAACCGACCCTCGCCCTCAACCTTGGGCTTCGTGTACTTGAGGCCCAGGTACTCAGCAATCTTCGCCGTGAAGTCCGTGTTCTCCGCGAGACCATCACCAACCCTGGTGTAGAGGCCTCGAAGGATCTCGTTGAACGTCGCGTCCTGGAACGTACCGAAGTCTCGTGCCAGCTTCTCGCGAATCGTGATGGGGTCGAGGTTGAGATGTTCGAGGATGGTGTCGATGTCGAGGGACCCCTTCTGGTAGAGGTTCATCAGAGCATCGAAGGTCTCGGTGTTGTCACGGAAGGAGAGCCTGGTGAACGAGAGGTGCGGGACGATGACCTGAAGGACACCATCCTCATCCTCCTCAACGAACCCCATCCGCAGACACATCGGCCGGAAGAACTGGTCCTCGACCAGTTCTTGCAGAGTCTCCCGCATCAGCATAAACCTGGTGTTGATGACCTCCAGGTTGATGCGGTCTCCCGAGTAGCTGGACTCACCCGACAACAGACTCTCGGTCACGCCCAGGCCGGCATACATATGCCGGTCGGTCATGTCGAAGACCCAACTCCAGTCAGGCAGCCGCTGGTCCGCACCCATCTCCTCCCAGGTGACCTGGAAGTTGGTGATGATCGAGAAGTCCGGGTCTTGCAGAGCAAGGTCAACCTGCTCTCGCAAGTCCTCCGTCTGCTCAGCGTTCATGTCCTCGGCGTAGATCAACCGGTAGGGCGTCATGTGCCGGGAAGCGATCGAAGTCAGTGATTGTCGGACCTTGTCGCGGAACACCAGTGTTCGGAGGCACCGTTCGAGGATGCTCTTGCCCCGTGGCTCGTACTGGGACTTCTTCCGGGCCATGTTGTAGTAGAAGGAACCGGCCTCGGGGTCCGTGTTGAGAGGGACGTTCATCCCCTCTGAGATAGCGGCCACCACATCTTGTGGCATCGAGTTCACGATGCGGATGGCGTTGGGGTCACCGGACTGGGCTCGATTGAAGATAGCCTTCGTCTTCGAGTCCGGGATCAGCTCGACCAGCTTCTCCTCGGTGAAGGGGAAGCTCTCGATGTGAATCTGCTCCGGGGGCAGGGTCCGCACCGCAGACCAACCCTTGTAGTTCTTCTTGAGCCAAGCGACGGCCCGCTCCTTGGCGTCCTCCCGAACGACCTTCCTCTCAACGACCTCGCCCTCCTTGGTGATCTCCCGAACGACCTCGTACTCGACCGTGTCGGGCATGTCGTCGGAGGTGTCCTCACAGAAGATATGGGCCTCACCAAGCAGGTTCCACTCGTGACTGATCTCCATCAGCCGGTGAAGGAGACCCACCCGCTTCGCCCAGTTCTCACAGAACCGGAGAGCCGCAGCCGCCAACTTCTCGTTCTTCGCTGCGGGTTTACGAAGCCGTACCTTGGACAAGGGAAGCTCGTCGAGCAGGTCGATGGCCTGCCCCACGAAGGGGTCGTGGTCGTAGAAGAAGCGGAAATAGTTGCGCTTCTCGTCATCGGACTGGGGCAGCTCCAGGAAGTCCGTGGACAGCTCGGGGGAGTAGAAGTTGCCTCCGGCACCCATGGAGGTGTTGCCACCTCCGCCTGCCAGGGAAGCCGCCCGCATCGAAGAAGTGAGGATCTTGGTGGGCTTTCCCACGGTCACACCCGCACGCTCCGCAATCTTGCGGACCACAATGGTGCTGTCAGGGTCATTCGTCCTAGCCATTCACCACCCCACCCACTAGACGCCTGAAGATGGCAAGGACGTAGCCGTCGTTGCCCTCCTCGCCTTGCTGGCGAGCAATCTCCAAGGCTCGTTGCCACAACACGCCCTGAGTCGGCAGAGCTTCAGAATCCAGCTCGGGCTCTTCCTCCACAGATTCTGGCTCTTCCTCGGGGACTACGTCCTTCCCCTCCAAGAATCCAAGCACCCGGCGAAGACGGTCCTGATACTCTTGCCCACGACGAGAGGGCCTGGAAACTCCAGCGGAACGTTCTCTCCCCTCTAGCCAAGAACACAGGGCTCGGGCCTCCTGCTTGATGTCCACCTCCTCCGAGGTGCCTTCCAGGTGCCCTATGGCCCCAATCAGGCGCTCCGCCTTGGCCAGCCGAGCCAACTTATCCCGATAGGGCGCATCCTCAGAAGCCTGGGACCGGGATGCCTGAGCACACACTGCCAACGCTGCACGGACGGCCTGGTGGGCACGAGCCAGGTGCGTGTGCAGCTCACGGTCAGCAGATGACCGGGAAAGTGTGGCGCGAAGACGACCCATCTAGTCCCATTTCTCCTTCTTGGTCAGGTAGCCCTGCTTGAAAGCGACCTTGAGCACGGTCTTGAGCAGGTTGATGTCTTCCGCAGACCCGTCGAAAACCGACTTCCACGAACCACCAGCCTGAGAGAATACCCGTGAAACACGATCGAACTCACTGGGAACCGGTGTGATTTTGCCGTTGAGGACCAGACTGGTCATCTTGAGCAAGAACCGATGGTCCGCACGAAGGGGCCACTGTGGGGTCAAACTTGCCATGAATCATCGGCCTCCCCGACCACGAGACGTATTCCGACTGAGGGCCGAGCGCTGCCGATCTGGGCTAGAACCACCCAGCCGAGTCCGAGCTGATGCCTTGCGCATCATCTTCGCCAGGTCCGTCGGGGTGGGGATGTTCCCACGGTGCCCCGGTCGGGTGTCTGTACCTGCAATATACTTTCGCTTACCGATGTGCTGGGTAGCCTCCCAGACCATTCGGACGAGGGCGTCTGAGTAGTCATCGTACTTGCCAGGTGCATTGGGGGCCTCGACCGTGATGATGTACTTCGAGTGCATCTCCGCCTGAAGTTCCATCATCTCCGCGATGTACTCTGCGTGCCACTCCCCACCCTCGGTCTCGACCTCGGGAGCGTCGAACAACAGCACCTTGCCCTCGTACATGAGGGTTTTGAAGTTGGCGAAGACCTGACTGGTGAGCTGCTTCGTGAAGAACACCGACTCACACTGGATCAAACCCTTGTTGTGCAGAGCCGTCTCGAACGGGATACCGGCCCACTGATCAAACAAGCCCTTCTCGATATAGAACTTCCTCGACAACCCGTGGATCCACGCCGTGATGTCGTCGAACGACAAACGGGTCAGGTTCTTGTAGTTTCCTTCGCCCGCTCGGATGCGCTCAATGTGGTCGAGCACGATGTTGCTCTGGTAGTCGATATGGCCAATGGCAACCGCGCAGTAGTCACCATCCACCAGACCCGCCGAGATGTCGATGCCCATGAAGTGGGGGGCTCGGGCCGGAGCCTTGAGTGCAGGGCTGTGACTGTCATCCACACAACGCAACAGAGCATTTGGCTCCAGCCAGCCCTTGGTACGGTTGGTGAAATCAGCCCCGAACTCGGTGAAGAAGCTGTCCTGGTCCGTCTCATACTCTTCTGCGAGGAACGAAGCCTCCACCGTTGGGTTGACTTCCCAGGTCGGTGCCTGGATACAGAGCATGTTCTGGGAAGCCAGGCCACCCATGAACCCCTGACGGTACTTCCGATAGAAGAACCCTTGCTTGCCCAGGGGGCTGGAGATGGACAGGATGCGGCCTTCGACCTTGCCTACTGCTCGACGACGGTTGTTCGGGTCCTTGGGGGAGAAAGCGGCCAGCGAGGGCTTGACAGCTCGGTAGATCTTGAGGGCGTCCGACTGCCCTGCATCGTTGAAGTGGGCAAGCTCGTCGAGGATGATGACGATGTTACCAGCACCACGGAGACCCTTGGCGACACAGCTCTTGAAACTGACCTTGATGGTGGCCTTGGCCGTGGGGTCGTCGGAGTACCGACCGAATCGCTGAATGTCCTCTGGCGACTGGAACTTCGCGTAGGACATCGTGTTGTTGGCGGTGTAGGGCTTGTAGAAAGCACAGTTACCTGTGACAATGTTCCCCTCCAGGGTGAACGTCCCATGCCCCTCCACCGTGGCACAAAACACCTCCTCCACCCGATCAGTCGCCTCAACCGACCGGACAGTCCAATACTTGTGGCGCTGCGCCTTCCCACCCCCTGCGGAGAGGAAGTTCTCCCGGTGCTGCAGAATCACGAAAAAGGACTCATCCAGATGGCTCCGCTGGAGTGCAAGAGAAAACATCGTATGAGGCTGGCCCGTGAGGTTGGACACCCTATCTTCGCGGCGGATGGTGAACGTCCCAATCCCCAACACGGCGCACACGTCTCGGACAAACAGGAGGTTGGCCTCAACCGCACTGCTAATAATGACCTGACCACCCTTGGAGCAGGACCCGTCTGCGGCGAAGTAGCCCATCAGCCACCCCAACAGGTAGCTGTGGTTCTCCTCGATGGAGGGCAGTTCCCGGAAGAAGTTTGGCAAGGCTCCGAAGCGGGTGGCGTTGATGCCAGGCTGGTCCGTCGAGGGGCAAAGAGCAAAGTACGGCTGAAGGTGGGAGTCCTTCTCCCCCACCAAGTTCACCGACGTGGCGTGACGCTGACCCTTTGAGGTGCTGCCGTCTCCAAAGGTAAACCCATGGGCGACACCGAAGGGTGAACCCGTCACCTTGTTCTTGTAGCTCCGGCCGTACACCTGCTGAAGCCGGTGCTTGCCGGGCCGCAATTCCGTGGTCTTGAACTCCCTGTAGCCCTTGCCTCGGTGTGGCTTCCGCTGGTCCAACGTGAGCCAACGGTGATCCCCCGTGCAGTGAATGACCTTCTCGACTCCTTGCCGGGAAAGCACCAACCTGTAGAGGCGCTGCCTGCCGAAGGACCGCACCGGTGCTGCTACCCAGGCCCCCTTCCCCGTCAGTACCGTGGGGGTCGTACCCGCCAACTCACCAATGGGTTTGATGCCATCAGCGGTAATCACCTCGGTGTCCCGAGCGAAACAGTTCGAGAAGTGACCGCTGGCCTCGTTGTACAACAGCCCGGCCTGATCCTTGTCCGTTGCGACCGAGATGAGCTGGATCACGTTCGTCTTGGGGATGCCGTAATAGAGCTGCGGGTTGTCCTTCAAGATGAGCTTGTAGACCTCGTAGGCCATCACGCAGGCACAGATGAACGTATTGTGGCTAGTCATTCCATTGGCGACGAATGACTCCCCGTCGGGCACGTTCAGGTCAAACACCGGATTGACCCCTTCCTTGATGTCCTTCACGGGATCGAAGAAGTAGTCCAGATCCAACAGGTGCTCAAAGTGAGCGATGACCTCAGGGTCGGCCCCGAGCCCCCGAGCCACTGGCAGCACTTGCTCCAACCGGGGGTAGGTCATCTCGTCCAGGGCTGCCGGCTTGATCGTGTTGCCCAGTACCTCCCGTAGGGCCGACCGACTCCATGCTTTTTTCTGACCCGGACGGGGATGCACAACGGGCACAGACTCTAAGAGACGCCGTGCCCAATCCCTCTGATGGGGGATTGACTCGGCATCCCCCCCTTCCTTCCCAGCGGCCTCCAAGGACTGGAGCAGGGGGTCCATTTTCTTCCTAGAATCAAACCCCACCCGCTCTGCGAAGCCCCTCCTGTGCCGAAGTCCACGGATGGTCAGAATCCAATAGACATTGCCCTTGATGGTTTTGGGCTTGATCCGGCTAACGATGCCCAGATTGAGCAACAGCGTCTGAACTTCCCGAGCAAGACGCCCACTGGCAGTGCTGTAGGATACGATCTTGCCTCCAGACTCGACCCCGCCATCCGTCTCAAACAACCCACGCAAAAATGCCTGTACCACGGGACGAGGCGACTGAAGGATGGACCAGGGCACCATCTTGGCATCCCGGTCCGTTCCCAACCTGAACCCCAAGTCGTGAAGGAACGCCCGCATCCCCACGCTGCCAAACTTGATGGCCCCGGTGTTTTCCGTGCGCTTGTCCATCACCACGGAGTAACCGCCCAACAAGCCGGTGTAGAGGGCTTTCAGGGTGTCCCACGTCTCGTCATGCTCGACGGTGACCTCGACTCGGCCCTTGTAGTTCCACAGACCATCCCCCACAAGGTAGCCCAGAAAGCGTCCCCAGTCCTCCGTCAACTTGTCTGGGAACTTCAACTCCCGGTAGCCCGCGGCATTGTGGAAAGGAGTGCAGTCAACGTACTCCGACGCCCACAGGTCAGTGTTCCGGTGGATGCACACCACGTCCCCGACTGCCAAATCCGCCAGATAACGCCAAGCCACCACACCTTGCTCAGTGAGCACCTTGATCCGGTGGTTGTCCGTCCCCCCTAGATGATAGCCACACCGGGTCGTCAGAGTTCGAGTTGCCTTCACCCCACCGTTGTAGAAATAGGCCGACCGGGACTTTTGAGCCCCCTCCTGAGCCACCCCCACTTCAAGGACTTGAACTTCAGGACCATCTGGGTCGCCCATTTCCTCGATGCGTCGGATGCCCCCATCCGTCAACACGAGACTGTCCCCGAGAATGCACTTGCCTGAACGACGACCGATGGAAAGCACCAGCTCTCGGCGCTCCTCCCCCGCGATGACCTCACTGATGTTGCTGCGACCCTCATTGAACAGGAACCGGAGATACTCAGCCTCCGTCATGTACCGAGGGTTCTCTCGCCGCCAGTCTGTGATCTTGACCCGGAACTTGTAGTACCCGGTCTCATCCTCCATCCCAGCCCCTTCAGCGACCACCTCTGCCTCGGAACCACCTTCATCAGGGAGGAAAGCCTGCTCCTTGTAGGCCGGATGATCTGTGGGGATGGGCTTGTTGAGGTCGAACCCATAGGGGTTGTCGTCGAGAGGGATGCCGTAATGGGCCTTCAAAATCACCCGCTGTACCGGGTACAACGGAATGTTGAGTCCCCAGGTGGACTCGACAAACGTGATGATGTCAACCGCCCGATAACCAGACTGCTGTTGCCTGCCGGCTTCGAGGGCGATGTCCGCCAGGCGACTCATTAGGTGGACCCTCCTAGATCGACTTCTTCATCCGCGTCTTCGCTTCGTCCTTCCAGTCATCATCCACCATGTTGGAGAACCGGCTGAAGACCGTCTCGATCTGCTCGGGTCGGAGGTGGGCGAAGTTCATCGCCTCACGGAAAGTGTCCATGATCTGTCGGAACAGCACCGCAAATGCTGGGGACTCCATGTCGATATTCCGCGTGGTGAGCTGGTCCATACGCTTGAGCCACGTCTCTGCCGTGGCTCGAAGGGCCTGCACACGCTTCGAGGACAATCCTGATGTGTCCTTTCCCTCGCGAGCAGCCTCCAGGCGCTCGAACTTGAGGCTGGCAGCTTCCTCGCCGAGGCCCATGATGATGGCCTGGAGCAAGTCCGCCGATTCAGGATTACGCCGCATCTGCTCAAGGATGTCGTCGGCGTTCATCACCGCATCCTTGCGCTTGAGGACCTCCGCCACAGTGGCGTTGGCAGGACCAACATCCACGACGTTCTTACGGCCTGGCTTCCCCTTCATAACGATGGGGTCGCCGAGCTTGTTCGTCTGAACTACGTCCGTGTCGGCAAGATCCGACACAGCCTTGTACTTCTGCTCACCCTTGGCCGTCAGCACCCGCACACGAGTTGCACTTGGGGGAATCTTGGCCAGGAGGTCAGCTCGGAGCTGCTTATCCTGGGCACTCTTACGGGGCATGAGCGGGCCTCCTATGTGAACTCAGGCGGATAGGGTGACGGGTCGCCCTGGTCCATGAACCCTGGCTTGACCGTCGCCGCCAACACGAAAGCACTCGCGGCACCCCACTCTACCACCTCCATGCGATGCTCATCACCGTGGGCTACAGTCGTAGAGATCGTCACAGTGTCGATGCCATCCGAGACGGCCGTGAACCCAGGCAGAGCCAAGATAGCAGCCGCGAGGTTGGCGGCCAGAGCGATGTCGTTGGCCCCCACAGCGAAATCCACTCCGGGACGAAGCTCGAACGCGCCTACCCGGATGAGATGCTCGCCAGGCACACAGTTGGCCTGCACAACAGCAACATCAGCCGTGGCGGCTACGACCCCTCCTGGAGCCCTCACCCGAGCAATCAGACCGTGACCCAAGCCACGCTTGACCCAGGAGAATGTCTCCGTCTGCCGAATAGGGGCAGGCTGCCCGAGGGCCTTGACCGTCTGGCTCGGATCCGTCCCAAACGGATGCACAGGGACATGAATCGTGAACGCCGGGCCACTGCGGAACTTGTCTGCCATCGGATCCCCCTAGAAGTTCCAGCCATCACCGAACAGTACGTCCCCGATGTTTTCCGTGACCGAGGGGTCATCCAACTCGACGTTCATCGAGTCACCGAGGTTGAACTCTCCGGGGTTGAACAGTGACGCCGTGATCTCGTGATCTGAAGCGTTGGCCACCTGGAGCATCTTCCGCTTGAAATCCGCCGCATCCTTCGGGATCTGGTGGAGAAGCTCCTTGCCGTACTTCGTGCAGACACCATTGGCGTTGGCCAACGTGCACCCAGCACATCGGTCCATCGCCTTGACGAACCGAATCTGGTTTGCCCGGTGCAACGACGCGGACTTCTCGCAACCCGTGGACCCCGTCTTCGACGCATAGGCCTCGGCGTCAACGTAGAGGTGACCCGAAAGCCCCTCGTGCTCGTCACGAAGCATCGCGATGAGACCCTCACCCGCTGCCCGCAGGGGGCTAGCAAACCGGATGGTCATCAGAGCCGTGAGGTCATCCCCCGCCATCCCCTCGGACATCTTCTGGCGGACCCAGCGGGCCATGCTCTGGAACTCGGCGACCCGGATTCCACTGGCAGCCGATGCCTGACGCATCGCCTCCTGATCGGCTGCCAGCTTCTTAGGCCTGGGACCCTGCTGGAGAGCCCGCTTGATGACGGGGCCACCGTACTCCTGAGCTGCCGCCGACCGCTTCATCGCGACCTTGCGAGTGCCCGAGGAGTTGGCGTAGGCCGTGGCCAGCTTGAGCATCTCCTCAGGAGTGCCCTGCTCTAGGGCCAGACGTGCCTCCTTCTCAGAAAGCTGCCCGGCATCTAGCATCGCTACAACGTGGGCACGAGCCTTGTTACCCTGAACCCTGGACAGCTCCGCCTGAGCGAACGCGGTCCACACTTTTCGAACGGCCTGCCGATGAGCGGTGACTCGGGTGCCATCCCCATCGTACTGGGCCACCTTGGGCATCTGGTTCGCCCGAGCCAGAGATTCGGCAGCCTTGCGGATGGCCTCCGGGCTCGCCTTGGAGTGGCTGAGCTTGAGCACGTCAGCCTGGGAGATGAGCCCAGCCGCTCCTGCCTTCTGTACGGTCACCAGGGCCGCCTTACGGGCCCTGGCCTGGTCATCCCTGGCAACGACCTGCCGAACTTGGCGGGGGGCCTCAGCAGCCATCCTCCTGGCCTCTGAGAGGGTCACCCGGTCAGCCGGGCGGACATCCACCGGCTTCACCGAAGCAGTGTGCCCCACCTCACGAGGTCCAGTCAGGAACGCGAGCTGGAGGGTCTTCTTCGGGTCGCCACCGACGCTGGCCACCTTGTAGCCAGCCGCTGTCAAGTTCGCCGTGTAGATCTTGAGGGCCTTCTTCCAGGGCACCTCGGAGACCATCTCCATCCCGAGCTTGGCAGCAACCGCCGGATCCTCGGTGAGTACATAGCGAGCGGTACGAGCGACCTTCCGAAGCTCCTTGGCCCACTTGCCATTCCGCAGACCTGGAAAGGCACTGGCCCGAACAAACACGTTGCCCGCGACTCCGTGATCCGCTGCGATGATGCCTACTGCCTTGGATGCCATCTTCTTGTCGAGGTTGGCGTGCAGGTAGTTGGCGATCTCCCCCATCGTCCGACCATAGTGGGACATCCGCACGGCCTTCTTGAGATGCCAGGAGGCATCCCCAGCATTCTTCCCTACACCAGGCGTCGCGGGACGACCGGACTCGATGGAGTCCTCGTAGTTCGCGATCTCCTTGTCCCGGTTCGGGACGAGAGCGAGACCATCCGTTCTCCGGTTCACACCCCAGGCCTCCTCCAGCTCGATGGAGGAGTTCAACGGGGGCTTGTCCGGGCGCAACTCCTTGGGGAGTCGGGCAGGGTCCTGCTCTTGAGTGGGGTCGAGCCAGCTCAGGTCCGCCAGACTGGCAGCGTGCTGCTCAGCAGCAGTCATGTGCAGGCCACCCTCGTTGGGGGACAGCATATCCCCCAGGTCGAAAACACCCTCGTCCTCGTCTACGAAGGACAGATCCCCAAAGTCATCGGCCTCCTTGGAGTCACCCTCGCCGCTCATGAGCCCATCGGGAAGAGCGGACATCCCCTTGGTCTGAGCAGGGGTGATGGGGCCTGACATACCACCCAGGTCCCCGTGGTTCCGAAGTCCCTCACCCAAGGTCTGGTCGTGATGGAAACCATCAAGGCCATAGTTGGACCCTTCAGTCCAGGTGAAGTCATCCGACGGAAGGTCTGACCCCGCCATGAACGCATCCTCCCAAGACGCCTGCTTCTTCTTGGTGCTCATGAAGGGCCTCCCTCGTCCATTTCAGCTTCTTCACCCTCGGCCCAATCCTCGGGGTCTTCCTTGATCTCATCCACGTCATCCATGATCTGCTGGACCTCTGAACGGGCGCGGGGGTCTCCACCGGAGTCGTTCACGTCGGGATGCCAGTGGATGGCCTTGATCTCATCATCGAGTGTATCTGCAATGGAGGACAGAGCCTCATCACAGTTCGAGAGCTGCTTACGGATGTCCTTCACGGGCATCACATAGCCCTTGCCCCCGAGATTCCCATCAGGAGAGATCCTCTGACTCTTGATCTTCGTGAACGTCGTGCGGGCGGTCTGGATGTGACCAAGCGCCATCAGCACACTGCGGAGGGTCCGAGCAAGGGGCTCAAGATTCTTGCCGTCGAACTTGTAGTCGGGGTCGATGTTCCGCTCGGAAGAACCAGGTGGGTTCCAGCCCCACTCGTGGTGGTCCCCGCCCCGATCCTTAATGAACCGGACCTCGCCAGCCGTCTTCGACCGTGTCGGCCGCAAGGCCGCCCGCACGAAACGTGCAGTGACTCGCTCAACGGCTTGTTTCATCTGGCGGTTATCGGACACGAGGGGTTCTCCTCCGGCTTCTACTGGTTCGCTGGTATAGGCTCACTAGCGCCCAACCATTGAGGGCTCCAGGTTGAAGTCCTTCTTCATCAGGTCCCAGTTAACCGAGAACCAACGTCCGGTCCATTCGATGTACCGATGCTGGAGCAGGTACAACACACGAGCAGCGACCGCGATGGGCAGCAAGGTGAACGTCCCAAATCCGAAGATATTGAGCACCCCACCAAAGGCTGAACCCGGCAGAGAAGCCAGGAAATCAGGGAAAGACATAGCCCCCGTGACGGCATCGGTGAGACCCTTGAAATCCCACTCGAACTCCGTGACGTTCATCCACACCCAGATGTAGATGCCCACCATCAACACCCCCATGATGTGAGGAGCGTGCTGACGTAGCATCTCACCGAAGGAACCCAAGTGGCTGATCCCGGCGTCCAGCACCTTCTTGAGCTTGGGGGACTTGGCCATCAGGCCACTGATCAGGTCATTGAACGACTTGAGTTTGCCCTTCTCCAGCGTGTAAATGCGCAGGGGCCACGAGTCGAACATCTTGTGGATGAGTCCTCGCAGAGCCTTCTTCGCCTTCGCGGCCAGGTCCTTGATCGCCCTCGGAATGTCCAGAAGGCTCTTGATGCCGATCAGGTGCTTGAACTTCTCCCAGAGTTGGGGTGCTTTCTTGAACACCTCTACGAGCTGCTTGAGCTTGCGAATGAGTCCACCGAAAGCCACCCGCCCCTGATACTGAGGCAAGTAGAAGTGCTCTGCAAAGGCAGCCACCACGTCAGGCGTCAATCCCGACGTGGCCAGGCGTGTGCTTGAGCCGGCACACGCGGCGGTGGCTGCCATACGGACCAGGTAGCGGTCCGCCAGCCGGTCAATTGCCTGGCGAGCCTGGCCCATCATCACACCTTTAGAGGATTCCCGTCCTCGGTAAACAGTCGCTCGATGACGAACTCGCCACCCTCCTCACGGAACGCCCACAGATCCTTGGTCGCCTTGTGCACCAGGTCATTCGAGCCAGTCTTGGACTGCTCGAACATCTCTGAGATGCTACTGAACTCGATGAAGCTCCTCCGTACCTGGTGAGCCTTCTTCGAGTTGCCAGCCACCCGGCGAAGGTGCTCAGGACTCACCGGCAAGAACTGCCCATCGTCCCAGGCCACCATCACCATCCCGTTATGCACCGTCACGTCATCACCGTTGGCGTGACGCACGGTGACGACCGTCCCCTTGTCCTCGGGGAGACTGGCGTAGGCCAGTACAGAACCCAAGTTATGGGCGAACGACACACGAGTCCCTGCCGTCACAGGGAGCTGGAGAGCATCCGCTGCCCTGGACCGATCGGTCAATGCCCGGAGAGCACTCGTCGAGGAGCCCTCCAGAGTTCGACCCTGGAGGACGTGGTCGATCATCCCAGTGTCACCCCAGTGGATGTCATCCCCGACCTCGTCACGTCCGGGCAAGAAACTAGCCGTGGCAGCCTGCTTCTGAACCTTGGGAGGTGCCTGCTCTGCGTCACCAATGAAATCAGTCAGGTCCATGGGTCACCTCACGCGATCCGAGTTGCTTGCCACTCAACCGTCATGGTCTGGTTGGTGGCAAAATTGATGGTGAACCCAGTGGCCAACTTGCCCGTGATCCACGGGGTTTCATCATTGGCAGGCTGCGAAGGAACTTCGAGATGCACCTGGTAGACCGCATCCGACATGGGAACATCGAACGACACCGCTACCGTGGTGGCAGCCCCGAAGACCGCAGACCCGGTCTGGGTGGGGAGGTCCAACACGGCACCGGCGGCAGGTGCCGTGATCGCTGCAATGGATGTGTTCCGGGCCGTGCAAGTCACGGTCTCGGTCACGAGCAACTCCGCCATCGAGCAGTTGTGGAACTGGAACGTCTGGTTACCCGACAAGGTCACGGCGGGGAGGACTGTGCCCTCAACGAACAAAGTTCCAGACCCGGCCAGATCCACTGCAAAAGGTGTAGCGAGACCAGTGTTCTCCGCGATCGCCCCGCAGTCGATGATCCGATAGGTGCCCTCCCCTGAAAAAGGAACGTCGTTGGCCGTGTCGAACCGAAGGTCAATGGCCCCCACGCCCTGGACGTAGGACAAACGAAAAGTGCCCACTTCCTGGATGAGCAACAGACCCAGGTCTGCTGCTTCCCCCCACTGGCCCCCGGTGACGATCAGGTTCTCGACCGCCGTCGCCCAGATGTTCCGGGTGCCACCAGCCGAGTCGGCACTCAGGTCACAGTCCTTGATCACGATGCCCGAGGACCCCACCGTCGAGGCTGCAGCACCAATCACTCGGATGCACGCCTTGTTGGTGTGGACGTTCGTGATGGTGAACCCCTGGATGAGGATCGAGAGAGGGATGGTCCCAAACTGAGCCGAGATGATGACCGTGTGGTCAGCACCAGGGGCATCGGGAGTCGCTTCGAGAACGGACTCAATAGTGGGGTGGCCCAAGCCAACCAGGCGAACGCCATCACGGACGATGTTGACCGTCTCGGTATAGACCCCTGGCAGCACCAGGATGAGGTAGGGATTCGCCGAGGAGGCCGATGTAGGCACCACGTCAAGGGCTGACTGGATGGTGGTGTACGCCGCCCCGGCTCCACTCTTGCCGACCACCAACACGTTGGTGATGGCGTTCAACCCAGCAAGCTGGGACAGAGTGAGGGGGCTTGTGATGATCGTGTCTTGGAACGCGAGCCCACCCGTGCCAGCGTCACGGCTGATACGTCGAGTCCCGGCGGAGCCGGGCTCAATGTCAATCTGGTCGATGAGGAATGGAGCTTGCGCCATCGGTTACCTCACCTGACCTTGATACTTGTGGAGCGTGGTCCGCACGTACTGCCGGATGTCCTTGGCCATCTGGGCGTAAGGGCCATTTCCCCCGCCATCAAACTCTGTCTCTTCCACCAGGTCGTCCAGGATCTGGGCGGCCTCCAACCCCTTGGAAGCATAACTCTCCAGAGCCTGCTTGAGCTTGGCCCTGTACTGTCCTGCCCCGGCGAGCCGAGTAGTGGCATACCTTCCCTTGCGAAGGACACCCTTGGCGGCAAGTTGACAGAACAGGCCAACCCGCATCCGGCGATTCATCAAAATCGGGCTCCCTGACCGACTCATCTTCAGGTAGGCATCCAACCCCTTCTCATCCGCTGTCACACCGCGAAGACGACTGGCTTCCTCTCCGAGAAGGGCTGACATCGTATCACGGTCGTAGCCCATCTTGCGTGCTTCCTCACGGAAGACGTTGATGCCCCAGTCGGAGAGTTCCCCCTGGTTATACCGATCGGGATCACGACCGAAATCCGCCAACATCATCTTGGCGGTCCCAATCAACCCCAGGGGGGATGCGAGCACTCGAAGGGCTAGTTTGTCTATCCGTGCTTCGTTCATCTTGTTCCTCACACGAACACATCGTAGCCAACCAGCACAGGTGAGCCAGCCGCTGGAACGTGCCCCAACGTGATGGTGAACCCCGTCTTGAGCTTGGTCACGGTCGGGACATAGGCGTCGAAGAACCCCTGAGGTGCCAACAGCACTCGGTAGTTCGTCGTGGACAGCGGAGTGGTGAACACCACTGCCTTGGACCCAGCATCGGTGTCTGCGATGGACACCGTACCTGACAGGTCACTGGTGCCCGACGTCTTGACGAGCACCGAGTAGCCCACCGTCTTGGGAGCCGCCAGGGTGCCGTAGACCGTTGCAGCCTCAACCGTGAACCCAGTTGTGGTCCAGCCCGAAGTGATGAGCAACGTCGAGTCAGGGATGGTGAGCACCACCCGATAGTTCGTGTTGTTCAGCACCCCCGGCGGGATGACTACAGCCTGACTTGTCTGCCCCGTGAACACCACGTTACCCGACTCGACCTCTGTCTCCAGTTGAAGCAAGGTGACGAGTTCGGTGGCCGCCTTGATGTCGGCCATCACGGTCGCGGACATCGCGGTGTACGGGTCACAGATCCCGCCGGTCGGTGTGCGGATGTTCCGCACCGACACCACACCCTGTGCATCCACCACGACGTCGAAGTAGTAGGACTGCGACCCCGAGGTGGACTTGTAGGTGTGAACCGACTGTTGGCGGGTGAGGGCCATCGACTACAGCCCCAGGGCTGTGTTAATCGCCCTACGATCAAAAGAAGTCACCCCGGACTCGAACTGCATTACCCGGCCATCATAGTAACCAAAGAGGATCTCCTTGCCTCGACTCTTCTTGGTCACATAGAGACGCCTGCCCTTCCATACCGAGGATGCCGTGAATCCAGCATCCTGAACAGCCTCCAGACCCTCCTGGAGAGAAAGAGAAGCAGCCGTCCGCTGAGCACGCAGCTCGGCGAGACGAGACGAAGTTGAAGCAATCCTCAGCTTCAGCACTGCCACGCCCATGCTGCCGTGAGCCAGTGAGACACCATAATCCCTCTTGAACAGGATCCACTTCGCCTGTCCCTGAAGGACCGGAGCACCATCCACGATGGGGAAGAGCTGCTTGCTGTACACGTTATACTTCTCGGAGTACGTCGTGCGTCCCACCATGAACTCTTGCTCACCTGCCTCATAGGTAGACTTGTAGGTGATGAACAGACGCTTGCCCTTGGTCAGGCCGTCGTACTGACTGTCCGACATGAGTGTGGCCAGATGAGCATTGTTCTCCTCAGGAGAAGCGAACAGCCTCATCTTCGGGACCTCAGAGCCCTGATAGGCCATGACGAAGTAGGCATTGTACTTGTAGGCGGACCACTTGCCCGTGTCAGAAGTGAGCTTGGCTACCACCCCATGGTAGTTGAACTTGGCAAGGGCCTGGATGAGCACCTTGCGAGTCTTCGCGGCCACTTCCTTGGCTTGATCGTTGGTGGCACCCGGAGACAGAAGACCTTCGATGACGAAACCTTCTGCACGGTAAGGGACACCATCAGGTGTGATGGTGTTTTCCCTTTCATGTCCCCAGGCCTCAATCGGACCGGCACCAAGTCCTGACCTCTTCAGGGTGGCTGCCATCAACTTGTAGATGGCAGCCGCTGCCCCCGCAAAGTCCTTGTTTGCCGACCGACGCTTGGCCTCCCGGTCCATGATTGGGGCCAAGATCCTATGAGCTGCCTGTGCTTGTGCCTGTGCTGCTCGAATCACTTCCTGAGTCGTCCCCTCAGTTTCAACTGAGAGCCACTTGGACCCAGTGGTTGCCTTCAGGAACTCCTCACTCCACTTGGGCTGGAGATAGTAGCTGTAGCTGGCCTTGAGCGAATCCTGGGAGGGACCCCACTGATGGATCTCAATCTGGATCTCGGTTGGCCCACCGCCGATGCTGGGGAGCGTTGGGACCTCAATCTCGGCCTTGCCTGAAAGCCCACCCGTATGATTGGGAGTCACCTTGAACTTGCTCACCCGACCACCGAGAGCTTTTGCAGCGGCGTCCGACCAGGCACGCAGTGCCGGAGTGACCTGGCTATCATCACCGGCGGTCTTGCCCTTGAACTGATCCATCTCGGCCTGGACCTTGGCCATCCTGGCCAACAATGCTGTTCGGTTCACGGTTGCTTCCTTGTTCTTGTACTTCGAGCGGTCCACCCCTCCGGGCCAACGCTGCTGAACATACTTCTTGTTGTACTCGCTCTTCTCATCCAGCTCACCAGCGAGCCTCTCATCACCACAGGCGCAGGTGGCGTGGCGCTGAAGGAGCGGGATGATGAACTGGCGGGACTCGGGAACCTCCGAGGCGACCCGTAGAAGGGCTTGCTTGATCGTGCCCGCTTGCTTGTGCTGTGCCCAAAACAAGTCGGACTCTTCTTTTGCCTTCGCTATGACCGCTTGGGCCTTTTGAGCACCAAGCGGCGTGAGCTGCATGTTGAGGGGGTAGTCCATGTCGATGACCACCCCGCCCCTACCTGCATTGATATAGCCCTTCTTCAAGAGGGCTATTGCTAGACGCGGTGGGATCCCCGAATCCCGGATGGTCCATTCATTGTGGTCTCTCGGCGGGTCCACTTTGAACTTCTTGACGTCAGCCTTGTACAACCGAACAAGGGCTTCATCGATCGTTCGTACAGGACTGGCCGCTTGCTTGATCGTGCTCATTGGATCTCACCAGATTCCGGTCGTTTCGAAGCCACGCTTCTCAAACCACTGACCAAGGGCCATCAAGCCGTCGTGATCCTTGGACCACAGCTCCAGGCCATCAAAACTGGAAGCGACACCGAGGTCCGCAACACGCGGAACACCCTTCATCGCGACCTTGCCGTCACGGAACGAGTAGAGCAGACTCGCCAAGTTACGGATTTCCTGTGCACCGTACAGCACACGAATCCGATACTCCGGGAACGAGACCTCACGGAGCCACCTTTCGGCGACCCGTTTCGTCATCAGCACCTGGTTTTTGGACTCATTCTTCATGGGCGAAGCACCCCTATGCTCTACCTGGTCGGCGGCATAGGCGAACTAACGCCTAGTCGATGACGTGAGTCCAACGGCCATCCCATGCCGGACGCTGAACCTCACGGAGGATGTTCAGGTTCTCGGCAATGGTATCGAACATCGCCGCCAGATCCGTCAGACCATTGTGGTCGCGCATCCTCTTAACCGCTCGAATGAACCGATGCCGCACTAGCCCCTGGGTGACACCAAGCCTCTTGGCGACCTCACTCTGACAGGTCGTCTCCCACATCAACACCATGATCTGGGCGTCGAGGGGGTCCGGCAAGAAACCGGTCATGGCTTCTTCAAGTTCGGGGCGGGTGATGCTGGGGAGCTGGAGGAGGAACTGGATGCGGGAGGTAGCACGTTTGAGACGGTAGCAGACCGTGGGTTGACTAACCCCGAAGATGATCGCGATGTCCGTCTGATTGATGTGCCGGAAGAAGTACAGGTCTACGAAGTCAGCTTCCCGAGGAGGAAGTTGATCGAGCATCCCCCGTACCCGGTCAATCTTGACCATGGACTCCTCAGATGGCTCGGTGAACACCGATTCCAGATGAGATATGGAGTCCTCGTTCGAGTACCGAGTCTCGATGTCCAGAGGGTCCGTCATGTGATGTCCTGACCAGCTCATCGCAGTCCACGTTGCTCGCGACTCAGATCAAGAAGCACCAAGACCACCCCCACTATACCAAAAACTATCGTTCGTCCATCATCCTGCATCAACCTCCTCAAGAAACACCCTGGGGATTGTGGCAACAACATCCAAGGATCTCAGGGTGATACGCACGAAACCGTTATCTTGGTCAAGACCTGCAATAAACCCCTCCAACCCCCTGTAGGGACCATCGAGGATACGCACCTGCGCCTTGAGTGGGATCTCAGCCGTGACCATCTCCCGCAGCTTGCGCTGCATGGCTCCCACCTGGGCATTTGAGATCACAGACAGGTAACGCAACTTGTGCTTTCCCTGCCTGGTACTCATCACCTGGCTGACATAGGGGGTCTTCTCCAGAGCGAAGTACGCCACCTCGTCAAGTCCAGACCCCACGAAAGCGTAGCCCTCCATCAGGTGGACGGGGGTCATCTTTCCGTCGCGTGTGAACAACGCGACGGGTACGAACACCGGATGATCGTCCCCCACATGAAGATCCCGACGAAGGGCTCTTTCGAGGACCCCCTCAACCGCCTGTAGTTCGCCTGCGTGGGTTAGCTCAAGAGCTACCCAGGTGTGTTCGTCACGGAGATCCCCCATCACCACTTTCCTGATCGAGGTCCAGGATGGTCTGGTGGAGCATCAGTGCGAAGTTCGCAGGTGTGATAACTGACGATGACTTGCTCCGGTTGCCAACCACGCTCAGATCCCGCTTGATGGAGGCCGGTCCGCGCTCGGCGGCCACCCAGGCGGCGTCCTGGTCAGGAACCATACCAAGGTCCGGCGAACTTCCCTGCATGTCTGGAACCGAAAAACGTGGTTCCTGTGGAACCGCACCCTGAACAGGGACTTGATCAAGGGTCTTCACTGGAAGTGCGGGTGTCGGCGCGGATACGGAAACACCCGTGGCCTGCACTTGAAGCACCGCCACGGGATCACGAACAGAACCTCCAACGTGATGCAAATGGGCGAGGTCCATCAGCAACATCGCAGCGGTTGGCCTACCCGGCCGGGCAGCAAAACGTGAAGCAAACCCCAAGAGCTTGGACCCCAGTGATCCACCCAAGGCCACCAACCGTTCCTTGCCCCAATGGGCTGGGACAGATTCCCCAAGAGATGCCTGAAAGGCCAACATCGACACTTCGGCCAACCTGTCATAACAGGTGGCCGGAGAAGCCCTCTCCATGATCCTCCGGGCCGCCTCAAATGCCGCAGGGAGGTTGGTCCCGATCGCGTCAAGGAGATCCAGATAGGCGGTGTTCAGATCCAGGTGAAGGTACTTCTCGACGTGCTCTCGGGTGACCCCTCCAAGCATAGAGACACCCTCGATAGCCTTGAGGGCATCGCGGATGTGGCACTCGGTGATCTCGGCCACCAGGGTGAGCATCTCGGGCTCGAAAGAGATGTTCTCCTGCTCGCAGATGTGCTGGAGCCGGTCTGCAATGAGCTGTGGCTGCATTGGTTGAATCACGAAGGCTGGGGCACAACGTGAAAGCACCGTGGCCCTCATCCGCTCGGGCTCGGTCGTGCAGAAGATGCAGGTGAGCTGCTTGTCCTCAGACCCCGGCATCGTGTCTTCAAGGGGCTTCAGCAGTGCATCCAGAGCATCCTTCGATAGCTGGTGAGCCTCGTCAAAGAGATAGATCCGACGTTTACCTGAGAAGGTGCTGTACTGGATCTCCTCCTTGATCTTGTTCACGTCTCCCTTGCCCGAGTGGGTTGCCGCATCCACCTCCATGAAATCCAAGGAGGTGCCGTGCTCTAGCAACCCTTTGCATGAATGGCATTCATCACAGGGCTCCCCGTCCTGTGTGTTCTCACAGAGCAGAGCACGGGCCAAGATACGACCCAAGGTGGTCTTACCTCGGCCGCGTTCTCCGCAGAACAGGTAGGATTGCCGGAACCCCCGCCCCTGTACAACGTACTGCTTCAGGATGGTGATGGTGGCGTCTTGCCCCAACACATCACTGTAGCGGTAGGGACGGTACTTGATGTCGAGACTCACAGCAGTCCTCCTCTACTCAGATCAGGGCGTGTTCTTGCCCTTCTTCGCTGGGGCGGGGACAGCCTTCTCCCCAAAGAGAGACAGGATGATGTCCGCCTCCGGCGTGGAACCACTGGTACGCCAGAACCCGTACTCCTCGACCTCCTCGCGGAAGAAGGACACGTCGGGCAGCTTGACGAAGAACCGCATCTTGTGAGTCTCGGGGTTCTCCTCGACACCACAGGCACAAAGGTGATGGAACAGCAGAGCTTCCCGCTCGCCATCACTCATCGTCTCCCACTGGTCGCCCGCGAGGGTGATGACGAACTTCCACTCCTTCTCCCCGTCCACGACGGACAGCAGAGGGGTCGCCTTGGAGGTCTTGCCTGCGATGATCACGTCACCGCTCTTGCCCGCCTTCTCCTTGAAGACGATGAGGATCTCTTCATCGACAAGGGCGAGCCCGGAGAGGACCGCGTTCTTGGCGATCAGGGCCTGCATGGTCTTGTAGACCTCGTCACCAGCTTTCCACAGATCAGACATCGTTGCTCTCCTATGGGAACGCCGCTCGCATCGCGGCAACGCCACCTTGGTTCCAGATCTCACCGGGGTCCTTACCCCGGTAGTTCACAGCTACTGCTCTCACCTTTACCCAATTGAGGTATTGCAGAGCCCCCCACCGCTTCCTTCCCTTCTCGTCGATGAATCCGTGGACCCCGTGCTGCCCCGCCTCATCATTGTCGTAGACCATCTTGACCCAACCCCGGCAGAACCGGCGGAGGAACTCTATGTGTTTGTCGGTGAGCTTGGCTCGCAGGCTTGCCAGCACCACATCCCCTGACGGAACTGCCCATTCCATCGCGAACAAATCGAACAGACCCTCCACGATCCACACATCGGCCCCCGCCCAGATGCGCTGCATAGTCTGAGGCGTCAAGCCAAACCACAACGGATGCCACCCCGCATCAGGCAGAAGGTAGCGGGTGACCATCTTCTCCGGTAGCTTCCGACCCTCGAACCCAAGCACCTTGCCCTTGGGGCTGAACAAGGGCCAGATGGCCCAGTCCCCAAGCAGCTCCCCCTTGGTCCCGTACCTCTCACAGAAATCCAGCTCCGGGCAGTCTTCGAGCAAGGGTTGCCAGGTCTTGATCCCGAACTGACATATGGACTCTTCCGAAGCCCCACGGCCCAGGAAATAGCCCTCGTGAGCTTCAGTCAGTGACAGGTTCGGGAGGTGATTCAGCAGCCAGCTCATTGCGGGCGGGTCCTTGGGAGATGGCCATGCCCCGTGCAGCGTTGTGAACCACCCCGGCGATCTTCTTTGCCGTCACCAGGCTGGCTACCCCCACGAATGCACGGTCCTTCGGGACTACGATGATCGTGCCATCCGGCACCCACGATGAGGGCCGGAACGGGAGACCGATCTCCTCGATGAGCGGTCGAAGCTCCGGGGGCATCAGGTCCACCAGCTCTACTCGCTTGCCATCTTCCTCGACCCCCTCCCCATCGTCCTGATCATCGAGCATTGCTACAGAACCCGTATGGCTTCGGGGGATGAGCAACTCCAATGCCCCCAACTCGTAGAACTCCAGATGGTCTACCGCCGCTCGGAGTCCTTCCATCGTCAACGGCTGAATGTTGCCCCACTCCTGTTGACGACCCATCGCGACCACGGCGTCCACGACCTCGGCGAAGAACTCACCCAGAGTCGTTTCCCGTACAGCGGCCTTCACAACTGGCCCCGGGTGAGGCTGTGTGATCCACATCACGGATGAGGATGAAGACACCAGGTAGGGTGCCGTTTCCTCTGCCACCTGGAACTCCAGCATCAACGGGACGACGTTCTTCCGTTGCATCGCCCGAGACTGGAGCCTTGTTACAACGAGCAGGTGACTCATCACCTACCTCCTAGCTTCTTGACGAGACCTGACAACCAGGTCACCGATTCAGGTTCCTCGTCATCATCACTCTCGCCCGCCTCCTGGATGGCTTCCTCGACCTCCCGAACGCTCGGGACCTCGTTGGGATCGTCGAGCACCCACATCAGAGCCGCGAGATCAGGGAACTCCGAAGCGATAAGGCCTCGATCACCGCTTTGGATGAGGGCGTGGAACTCTTCCTTCACCTCAGCCTTGGTCTTCAAGGGCTCCCAGAAGGGGCAGCTCCGAGCCATGTCCGAGCATCCTGGAATCCGGTCATCACAGGGGATGTGTCGTGGCTTCCCCTTCATCCCCATGAACCCACAAAGGTGCACCGAACTGGTGTCATCCAGCGGAAACTCCACGTTGTGGGTGCAGGTGTCAGGGCGTTGCTTGAACAAGTCGCGCAACCGCTTCTTGAGATGACGGAAGGTCACCTGCTTGACCTGATGTCGGATCTGACCTTGTGACCGCATTCTATCTCCCCTGAAAGCCCCTCACCCTACCCGTCCTAGTCGTCCAGATAGTCCAGAACCGCCGCAACCTCTTCCGGCGTCACCTTGGCGACTCGCATCCCGATGAATGCCAGAACCTCCTGACATTCAGCATCTGTCAGGGGCTTGATGGCCTGGCGGAGTTCCTTCTTCGGGTCATCGACCTTTTTGGGGACCCGCCCTTGACTCTGAATCTCCAAACGTCGGGTCACCCACTGACTCTGAGGAACCGAAGTCCAAACTACTGCCTTACATCCAGAACGAGTTACACGTTGTGTTCCTGAATCCGTGATTGCTCCCACCAACACTAAGTCTCGGCGACGGGCACTTGCTGTTTGATGACGAAGTCCAAGGGCCACCTCTATTTCATCATCAGTTGCCCCATTGGGATGCTGGTCTACAATGTACTGTAAAACCTTAGCCTTCAGAATGGATACATGCGGTTTAATGCTCTGAGCAGCCTGCTCCGAAGTGTTGGATCCTCGCACAAAAGGTGGACCTCCCTCGGCCGAGGGGGAGTCCAGCAGAAAACCCAGGTCATCTTCGTCATCCCAGCTCATCTCAACCTCTCGAACTTCGCCCCACTCTTGGTCCGCACAATCCGGTAGGCCCGGTTTGCAGCATCCACGAGGGCGGGGTTGTGGGTCACCAACAGGATGTCGATCTCCAGGCGCTCACAGATCAACTGGAGGAACTCGCCCATGTTCTGGACGTAGTTGCCGTCGAACGCCGGCAGGCTCTCGTCGAGAAGGAGCAGGGGCCGAAGCCCCCGCCTCTTCATCACGATGATGCGCAGCAACACCGACTGCACCGTGGCCACAGCCCCACCAAAGGCATCATTGGTGACGCCTCGGATCACCGTACCGTCGGGCCTCTCATGAACCGTGAGCAAGTCCACACTGACCTTGCCACGCAGGATGTTGACCTGGGACTCCACAGAGAGCTTCTGGTCGTGGAATACGGCCTGAAGCCCTTCGGTCATCAACCTCTCGACGACCTCAACCCCGGCCGAGACCTCTTTGTCGATAAGAGTCCGAAGAACCCCCTGGACGAGGGCTAGAAGCTCCCCCTCGTCCTCCAGGTCCCGGATGGATCGCTTCGTTTCCGTGACCTGCCGAACCGTGGCATCCCGAGCACCCCGGAGTCGGTCGGCCAGAGAGCGGAGGGGGTCAATGTTGGGCAGTGCCACGGTGTCCTCAGTAGAGCCAGGAGAAGAGCGTCAGGTACTTGTCCCCCTCGTACTCCGAAGTGAACCGAACGTAGCCCCTGCTACTCACCAGACTGATGCCGATCGTGAACTCGGAATCCTTCCACGCCGAAAGCACCTTGGCCAGGTTCGTGTGATCCACACTGAACCCCCCATCGGGAAGATCCGATGCCTCGTCATCCGATTCCTTCGAGATGACCGCCAACGGCATGACGGTCTGTTTCCCGGTTGCGGAGAGCATCGAGACCAGAAGGTCCCCATCGGCACCCATCTCCAGATGCAGCCTGTTGTCCTCCTTCGCGGCTCCTGACGTGAGGAGGCCGATGGCAGACACCAGGTCCTGCTTGAGAACCGTCCACCGGTGCTGATCCCCGTCATCCATCCCGATCTGGATGTTGGGCATCGACGCCTGGAAACGCATGGCCCCGAACACTGCCCCATCCCCTCGACGGAGAATGAGCATAGTGTCGTGCTCCAGCACCTCCACATCGAGACCCTCGCACATCCCGAGGAAGGTCATCAGACTGCTTGCATCCTTGCCGTGAACACGGAGCTTGGACTCATCCATCCCGGCGACTCGGATGAGCGAGATGGACCTCTTGTCCGTGGCGTAGACGATGCCCTCCCGAATCTCACAGGCACACAGCTCCGGCTGCTCGGAATCGTTTGCCGAAACGAAATGACGGGCGTAGCCCAGGGCTTGAGACAGGCGGTCGGCAGCCACCGTGGCTGCCACCGTGGCCGCCGCGAGGGGCTTGCTCCAGGTGTAACGAGCGTCCGGCTGAAGGCTCTGGAAGGTCTGAGTGAACCGACCAACACGCAGCAGGGCTTCAGACTCATCGGCATTGAACCCAATGGTCAACGCCGCGTCAGGGATGTGGTGCAGTACCTTCTTGAGACGCCATCCTTCGATGGTGAAGCTGTCCTTCGTGCCTGCTTCCTCAACCTGGGCCTTGACGGGGCAGGAAGAGAACAACCGATCCGACACCGTCTTGACCTCGACGCCGTACTTTCCGGCATCATCGGGTCCCGTCCGATGGAACACATAGTGCCCCGTCAGGTCAGCACCGGATCCCAGGCTGGGGTTCACAACTTGAAGCGCTGCCTCAAGATCCTGCTTGGCGACCTTGAATCTCATACACGGTCCTCCTGCACAAAGGGGGCAAGTTTGCCCTCTGCGGTTGCGATGTCGTTCTCGAAAGCGGTCACGGCCTTGATGTACCGCTTTTCCAGTTGGGCAACAGCCGCGTCGAGCTTGTCCGGTGGGACACCTCGCTCGACGCACTCGGCTTCGATCCCCGTCACATCTTCCTGAGCCGCTGCCAGCCTCCCTTGAAGGCGCTGGACGGTCTTGTTGGCCTTGTCCCGACGAAGAAGAGCCGCATCGAGACGCTGATGGTTATGGTCACTCATGGTCCCTCTACTCCTCGGGAAGCACAACCGTGCCCCCTGGCCCCATCCCGAACTGCACGAACCCGGTCTGACCATCGAAGAAGCTCTCACTCGTCTTCTTGTTACGACGGTTCGCTGTCTTCTGGGCGATACGCTCAGGACACACCGTTTCGTAGTCGCAGAACTTGCACTGACTCGGCACAGGATTGGCCGGAAATTTCTCCCGGTTCATCCCCCGCATTGCATCGCGGGCACGGGTCGCAATCCCCTTGAGGTCATCCCGTGTGAAAGGAACCCAGTCCACCCCGGACTCGATCTCGTTCTCCCCCATAGGCATCCCTGTCTCATCCACCATCGGGATGGGTTCACCCTCAGTGTCCAACTTCTCCATCCCATAGGGGTAACGGAAGTAGACGAATCCTAGCCGGTCGGGCATCCGACGGTAGGCAAGGAAAAAGCAGAGGGCATACCACCGAAGCTGGTCCGGATCCGTGTAGGTCATGAAGTGTGGCTTCACACCCTTCCGCTTGGGAGCCTTGTACCTTCGGCTATTCTTGCCGTCGAGAATGGTGATCTGGTCCTTGCCGTCCACACTCCGCCGAAAGATCAAGTCGGCACGCCCACCGATGGGCGTCCACTTGTCCACATAACAAGTGAGGTCCACCTCGGAACGAGCATAGGGACCCAGCAACTTGTGGTGCTTCATCGTCTTGAGGTAGCCCCGGATCCCGGCCTCAATAGTGGCCCACATCTCATCACGAGGTGGGGCTAGCCGCCAGTCAATGTTCTTGGATAGGCACAAGCGACCAAAGTCCTTCTGAGCCTTGTCCAGCATCCGGTCCAGCAAACCCTCTGGGTGTTTCCACTCCTCATCGTTGTAGAGCCACTCCCAGAAGTTTGCCAGCACGATGCCCATGATCGCATGGTGTTCGGACTTCTCAACCGGTCTGGGCTTACGACGACCCGGGCCGCCACCACAGTCGATGTCACCCCACCCACGGCTCCACAGATAGGACTGCGGGCAGTTCTCGTAGGTGGTCATACTCGACCAGTACAATGTGAAACGTCTTGGGCTATGACTCATCAGTTTCCCCGGCTTCGTCCTTTACCCTGTTACTCGTCACCAAGAGAAACAGAACCCCCCTGGGAAGCAGCCTCAAATGCCTTCTGCTCCTCGAAGGTCGTGAACATCAGGTGAAAGTCCATATCCGAGGGAACCTGGATAGGAAACTCCCCGATCTCAGAGAAAACCTCGAACTGAGCTGTGTCCACATGACCAAACCGAGTCTTCTGGTGGAACTCACATAGCAGCTCCACCCCATTGTCCGCTCGGGGGACAGCCACGATGGGGGTCAGAACCAGGGTAATCAGGGTCAACCCCGACCTCATCGCTGCATCCATCAGGAGGAACTGACGGTCACTGAATGCCTGGAACTGTCGTTGCAGCTCCATCGCACAGCGCATGTACTGCGTCAGGGAGTCTTCCTTGGAGTCGAACCCCGGATGGAACAGGTACATGGGGTTGGAAGGCATCGGGGTGCCAGGAGCCTCTCCAGGCATGTGCTCCTGTACGATGCGACTGACCACCACTCCCTCCTGTCGCTGATAGGCGACAGCACCTTCCCGGTCTCCACGCATCTTCCTGGCCTCAGCCTCCGCGAACAGAGCCTCCGGGTTGATGCCACCATCCTCTGAAGCCTCCACCTCAACATCATCATGTCCTGCCCAGGCCATAGCCTTCTTCACGCTTCGCTTGAGCGTGTCCTTGACCACGAGATGCTGAAGGTCAGGGTCGATGGGGCTACCCTCATCCATCTGGCGACGCAAACGGCGCAGTTGCTCCACATCGATGTGATCAACCAGAGCCTTCCGTTGAACGACGATGTGCCGATAGATGGGTCGCTGTTGCTCGGGGGAGTAATCCATACCAGTCCTCCTGTGAGAAGGACCCTACCCGCCTATGAGGCCCCTTCGGCTTCCAAGTACAGAATCAAGCGCTCCCGTACTGCATCAAACAGGTCCATCTCACGGACCTCCGTGATGAGAGGTTTCCCGCTGCCACCCACCAATGTGGCCTTCACCGAGTCCACGAAAGCGTCCACAGTCATCGTCCGAGCCTCTAACTTGGTACGGCCCTCGATGTCGAACACCTCAATCGCTGGTCGAACAGCCAACTCCCGTCGCTCCACCGTGACCCCATCCTCATCAAAACGAAGGATGGCAACCTCAGGGATGCGTTTCACGTCGTCCTCAGACAACGCTCCACGGGTCAAGCTCCCGATGTTGACGATGTGCTTGCCGTTACGCTCATAGACCCCCTGATTCTTGTGCCAGTGCCCGAAGCACCAGACGTCAGGATCCAGGTCGATGATGTCCTGGTACTTGACGATGTCCTCGCTCCCGAACATCTCCCCACCCGCCTGACTGGCCAGCAGGTGAGCCATCACGACCAGGTAGTCCTCACCACCCTTGGTGATGGTCGTGAGCCGGTTCATGTCGTAGACCTTGCCGTGGTAGGGCACACCCACGACCCGGACTTTCAGATTCGAACGAAAACCCTGTTCAGGCATCGGCTGGAACGTGACACCCTTGTCCTCATCAACCAGATTGAACACACCCGTCGAGAGAAGCACGCCGAGAGGAGCCTCGTTGAGGAAGGCCCCATCCCCGTACTTCACGTCGTGGTTGCCATTCCGCAAGGAGTAGACCTTGCAGGGGTACTTCGCGTGGACCTCGGCTACCCGCTGGATCAGCTCGTGTGTGGTGCGGCTCGGCGTCTTGATGTGAAAGAAGTCACCGCCGTCGAGGACGGCATCCGCGTCCACTTCACGGGCGATTTCACCCACCTGAGTGAGCTTGTCGAGAACCGTCTCAGCCCAGTCATCGGTCCTCGACTGCGGAGACTTGTCCGCCAGGTGAACATCCGTTCGCCAGACTAGCGTGATCATGTCTCTCCCGCCTGCATATGGGTCCCGCATGTGGGACACTGACCCAGTTCAGTCAACAGGGACTCGGTGTCCACTGTCGCCTGAGACAACTCGATCTCCGCCTGCTCAAGCTCCCCCTGCCGGTCTTCTACAGCCTGCTGAGCCTTGTGTAGACGGCTCTGGAGCCCGTTGAGTAGATCTAGGGCCGCAAGGATCTTCTTCGAGGGACCTTCATCCCAACCCATTTGGATCTCGTCCAGCCCCTCGAACTTGGTGACGACCGACTTGGCCGCAGCCATCCGGGATTGAAGGTTCTGGAGTATTCCCAGATCCGCCAACAACTTGGCGGCCTCCTCTGAATCGGGGAACTCGATACTGCCCACCGGAGCCAGCCGATCCACCACAGAGCTGGCTGTGGCCATACGGACTTGTAGCCCCTGCATGACACCCAACTCAGCCAGCAGTTTCTTGGCTTCCTCCGGGTCAGGCACCTCGATGGAACCAACTGGCTCCAGCCGAGCCACCTCAGTCTGGGCGACCGCCAACCGGTCCCGTAGGCCAGTCAACCGGAGCACTGCTCGACCTACAGTGATGACCTGGTTACGTGTCTCATCGAGGCCCGCAACAGCCTCCAGGGCCTCGTCCAAGCCCTCGAAGGACTTGAGCCTGACCTCCTGCTTCGCAAGGTCGGTCTGTCGCACCTTGAGGGCCGCAGCCGCCTGCCTCTTGTCACTCTCGGAAGCCCGTAGCGCCCGGTTGAGTTGACCCACCCGCTCCACGTCAGCCACAGCCTCGGCCAGTGCCGAGCCAGGCTTGTCGAGCAGAAAGATCTGGCCGGTGAACTGCGGAGCCACCGTGGGCCAAACCTCTTGCCCTCCTGCCTGGATGGGCACGACCCCGAATGCCGCCACCTCCTCTGGGACAGCGGCCCCTGGGTAGATGGGCTCTCCGTTGTTGATAATGTAGGTGGGGCGGTCTCTCTTGCCGGTCCCTTTCTCCCAACGGACCTTGCCGTCCTTGCCGAAGTCCACCTCGACTGAGCACTGCGTCTCACCCTCACGGATGAACGCAGTGCCCCCCAAGTTCTGGAATGCCCCTCGGACCGCTCTCTGCAATGCGGTGTTGTGCGTGACGATATGACCCTCAATCTGGAATAGATTGGACGGGTGCTCCACCGACAAACAAGTACAAGGGTGGACTCCTTCATCCTCAAAGCCCACCATCAAAGGCTGAACCCGACGAACAGAGGCACCCAACAACTTGGCTTTGCGAGCCAATCGGAACAAATGAACCCCAGGCAGCCTCAACGTGACCGTGTAGGACACCCTGCCCCGGAGAGAGACACCCTTATGGGTGTACCTATTGATTTTCTTTCGTCGGAGACGGGCAGCCCCCCCAAAAGACCAAACGATTTGCTGCACGTCCTGAGCTAACTGGCGGGAACTAGAGTAGAACTCAGCGGTGCCCGCTTGGTTGACGGAACCATCCGTATCCAACAACCCCTGCAACAAAGCCAACCGCTGTTCCGGTGCTGCCAACAAGTAAACGGGAGGCACCTGCTTTTGGTGAGACAGATTGCCTTCCAGACCCAGGTTACGAATAGCAGTCAGTACCGGGTTTCGGTGTCCCCGACCCGTTACTAGCCGGTAATCGTACTTGCCACACTTTGAGAGCCGGACATCTCCAGGCACCAAATCCCCAACAGCCACAAGCACTTCATCATCCTTAGATGACACCCGAGGTGTTCCCCGGAAAGACCCGTCTCCCAAAAGCACCCCCATCAAGTAAGGGTCCAGCGGAAGACGAGCCTCAAGGAAACCAGCGGGGCCTGCCGCCGGGATGGCTGGCCGATTGAAACGTGATGGGGTGTCCCCAACTCGGTCCCGGATTTGCTGAGTGGTTAGTACCTCCCAGCGTTGTGGGGCTCCTCCTTTTGGGAAACGTCGTGATCCGATACTCACCTGCCACTGATGACCCTGGTCAACCAGCACACGACGACCATCATCGAACAACACCGAGCACACGGGCTTCTCACCTTGGGGGTACACCCCCAACACCCGAGTAGGGGTTCCGTCCCCGGCAAGAACAACCTGGCCCCTCTGGATAGCCTCCACCGGAACCCACCCTTGTGGCGTGGCCACAAGAGTTCCATGAACCAGTGCCTTACCGGAATTGTTGGTCCCAGTGATGACGGTGAAGTGGTCCACCACGACCTCAGCGGACGCAATGGACTGGAAGTTTTTGACGCGGATCGTGACAGGCATTCCCTATCCTACCCTCAGTCCTCAGTGAGGAACCCCAGGGAATCATCCACCGTGTCATCATCATCGGAGACCGAGACCAGAGACCCCTGACCACCAGACCGGATGGCTTGCATCACCTTCTCGGCCAGCTCCTCGTAGGCCCCAGGGACCGCCAGGACATCCGTCTTGAACGAGTCCGTACCCTGAGACTTGATGGTGCTGCCGTCGGTACGCTCGAAAGTCAGCCAGGAACCAGCCTTGTTCACGATGCCGTGAGCGGACCCGACGGCGATGAGGTCCCGCACGTTGTCGATGCCCTCACCGAACGTGATGTGGTACTCGGCCTCCCGCTGCTGGGAGTTGCTGACCTTGGACTTCTCGATTTTGGCCTTGATGACCGCACTGGTAGCCCGCTCGACCTGCTTGTGGGTCAGGGCATCGTAGTCCTTGGTCTTCAGGGATTTCACCCGTCGGAAGCTCATGCGGACGTTGCTGTAGAACTTCCACGCCTCGCCACCCTGGTGGGTGGAGTCAGGCCCGCCGTAGCCGGTTGTGTTGATCTTCTTGCGGAGCTGGCTGATCCCCATGACGTGGGACCCCGTGCTGCTGATCTCGCTTGCGAGCTGGGGGAGCACGTTGCTCCATTTCGCCGCCACAAGGCCCACACGACCCATGTCGCCCTTCTCCTCCAGGCTCTGGTCACGGATGGACTTGGGCACCCCGGCACCCACGGAGTCGAGGATGATGAGGTCCACGCCAGCCCGAGCACAGGCGAACAGCACCGAGAGCCCCGCCTCCAGAGTGTTAGGCTGGACGAGATAGAACTGATCGGGGTCATCCACAGGACAGCCGAGGTTCGCGGCGTAGTCAAGGGAGATAGCGTGCTCCCAGTCGATGAAACAGACCAAGCCACCGTTCGCACAGACCGCCGCCGCCGCTTCCAACGCCACCGTGGTCTTGCCCGAGGACTCGTGACCGTAGATGTTGGAGATCATCCCCTTCGGCCACCCCGGGCAGGGCGGGACACCCTGCTTGTTGAGGGAGCCACCGATGAGGTAGTCGAGCACGACGGAACCGCTGGTGATGTGGGGCCGGCTCTCGGAGAGCTGGTTGGAATCCACCGTCACCGTGGGGTCATCGTCCTTCAGGACCTTCTTCACGACGCTTCGCACACTGGCAAGCATCGAGTTCGTCGGTCGTGCCGACTTCTTCTGGGTTCCCACCTTGGACTTCACCGCACTCTTCTTCACGGTAGGGGCATTGTCATCAGCCATCTTGTTCGTCCTCCGACCAGCGAAAGAACCTCTCATCCTCACGATAGAGGATGCCGGTCTTCTTGGTCTTGCCTGCGTGTTTGCCACGCAAAGGGGTGTGGATGCTCTTGAAGTGCTTTCTCTCAATGGGGGTCAGGTCTGCCTCCTCGACTACCCCATCCAGGAGTTGCCAGAACCGAGCCGCAGAGCGAGCGACCCAGAAGGCATCCGCCTCGTTGTGATTCCAGACACCTTTCCCGCCCGAAGCATCGCGAGCCGCCTCGACCATGTCAGGCTTGTTCATGGTCCAGAGGTTCCCCCCGATCTTGGGTCGGGCTAGGAACTCACGGGCATGTGCCTTGATCTGCGGAGGTGAGAAGAACACCAGGTCCACCTTGCACTCCCGCAGGGCCTCGCAGGTATACAAGAACAGCCCGTACATCCCCTCTGACCAGAGGTCATTGAAGATCGGATACTCCTGACCAATTCTCGTGACCCCGAGCTTCTTCACGAGAGCCTTCACGTTGGCCCTCATCTCGATGTAGCGGTCCACGAACAACTGCTTCGATGAGGTCTGGAACCTGCCCCGTTCAGGGCAGATCGCGGCTCCATCGGCCTCAGTGTCATAGACCGCCCAACCGAAGTTGGTCAGGGACGGGTCAAGCCCAAGTACACGCATACTGATGGCCCTCGTCTGACAGAAAAAGAACGCCCGCCGGTCGCGGGGGAGCACAACCGGCGGGCGTTCCTCAGTCCAACCCGACCAGATCAGTCTGCGTCGAGAAGGTCATCGAGAGCGTCGTCGATCTCCTCGGTGGCCACCGCGTCACGGATCGGCCCACCACCGGTCCCGGTCCCGATGCTCCCGCCGGCGGCGTTCCCGGAGGCGAGGAGCTTCTCGCGGATCTGGTCGAGGGTCATCACCCGGCCGACCTCATCGTTGATGCCCGGAAGCATCTGCTGACCCGCCGTGATGATCTGCTTGACCAGGGGGCTTTCCGGCCCCTTCTCCATCAGCTTGTGCAGGATGGACTCCTGGCAGGGCGAGAAGCTCATCTTCTGGAAGCCCTCGTCCGTGCACTTGATCTTGAGATCGTGGGTGCCCAGGTGCCACTCGGAGTGGATCGGCTTGATCTCCTCGTACTTCTCGGGGTCGAACACCCAGTACATCACCTCGAAGGTGCCGTTCTGAATGCCCTCCATGTCCAGCTTGCCGCTGGACAGCATCGGCCACTTCACGATCAGGGTGTTGATGCGGGTCTTGGCCGCCTCACCCGCGAGGGCGGTGTACTCCGGCCCCTGGTTGATGAAGTAGCCCACGCCCTTCATGTAGTGACGGGGGGCACCCGTGAACCCCGGGGTTGATGCCTTGAGATCGGGCTTGCCCTCGGCCAGACCCGGCCACCAGAGGAACGAGATCCGAGCGATCTCGCCCTTGCTCATCTTGAGCCGCTTGTTCTTGCTCCCGACACCACCATCGTTGTTGCCGAAGCCGAACTGCTGAAATCCACCACTCATGTGACTTCTCCTAAGCGAGCCGGGTTTTCCGTTGTCCTAAGTGCTTGGACGGTGACCCGCATTATGGTTGTTCTACTCTCTACCCAAGAGACCGGACCCCCCCCATTACACCGAAAAGTTCGAGAGAATGGAGTCGATGTCCAGGTCCCCATCTGCTTCCTCAACCTCGCGGCGTGACAGAGGCTTTACAGGCTTCTCAGCCGCGACGACAAACTCCGAGAGGAACTGATCCACCTCGGACTTCTGTGATGTGGCGGGCAGTACCTCTGCCGCCGACGGTTCTACCTCGCCGGGTTCCGAAACCAACTGGGTCTCGGGAGGTGCCACGGAACCCACCCCACCGTGACCATTCCGACAAGTCATCCCGCTTGTGGTTCTCATCTGGGGCTCACCGCACACCTCGCAGTGTGGCTCGAACCCGAACTCCTCAACCAGGTCTGCCGCTGGGATGATGGCGACCTTCTCAGGAACCACCGGAAGGGGTTCCTCGACATCCTCTTCCTCATGTTCCTCGACGACCGGAGCAACATCCTTTTCCTCGAAATCCTCCATGGAAGTTGCCAGGGCAGCAACTTCCTCATCCTCCGTATCCGTGTCATCAATCTCAGCCGGAAGATGGGTCTCAGCATCCGAGATGGCCCGGACACTCTGGAGGAGGTCATCCACATCTTCCACGTCAGAACCATCGGCGAAACCCTGACCTGGTTCCAGCTCGGTGCCCCGAGGTGACTTGCTGCCCCAACGAGCACCAAGCGTCATCTCCTCCCCGCACAACCGGATCTGATCCCGAAGACGACCCTGCACATCCCGCAAATCAGACCGCTTGGCCTTGATCACGGAAAGGACAGCGTCCAGGTCTGCGACTGCGTGTTTGGCATTGTGAAACGCCTTCACTTCCTCTTGGAGTTTCCCAAAAGCCAAGGCTTCCCGCTCGGAGACAGCTCGACCCGAACGTACCTCAGGGTCGTTCGCGAGCAAGTTCTTCTTCTCCAGATCCAGCATCAACTCCGCTTGGCGAAAAGCCCGGTTGTACTGAGCGAGCTGCTGCGAGACAGCCAAGTACAGACGCTCGCACCGTGTCGTCATCTTGCGGGCCAGAGAGATTTTGCCGTTCAGTCTCTTCGGCCCATAGACCAAGGGGTCATCATCGAGCTGGACCTCCAACGTGGCCAGCTCGGCAAAGATGTCGTCCGCGTACTGCGGGTCCAGAGGCTGCACGGTACTCATTCGTCACCATTGTCCACGGTCTTGGATGCCTTCCCAGCGACCGCTCCAGCGATCAACTTACCGTAGTTGCGCTTGATCGCCTGGGTGGCCACCTGATGGTCCCGCTCACTGATGGCCCCACCACCGAGAGTGTGCCCGAGGGCCTGGATGTCCACCTGCATCCCGAGGATGAACCCCGCGATCTTCGCCTGCTTCAGGGTCATGTCTCGTTGCACGATGGCGTCATGCTGTTCCCCAGGAGCCATGGCGTCGATGAGGTCCGCCCCCATCCCGCCGGCATCCTCTTGTGTCGTGTCCCAGGCACCCGAGAAGCCCACGAAGAAATCACCGTTCTTCGTCTTGACAGCTCGGGTCGCGACCACCTTACTGATACGGAGGCCGTCCTTGACCAGTGTGATCTCAGCCCTTTGCTCTTCAGTCAGATCGCTGATGTCCATTTGTCCAGCCTCCAGTGGCGGTTGTGTCCTTGCGGCGCATCTCCTCTACTCGGTGGCCCCCGGAACTAGCCCCCCTTCAACCGATCCAGCAACATCGTAGATCGGTCATCCTCTTTGGAGTTGTGCACGGACTTGACCAAAGCGTCGTGCTGGCCAACCAGCACGACCTGCTTCTTCGCCCGAGTGATGGCCGTGTAAATCAGGTTTCTCTGGAGCTGGTGATAGAAGCCCGTCACCAACGGCATCACGATGCGGTCGTACTCCAACCCCTGAGCCTTGTGGACCGTACAAGCGTAGGCGAGCACCAACAGCTTGGGGACGTCCTTGAAAGGCAGGGTGATCAGCAGAGGAGGTTCACCGAAGACCTTGATCTCCAGTTCCTTCTTCGCCCGGTCCACCTTGTTCACCTTGCCAACGTCACCGTTGTAGATCCCGTAGTTGTAGTCGTTCTTGATGACCATGATGCGGTCACCCGTGCGGACGGTCTCCTTGCCGAACTTCATCTCATCCAACCCCGGTGCGGCCGGATTGATGAGATCCCGCAAACGCTGATTTAGGTTGGTCACACCAACCGTGCCCCGATGCTTTGGGGAGAGAATCTGGAAGTTCAACCGACCCTCAAAGAACTTCTCCGCGATCTGCAGGATCGCGTCGAGGACCTCTTCCTCAGATTTCAACTGAATCAGGCGGAAGTCCTTGCTCGTCTCGGGCACCTCACCGTTCACCATCGAATGAGCGGCGAACACGATCCCGCTCGTGTCATCCTGCCGGAAGATCTGAGTCAGCTTGATGGCTGGGAACATCCCCGAGTGAATGAGATCCCGCAACACGTTGCCGGGACCCACACTGGGGAGCTGGGCATAGTCACCCACGAACACCAACCGAGCATCGGGCTTTGTGCAGTCGAGCAATCGGAATAGAAGATGCTGATCCACCATCGAGGCCTCGTCGATGATGATCACGTCTGCCGGGTGGGGATTGTCCTGACTGTATCCCCAACCCTCACCGTTCACCCCGCCAATCACCGCTTTCTTGGATCCACCCTGTACACCCGCATAGGTGCGGTTCCGATGGTCATCATCAGTGATCCCTTTCGCCGAGAACGCCCGGTGAATGGTGCTCGCCACAGCTCCGGTGCGGGCTGAAAGGTTCTTGGCCGCAATACCCGTCGGGGCACAGAGCAAGAACGGAACCTCAGCATCTTGCAGAATGCGAACGGCAGCGCGAAGGCTGGTGGTCTTGCCCGTGCCTGGTAGACCTGCCAGGACTGACACCGGAGCCGTCAATGCGTTGAAGATCCCCTCTTTCTGAGGATCCGACAAAATCAGGTGAGCCTGGCTTCCCCATTCGTCGATGGCGACTTCCACGACTCGTTCAAGCCGACCCTTCTTCCTGCCAGACTTGGCCTCAGCTTCGGTCCTCGGACCAACACACCCAAGGGCCTTGAGGTACTTGTCGGTGCGCTCCTCGCCGGGAGCCAGCCGTGCTGCGGTCTCACGCTGAACCAGCAGATCTGCGGACTCCTTCTCCATTGTGTACGACCAAGGCTCATAGACCGCCGTGACCCCAGGACGAGTCTTCTTGTCGATGACCAGGAGACCATCCTTGTGTAACCCAGCCAGCGCCTGTGCGACCACCTTCTTGTCGATGTTGGGAACCATCACGTTGACCGAATGGAACACCGACCCCGTCTGCAAGAACATATGGCCGAAGCCACGACCGATCTTGCAAGCGTAGAGCACCGCTGCACGGGCCTGGGCTGTGGGGTTCACCAGACCGAGCTTCCGAGCAGCCTCGTCAGCGTGCCTGAACTCGATGCCATCCACCTCAACCAGTCGCCAAGGGTCCTTCGAAAGGACCTGCTCAGCCTGGTCACCAAAGTGCTTCCAGATGTTGCTCACCAACCCCGAAGGCAACCCCAGCTCGGAAATGAACTCCAGCCCCTTGAAATACGCCCGCACAGACTCCCAACGGGAAGCAACGTGCATCGCCGAGAACTTCGCCAGCCCTGGCACCTCGGTGAGCTTCTCAGCATCTTCGAGGGCCGCCAGCAACTGGTCATCCTTGAAATGCTGCCGGATGGACAACATCACGCCAGCACCCACCCCATTGGCTACCAGCATTCGAGCTGCGGTCTCTGGATCCCAGCCATCCTTCAGCACGGGAGCCCGACTGATGTCGAGCTGCTTGCCGTACATGGCGTGATGGCTCCACTTGGCCTCAAACCCGAACCACGCACCAACAGCAATCTGAATGCCAGGAATGGCTCCCTTGACCGTAACAGGCTCTGACAGCTTGTTCCTGATCAGGCTCGCTGCGTCCTTCTCCTCATCAAGAATCATCCGCACGATATAGAAAGCACTCTCCGGGTTCGCAAACACCACAGACTGCACTCGACCTGAGAAGTAGTTGCTCACGGAGTGTTTTCCTTACGAAGACGCCCTAGCATCACTTCCAGTTCCTCGGCACTGACTCCCGAGGAGGCCAGTGCTGCCATCATTGCTTCCGGGTTCATGCTGGCCAACGATTCCCTCATCTTCTCGACATCGAACACCGTTGCAGCACCGACCCGGCCAAAATGACCTATCATCCCCCCCAACGGAATGAGGACCCAGGTCGTGTCGAACAGTTCGATCCGCCAGGGATCGTTCCGCAGAACTCCTTCCTTCGAGAAGGACAGGAGTCGGTCAGGATAGAGGTCATGTCCCACAGGACATCCCACCCCAGCCGGGTAACGACAACTGCCTGCCCCGGGTTTCCCCAGATCGATTCCGTGCGGAGGGAGATGGTGCAGTGCAATCTGAACGCGCTGATCAACCACAGGTTCCATCAACGCATCCCAGGCCACATGCTCGCCATTTTCCTGCTCGATGTAGCGGGACCCTTCCTTCTCGTAGAACAGGCCCTCGATGAGGATGGCATGGAACTGGCTCATAGGTAACACCTCTCCTTCTGACAGGTATTACCCGTGAGCCGGCCCCAGTGAACCCCTCTCAGGCGGAGGCCAAGTCCTTGAACGCCCGGATCTCACAAGCATCGGTCGTGCAGAACTTGTCCTCGACCTCTCCCTTGGAGTCGCCGAGGTTCATCGGCGTGATGCGAGCTACCATCGCATCGAACTCCTCCTCGGTGATCTGGATGTACGGGGCCTGGACGTACCCGTGGTCATCCCCGAGGGGAAGGAACGAGATGCTCTTGAGCCTATCCTCGAACACTTCTAGCACCGTGGGGATCTCGGCCGCTTCTTCCGGCTTGAAGGTCACCGTGACGGAGACCTGGTTGTCCGCCCAGTAGCGTTGGAGGTCCGCCGCGAGAGCCACCTGCTCCCAGATACTCACATCCCGCTTGCCCTTCGTGCAGTTGTCCGTCTTCACCGGGAACGAGATGACATAGGTGGCATCCGCGTAGGCGTCCTTCTCCACCGGATGCCCCGCTGCTCTTGCTGCCTCCAGCAACGGGCTGTGCTCCTGCACACGGATGTTGCGGATGTAGAAGGGGCTGTGCGGCGGGTGGATGCCCGGGGTCGCTCCACAGAGCAGACTCACCGTGCCCGAAGGCTTCACGCTCGTCGTCTTGATGCTCAGCGGGCAGCCCAACCACTCCGAGTAGACCGTGTCCAGCTCACCGATGTAGTTGTAACCCTGGTCGCACCAGTTGAGGAACTCGCGGCGACCGAACTTCTCGATGGCCTGCCGGATCCCCGACATCGAGGCCCCGATCCGCCGGTTGCGGTTCATCACCGCGTTCGTCCGGGGGTCGTGCGTCGGCATCAGGGTCACGGTCTTGGCATAGAGGTACGCGAACTTGAGGGTCCGCTGGAAATCCTCGTAGCTCTCGTGATGGGCCGGATAGGTCTCGACCAGACAGCACAGCTCGTAGCTCTCCAAGGTCTGCTCCGAGCATGGGTTCGCCCCCATCGCCCGCTTGTCCTTGTTGTTGGCGGGATCCACCATCCGGCCGAACTTGCGAGCGTTGTCGAGCCACAGCAGACCAGGCTCACCGTTCTTCGCGATGGACCGACCCACCTCAGTGTAGTCCATCCCGACCTTGGCGAAGATGCTGTTGTTGCTCGCCCAACGGTGTGACCGCAACGGGTGCTGGTCGATCTGCCCCAGCAAGGCCGTGATCTCCTGGAGGAGTGCCATAGCCTCCTCCTGAGACAGATCTGATGGATCCCTTGCCTGTAGGCCTGCCAACTGAGCGGTCAGGGCACGCAGCCCCGTATCATCCTTGAGGGTACGGAACTCCAAGTCGTCAGCGTGGCCGAACATGATCTCGGCTGACCGGCGGACTCCGCCAGCCACGACACAGGCCCCGACCATGTTGAAGATGTCGGTGATGCAACCACTGGTGATCTTGTAGGCCAGTCCCTCACCCTGCACCATGGTGTGCAGCTTGAGGAGCTTGCCTTTGCGGCTCAACTCCTCCTCGAACTGCACCTCGACACCCTCGGGCATCAGAGTCCGCAGGATGTTCTTGACCAGCTTCGCCAGAGGACCTGGACCTGAGGCGGTGCCACCGAAACCACGAATACGGCGTCCCTTGGACCGCACCTTCGAGAAGTCGATGGTCGTGGGGAACGCACCTTTGCCCGCAAAGGAGTTGATGACCGTCTTGGCCAGACCCACCCACCCCTCTCGGTCATCAGAGACGACATGCGGAGTGGAGATCAGCTTGGGCATCTGCACCTTGAGCTTGCCCGCTCCTCGGGTGTCTCCCCCGACGCCGACGCCCAACATGCTCATGTCCATCAGGAACGTGAACGGACCAGCGAAGTCCTCGTCGATATGCTCTGAGCTGACGAAGGCGCAGTTGGACGTGAGCACAAACCCGTCAATGACGAACTGCTCATAGTCAGGCACCACCGCGCAAAGCACCCGTTGGTCCCCGGCATCTTCGATGTGAAGGACCTTGGCATACTTTCGCTTGGGCTCCTGACCCCGGTTCATCCACCGTCCCTGATGATCTTCCCTGAGGAAGAATCCTTCCCAGAGGTCATGTGTGTGTGGGGTCATCGTCCACAATTCACGTTCGTCCGAGTAGTTGGACGAGGTGGAACTCAGCCGAATCTCGCCCACCCGCACCCCAACTGCTTGGAACAGGCGTCGCACCTCTTCCAGCTCCGACCGTCGAGCCGAGGAGAGGGAACAGGACCCATTCTCCAACACGCAACCATCCGCTGCGAAGTATCCTGCCAGGAACCCGTAGATGTACGAGATGTCATCCAACGATGATGGAATCTGAGACCAGACACGAGGACAGTTGCGGACCACCCATTCATCGTTCCGACGATGAGTGACCTGCACAGCCATCGACCCGAACAAGTCGCACAGCACAGGCACCGAGGGACCAAACTGATGAAGTTCACCATTGGAACGGGTGCCATCCCCGAAGAACATACCGTGCTGCGCCCCAAACCGACTCACGGGTGCCACCTTAGCCGGCAGTACCACAGGTAACTGGTCCCCCTTCCGAAGATCCAGGGTCGTGACACGCGCCCACTCCTGCTTAGTGGACGCCCTACGGAACCAACGGTGGTTCTCGCTTGTCGTGATCTCGGTCATGAACCCCGAGTTGTCTTGAAGAACCAGACGCTTGCAAGGCTGAACTTCAAGGTGTGACACCGACGCATTGACCCAGGTTGCGCTGCTAGCCGTCGAACTGTGATCCCGTCCATAGAGCTTGATGGACGACAGAAGGGTCACGTCGGTTCTCTCTGCCAGAGAACCAAGAGGCACCCACCCATGCTCCCGGGTGAGGACGGGAGTGTCCTCATGCAAAGGATTGTTCAGGCAGGCTCCGCCCTTCTTCCACACGAAGTCCGTACCCATCTGGGCAAGACCTCGACCCGGCGGGGTGAACTTGAAATCCCACATCCGCTGGAACATCTCCTGGGCGGACTTCTGAGCCTTGGGCTCGTTCCACGGAAGGCTCAGCCTTCGGCAGTGCTGCTTCTGGATGTTGTAGACCCCCTCGACGACACGTTGGCACGTCTGCCAGAATTCCTCGGTCGGGTGACCACAGGTGTCGGGGTCATCACACTCACAGGTAGGTCGGGCGTATGTGTTATGACTGGCGAACCCTCCCGTGAAATGCGTTGCCGTATTCGTGCTCAGTACAGCGATGTCTCGCTCTCCGGCATCGAAGATCCTGACGACCTGAACATAGTCATCCCCAGCACACCGGAAAGCACCACCGCCGTTGTCCATGGCTGCTACGAACTTTTGAAGCAGCCGGGGAGGCTGGAGCTTCCCCAACAACGAAAAGAGGGTCTTCCGACCGTAGAGGCTCAGCACGAACATCGACTTTTGACCAATGTTCGTGGCTTTTGAGGTCTTCGTGAAAGAGACCCCCATATCACTCAGGTATTGCTCGACCCGAGCAAGCATCGCATTATCTGTCTGGGTAAACGAAAGACCGTTTCGCCGATCTAGGCAACCCTCCCCGTCGAAAGCCGCCGAAAGGAACCCGTCTGCATAGGACGACCCCGTCTTCCACATCGGGCCAAACGGTCGTGCCAACCAGAGAGGGCCACCCTTCGACGTACTGGCGAGGTCTTTCGTCTCTCGCCAGTAGAGACGGTTGTTGTCCCCGTTCATCTTCACGAGCCACGCATGATCAGGGGTGGCGTACAGCACCGTGCCGTCCGACAACTCGATCCCCATCGTGTGGGCTTTCTCAACCCGGTTGTGCGTGACATGCCCGAGCCGGTAGTGCCGCTTCCCGTGGCGAGAAGGGGCTTCTTCATCAAAAGCGACGATACCCTGTCCGACGGCGAGGTCACCTGCTGGTCGCCACTGGAGGTCGTCACAGAGAACAGGTGTGGCCACGTCCACACACCGTTTATATGTAAAATATCCAACCGGACCCCAGTTCGGCTGCCGACCCCCAAAATCCAACAGGAACGTTGGGGACAGGGAGAACTGCCGAACCTTCCGGTCCGGTTCCGGGGAAGTGAAACGGTCGATGTTCATGCTGTTGTCCCACTCAGATCCGCTCGGATGCAACGCTCCGAGAGGTTTTGATTCCAAGAGACAGACCTGCCCCCTTTCTCCCGCCCTATCAACTCCCTACCGAAAAACCTGACCCCCCGAACTTCGGGGTCAGCAGGACGATAGGAGGCGAGATGTAAGGACGACCCAGGGGTTGATGGCACCGTTGAACACGGCTCTCTCTGCGGCTGCGAGGTCTGCGACGAGTTGAACCGTACCCGCCTTCCCCCAGCGTCGAGCAGGAGGAAGAATTTTCGTCTCAAAATACCAAGGATGCAGACCCAACTCCTGAGCGGCGGCCTTAGGTGGCAGAGCATCAAGATGAGCGGCCTGCATCCACTTGAGCACGATGGCCCCAAGAAAACGGCTGATCCGCATGGTGGGATCTGTCTTCGTGGTCTCATGAACCTTGCTCAATGCCTTGGACAGACGCTTTCGGTTGCGTAACGCCAGGGCATCCGCAATGGGGCCTACAGAGGCTTCGGCAATCGGGGCCATGCCACCCCTGACCTCAGCCTTGTCGATGGCTTCTAACCCCCGAGCATCTGCCAGTAGCGCCATCTTTTGTAGCTCAAAGGCAAGCATCCCAAGGTCCGAGCCAACTCGCTCCACCAGGGCCTCCGCTAGGGATGGTCGCATGGTCTTGCGATAGGACAGGGCCTCCGCCAACACGAACTCAACCGCAACCTCGGGAGCCTTCCACTCGGTGGGCTTCGTGAACGTCTTGTGGACGTCACCAAGTCCCTTGAGGAACTTCCCGAACTTCGTCCGACCATCAGGCTCACCATCGAGATGCAACAGCAACGTGGTTGTGTAGTCCTTGGATGCCTGATGTTGGCCAACCAGATCCAGGTCGATCTTCTCAGGAGTGTGAACCACCGCCAGCACCTTGCCCGGAACGAACAACCCCGGTGCCAGGACATCCCGCACAGCACTTGGGTCGGAACCATCCACGTTCTCGATGGACCAACCCTCAGCACGCTGGACCGAGACCATGTTCTGCACGAAGCGTCGGCGAAGCAGGACTTCACCCCCGCTCACAACCACCAGGGGTGGAAACACGTCCTTTTTCTTGGCCATCAGCGTCTTCTTGGCTCCAACAACTCGAAAATGATCTCTCCGTCGGGGGCCATCTTCAAGTTCACCCTGAAAGGCATCTGTCCCAGTTGCTGGGCAACCTCGCCCAACACCTTCTCCACACTGAGACGGGCCTGGTGCAAAATCCCAGCATCCCGCTTCTGACCGATGAACGGGACCAAACACTCAACCACCTTGTCCCCCATCGTCTGCCGCAACCACTGCCGACTCAGACTCCGAATCTTCGCAGACATCACGGCCGGAGGTTGCCGAGGGATCTCAGGCAACAACAGCCCCGGAGACAACAGATTGTCCAGACTCACGGCCTCCTGAGCGGACAGGACCTTGTCTACCGCACGATCAAAACGCTTGGTCAGATCCTTCTCGGACAAATCCACCAGGTGGGCCGCCCAGTGATCTTGGTCATAGCCAGGCGGGCGGGGCTCCATCCGGGACAAAGTCATCGCCATCTCAGCGTGATGCTTGATCCGGCTGTCCAGTTCATTGGAACTGATCGTCATCCGTTGTAGTCCGGCAAGAAGGCCAAAATGACCTCGATAGGGGTTGGGTTCCGCCAACGAGCTACAGCCCTTACCCGCTCCCACAGCGGGAGAACCTTCGGGTCGTCAAGCATCGCTGTCATCGCCTCTACGACCTCAGCAAGCAGCTCATACTCACGAGCAGGGGCCTTCTTGTTGGCCTTCACCTTGGCGACGATGGTCGGCACATCAGCCCCATGCCCGCCAAGGGCTGCATAGAGCAGCTCACGAGCAGCAGCCTCCACCTCCTCATCCACGGGCTCGAACCCCGTAGGTGGGCACCAGACAGGAAGGCAGCGGGACTGGATGGTCGTCTGCACGCCACCCAGATCATTGGCCCACAGCATCGGGTGAACGTACTTGTGGAACTGCTCGATGCCCTTGAGCAAGGCGTCAGCCGACTTTGGCAACGCCAAGTCCATCGGACCAGCCAACACAGTCCCGAGGTCGCTTCCGAGAGGGGCGACTTGAAGCAGGGAGATGTACTCACGAGCCTCATCCACCTTCAGCCCGGCATCCCCGAAGGGTTCGTGCAGAAAACGACCTCGACGGGAACACTCAGCAAGAGCGGTCTGTCGAGCACCAGGTCCATGGAACAACAAGCAGGAACTCATACCTGGTTTACTCAGCCTGGAGGGATCGGAACCTACGTCGTGATCGAGAACACACCGTTGCATTTCACACAACGGTAGCGAACGGTCTTCCCGCCCCCCTGTACGAAGGAACGGCTGAAGATCATGGTCGCGTAGGCCTCGTTGCCTTCACAGGCTTCCGAAGCTCGACACTTCATCCAGATGATCTTCTTCACAGGGATCACAGGCTTGTTCTGGGGAGCGTTGGCCATCGGTCACCTCACATCGAACTGTTCGTATTCCAGCTCCACCGTACCCAATCGCAACACAGGGGCACCTGGAACAGGAGGGTCAACTATCACAGGTTCCGAAGAGAGGTTCGAGCTTGGCACGAACCCCAGAGCCTCTAGCCTCTGTAGCAACTCCATTCGGATCGTATCCAGTAGAGCTGTCAGGTCCGCAGTCAGGTTCACCTGGTTCATCAAATTTCTCAGGGAACTGCTCTGCTCCGAGAACAACTTCACCAGAGCCGAACCCTCTGCAAACAGGGGGACGATCACCCGCTGCCAGAGATCCCAGTGCACCTCGAACGGGAACAGCCCACCGAACTCGGTATCCAAGGTCATCGAGGTAGGAGGGATCAGCGCAACATGCACCCTGTAGCTCGGGTGAGATTTGGTCGTCGTTGGGAACGACGGAGCTGCTCTACCCAGGTTGATGTAGAGGACCCCTACAGCCAAGCGAGTCAGGTCGAACTGGTACGGGCTCAGGTTGGCCATCTCTTCAGCCTCCTTCTGATCAGCCCACCCCCATAGCCGTATCACCACAGGCCGAGAATCTGCTGGAATTCTCGCTAACAGATTCTCGGGCTACTAGAACCCCACTGAGAGAATCTCAGGCCCCGAGAATGTGGTCACGAGAATCTGAGAATGTCACCAGCCTGATTCTCCACATTCTCTACATTCTCCAGGGGCGGCTAGAATCAGTTTCTCGCAGACTCCAATTCTCTCGGGCAGGGTCTAGTGTGATTCTCGGGACTCAGGACTCTAGTTTGAGAAACTCTGCCATCAAGAATCGGATTCTCGGCGTGGGGAGTTCTTGCACCAGAGGTACTGTGAGAATCGAGGGAATCAGTTTCTCATCGTGCTTTAGACATAGCAGTAGCAGGGGAACTATCACTCGTATCAGCCTAGCGGCTGCTACTTCGTGGTTCACTACCTACTGAAAGGGCACGATGATGATTCTTAATCAGGTCGTCCTTCGGACTCCCTTAACTCCTACTACTAAGGCTAAGGCTCTAGTAAGAGGGGAGTAGTTCCGAAGGCGATGGGGCTACCGCTACCAGCAAACGAACCCCGTCTGCTGACGGCACCCTTCGGCCCTCTCTCCGATCTCAGAGAGAGGTTCGCCAAAGTGGATTTCCGCTACCGAGGCCTCGGGGTCGAGGTGCAGGCAACGGGGTCTTCGATCTGAAAGATCAACGGACGTGTGGGCAGCTTCCACGTAGCTCAACGGCGTCTGCCTCGGGTCACCCCGATGTCCGACCGACCAACCCCCACGAGCCTTGTGGGAAGGTTGGAACCCGGAGTTGGCCGATTTCATTGACCAAACGGGCTGGCGGACACTCACCCCCTATTCGGGGGGTCAAGTCCGTCAAGCAGTAGATGACAGTACGTCCCGACTGTCAAGATCAGGAGAACATCCCTGATGGGAGCTTCATCCCAAGGCTGTTGGCGACCTTGAAGATGTTGTTGCGGATGAGGCTGGGGTCCCAGGTTGCTCCCCGGTCAGCGAGCCCTGCAAGGCGGCTCAGGGCCGACTCCGTCGGGGAGTCCGGGTCCAGCCGCTTGATCAGCTCCAGTTGGACATCCCGAAGGAGGTCCATCGACTGTCGGTCTCCTGCCTGCTTCAATACTCGGGTGATGTCGAGGAGCTTCTTGCGGTCAGCAACGGAGAACACGAACTGCTGACCATAGCTCCCGTAGCCGGCCTGCTTGCGACGGCTGGCCAGCCTACGGGTGGCCTGACCGTAGGCCTCGTTGAGGGCACGGTCGTGCTTGACGAACTTGGCGACCTCGGGGAAGAACACGGTCTTGACCCATCGGACCGAACCGCCTGAGCCACTGCCACCCAACTCCTTGGAGAGGGCCGAGATGGAGTTGACGGACTTGCCTGCGACCAGGTGGTCAATCAAGGCTGTGGCGAGTTCTTGGTCCTTAGCGATGTTCCGCATCGCCTGTTCGAGCTTCCTCCCGACGGGGGTGTGCTCCCTGAGCTGCGTGGAGAGAAAGTCCCAGAACGTGACCGAGTTCAACGCCTGTGTGGGCATCAGATCGAACGTGGAATCACCCTCGGGGCTCTCGGTAGGGGCTCGACGCTGTGTCTTGTCGGCCTCCTTGAACTCATCCCTCACCTTGAGGGCAAAAGTTCTACCGATGTTGCCAGCCATCGACAGAGGGGTCTCCTTACCGGACAAGATGCTCTTGCCCCAGGTCCGGGCCATCTTCACTCCGATGTGGATGAACATCGGGCCAGTGCTCGCTGGTTGCCCACTCTTGGTGAGCCCCATGATCCCGTTCTGCATGATGTCATCGGTCGATGAGAACGTCCCTTCGGAGTTACTCATCTTCTTGAACATGGCGTGAACCATGCCATAGACCTTACCGATAAGGCCCGTGTAGCCAGGGGAGTACCAGGAAGGGTCCATGTCGGTCCCTGCAAAGACCTGAGCGGCCTCTGCCAGCCCACGCTTCCCCTTCTTCCACCAAGTCCCTGCATTGGGACCGATGCGAGCCAACCCTGACATGGCTTCCAAGAGCTGAAGACGAGCAATGATGTCGTACTCGACCGACTCGATGTTGCCCACGAGATACCGGGCGGCCAGACGACAGTTCTTGCCCTTTGCAGTGCCAGCGTGCTGATGGGCATCCCGTAGCAACTGGGTGACGAGGGGCAGCCGGACGTTCATTCCAGCCCTGCGGATCGTGTTGGCGGTGATGTTGCGGCTCATGGGTCTCCTCACGCGGCTTGCTACCGTCTTGCTAATCCTCGTGTATAGGGCAAGTACCACAGAGGCGACTAGACCGGACTGGCTACCACAAGGGGTGGTAGCCGCCATTTCAGCCCGAAAAATCGGGATTTGGGGTTGCTACCGACCACCACAGTGATAGGCTCTCCTGCAAGCACACGTCCTCGACCGCTGCGTCATGAACCTGTCGTGTAGCTTGCAGACCCGTAACGACCCGTGACTCGGGATCGTTCAGGAGGAAGCCTTGGACACGCGCACCGTTGTGCTCTCTGTTCCCGTGGCCGTCATCGAGCGCATCTGTCTACAGACAGAAGTTCTGCTCCGACATGCACTGTCCCTGGGTGGACAGGCCACGATGACCGATTTCTTCCAAGCCCTGAGTAGGGCAACACCGACCGAGTTGCGGTCGTTCGGTGGTCGGCCAGGGCTCCGGCACCTTGTCAGCCGGATCCTCGTCGCAAAGGGCCTTCTCCGGGCCAACCTGCGGACGATGAAGTGGTTGCTCACCCCGAAGGGTCGAGCACTGGTGACCCCAACCAAGCGTCGTACCTCCAGGTCAAAGACTTCCAGTGGGAACGCGACCTCCAAGTGGTTGGACAAGCACCTCAAACCCGCGAAGGGCGAGACGGAGAGTGAACTCTACAGCAAGTTGAAAAGTGCATTGAGCTGGAAGCTCCCTGTGTCGGCCAGCTCGGGCATGATCGAAGACCATGTCCAGAACTTCCTGCTTCGGGCCATCCGGCGTGATTCCTTCGCCCACCTTCTGGAGGATGGGAAGGACCTCCCCTACGCCAAGGTCTGTGCCTACTGCGTGAACTCTGGTCGAACTGATGCTCGTGACATGAGCACGGAGCCGGTCTGCCGGGAGTTGTACGGGGCCAGGACTGAGAAAGAACGTAAGGAATACCGACCCTACAATGGAGTCGTCCAGGGCGAGAGAGTCCTGGACTCTGATGGGAACTTCATTTCCCCTGAGAACGTCACAGTGATCGACGAGACGGCCTCTGATTTCGAGACCATCTGGTCTCAGATCGAGAACGTGGTACACGACCACAAGCCCAATGCCTGGGAGCGCTACTCTGGTATCCTTGCGATGCGGGCCTATGGCCTCAACCCCAGTGAGATCGCACAGGCCGAGGGTGTGAGCCGCAACCGTGCCGCCTCAATGCTAGCAGAAGCTCGACGGTGTGTTCGCAGCAGTTACGCTGCGGGTCATCTGGAAGGATACCTGGCCTAGTCGAACTCTGCTTCCAGTTCGAAATCGTCGAACTCGTCAGACCCAGGTTGAGTCTTTTGAAGACTCGCCGCCTCTGACTCCGACATCGTCGGACCTTTGCGAGCGACGGGATCTGTCTGAGCCATGTTCAGCAGATCCCAAGCCCCACCACCCGGTACTTTTGTCCCGGTTGCCCGAAGTTGCCGAACGAACAGGAGCATGATTCGCTCGACGTGCTGCATCGTCAAGCCTTCTGCTACCAAGCGTCGTCCAAAGCCTTGGGTGTTGGCTGCTACGGTCTGGCTGAACAGGTCCTTCCCTGTCAACCCGCTGATGTAGTCCTCCCATTCAGGGAGATTTTGTGGACCATTCATCTCACCCACCGATGGGACTGTATGTCCCTGTACTCCTACTACGGAGTAGGGTAGATAGTTGAGCCCCACCCATCAAACTCTTCCCAGCATTGGAGAAGTCATCAGCTCGGTGACCTTGTGGTTGAGGTTCCAGTTGGAAGCATCTCGCTTCTTGACCCCTTCCCACTCGGCTCCCAAAGCGATGATCTGGGCGTCCTTGATGATGCGGTCAAAAATAGCCCCATCCATCTCCTGGAAAGAACGACGGATCTGGTCCAGGGTGATGTCGTTCTCGTTGCGAGGAACACCCCCATCGTCACCTGCGTAGGTGAGATCCAGGTTGACCTCATCGACCACCTGCTCCTGGCCCTGCCTCCAGGCCCGAGCCGTTCGTTGCTTCATCGACTCACTGTTCCAGGAGTCCCGGTCGAGGTGGATGACCGTATTGAAGCTCTGGAGGTTGTGCCCGTACATATAGGTCTTGCCGAGCAGCGTGGCTGTCGCGATAGACGGGTCGGGGTTGACGATCTCCTTGAGCACAAACTGTTGCCAGTCGTCGGCCAAATACGTCTGATGAACTCCCTGCTTGCCAGGGAGTGCCGGATGCTTCTTGTACGCCTTCTTCACGAAGGGGAGCTGCAACACCGAGACCCCACCGGTCTCAGCCAAGATGGCCTTGCGCTTCTCGGGGTCCTTGACCAACTTGTTGAGGAGGTTGAGGTCCAGTGGATAGACGAGCTTGGTCAGTTCCGCCCCACCCCGGAAGAAGTGGATGGCATCGTTCAAAGCGACGACGTGTGTTCCGGCCAGGGTACTGGCCAAATGCTGGCCAGCCTCCATGCACATTTCACGGTCGTCGGAGAACAGCAGTGCTCGGGAGCCTTGTGCTCGCTCCAACTTGGCAGCGATGGTCTCCTCAGCGGCAGCGATCTTTGGGTTGCCGATGCTGTTGGCCATCCCCTCCAGGTCGGCTGGGGTGTAACTCGTCTGCCATTTCTTGAGCACCGCGAGGAAGTTCTTGGGCAGGGGGCGAGGATCCCCATTGGCATCTACGAAGTCAGGCAGGTATCCCTTCTCAATGGCGAAGGCCACATCCCGCAGAGCCTTTGCCGGTCGGTTCGCCATCTCCGTGAGGAGTTTGATGATGGGAGCCAGGGCTCGGCTGAACACCTTCTCGGCCTGGCGGTCACCGTAGGCGTCGGTCTTCTTACGCTCACGGAACTTCCGAGCGGCTCCTTCCATGACCGTAGCAAAACCCGAGGTGACATCACGGTAGATGGCTTCCACCTGAGGAGGCATCTCCACTGGGGTGTCCGTGACCGTAGGCTTGGGGAGCTTGTACTCTTTCACGTCGGTCTTGTCGGCGTGAAAGATGTTGCGCTTCACCCAGGTGTGCAGGTCCCGTTGAACCAACGGATCCTGCTTGATACCGACGATGCGACCACCCACGACCTCACAGAATCTCTCCTTGAATCGCCGCATCTCCTTGCGGTTGTCCTTGGCCTCGATGCTTTGACCGAACAGAGGGGTGTTGTTCGTGATGGCGGCCAGAACGTAGGCCTCCATCGGGTTCCGCTCCATCGGGGAAGCAGTGAGGCAGATTTTGCGAGGATGGTGGAGCTTGAGTGCTGCCTGTGATGCCCCATTCGAGGGGTTCTTCATCGCCTGCGCCTCGTCGAAGAAGATGCCGGCGTACAGGGCAGGATCCCAAGCCTTCTTGCTTGTGTAGGCCATGGCGGCCTTGGTGCGCCCGGCCTGCTTGCCACGAGCCATGCGGCCCTTCCAGAACGGGATAGACCGAAGGGCTCGGGGGACATTTCCAGACTTCGAGGCTCCACTGAACTGGTGATAGGAGAGCACGTCCACCCGGTCGAGCATGACCTTGGGATCGGACAGCATTGCTCGCAGCTCCTTCTTGATGTTGCCCCGCAGACTGGTAGGGCACACGAAAAGGAACCGGCCGTTCGTCTGGACCTCGACTCCATCGGGTCGAGTGTATGTCGCATCGGTTTCAGCCAGGCCATCACGGACGAGCTTGAGCATCATCCCGATCGAGGTAGCCGTGTTGTGGTTCAGCACCCCATTGCCGACAAAGCAGTGGGAGGGGTCGTCCACTTCGATGTCTACCACTACGGCATCCGACTCCTTCAGAACCTCAATGGGGTCATAGAAGAAGTGGCGGTCCACCACAGTGGCAATAGCTTTGAAGCTCGGATGCTCGTGGCAGCCCGCATCGACCGCCAGCGAGAGCATCCCCCGCAGGAACGAATACGTCGGATTCCGGCGACCGAGCCGGATGTGGTTCACGGTGTTGTCGAAACTGGCCGACCCCATCTTGCGGCGGAATGCGGAGACGTTCATGCCAACAGCGGACAGCATGGCGTCGAACAACCCACCCACCGCAGGGGCCAGATGAGGCACTACGTCGAGGTTGCTGTTGCGGGTAGCAGGCACGTCCTTCGAAGCTGCTATCTTGCGGTCTGATACGAAACCGATGACCTGTTGATAGGTCACGGCATCTTGGCCACAGATAGTCACCCGCCAGTAGGTGTGGTCGTAGCCCTTGACCCTCTTCGGGTTCCGGGAGCAGACGATGCCGAATCGGAGCAAGAGAACCTGCACCTCACGCCCAAGTTGCTCGGACGCCGTGCTGAACTCTATGTGGCTTTGACCCTCGCCCTGAACGTGTCCTTCAGCGTCCACCAGCCCACGAATGAATTGTCGTACCGTCTCCCTGGAGGAGCGCAGGATGATCCCGGGGACTGTTTTGTCCTTGGCGAGCCCCATCCCCACGCCCATACGGGTCAGATAGTCCCGCAGGAAGACACTCGGAATGCGGATGTCCTTCTCTGGACGGGCAGTCCAGCCCATGAGACGTTGAAGCAAATCTTCGATGTCGGCTCGGACTTCGGGGTTCTTTTCTGGGCACTGGCTGATGGTGAAAGTCGCTCGGTTGTTGGTCCAGCCCTCACCCACGATGTAGCCCAGCAACCGCCCCAACTCAGGGGTCATCCGGTCAGGGACTGGGAACACCTGTAAATTTCCATTGGTGAAGGTCACGTCAGGGTTCTTGCTGGGCTGCTGAAACTCTGCCCTCAACGGGAGTGACAGCAGCGGGTCTTCAGCGGGGAAGGGGGCGTCCTTGCGCTCGATGCACAGATAGTCGCCTGCTTCCAGATTTGGGGTTTGCACCCATGCTTCCTGACCATCTGGGGTCCGAACCAGCAAAGGGTGGATGAGTGACCCCTCGACCTCGTAGCCCCTGTGGGTGCGGACCTGGATGGTTTGCCTCGGACCGCCATAGTAGAAGTTCTTGACTGGTAGGGCCTTGCCATCAACCAACACCGACCAGCCTTCAACCGGGACGGTCGTGTCAGGTTCAGTGACCCCCGGATTCATGGCTCCAATGGGGATCACACCCTTATTTGTGGTGATGAGGGTGCTCTCCACCACGCACTTCCCGACACCAGTTTCTAGGGCACAGACGCCCGAGTTGCCGTTGGAGTCCATCCAGGCAATGGATTCCCGCTGCTTCTCACGGAGGTCAAAAGCGTTCCAGTTTCCATCCTTGTCGAACGAGCCCTTCACGAACTGGAACTGCTCACCCTCCTCGTTCTCCGATGACAGAGCCTCGGGGGCGTAGGCATCCAGGTTCTTGGTGGCGGCTTCTGCCCGAGCCAACTCCTTGTAATAGGTCTTGACCTCGCCCAGGGCGGCAGGGGAGAGCGACATCCCCTGCAAGGTCTCCATCACGATGCCGAAGTCCTTGGGGTCAAAATAGAAGCCCGCCGCTCGGCTCCCCGCCACTGCCTCGTAGCTGACCGAGGGGATACACCCCTTCTGTGTACCTGTGTTGCAGGACAGTTCCTTGAGAGCGTTGCGGAGCACGGCATTCTGCCGGGTGCCATCAATCTTGAGGTAGAGCTTCTTCGTCTTGATGGTGAGGGGTTTGCCTTGGAACCGTCGTTGGGTCACAACCTCAGCAACAGTGACATAGGGCTCACGCTCGGAAGGGTCGATGACCTTCGGGACACTGGACTCACGACCCTTCTTCACGTCGTAGGTGTAGATCGTGCCCTCGATGAGGCGACCCTCGGAGTTGATCAGGTCATCGAGAAACACGCCTTTGTAGCGACCCTCAGCGACGACCTTGTACTCCTCCACACGGGTCTCACCGGTCTCCTGACTGTTGATGAACCGGGTCACCCGCTTCGTTGGGAAGAGACGGGTCAACTTGCCCTGCTTGGCCTTGTCGTCGGTGATAGCATCCCACTCCAGGTCCCCGGACAGCCCAGCCAGATCACTGTCGGAGAGCAGTCGCAGTTCCTCGGGAGGAACTACCGTCCGGTGAGGAACTCGGGATAGCAGGGCCATGGCATCGGACTTCGTCCGCACCTTCGCGAAGAAATCCTCTTTCGGGAGAACTTCCCCATCCCGGTCGTGGACCATCTCTTCGCCCGTGGCGGGGTCTACGGACAGGACAACCGGGCGCCCTGCGAGGAAACCTTTCTTGACCTCTTTACCGGACTCTACGATTTGGGTTTCGAGGTTGGCATCGATCTCTGCCATCGTCTGCCCGAGCTTCTCCATCAGGGCGTAACTCTCAGGATCCTCATCCTTGAGCAGCTCGAACTTCTCTTGCCGGGGAGACATTTTGCGGAAAGTGGCCCATCGTTCCCGACCCATCTGGCGAGTGGGCTTGAAAAAGACCCCCTTGTCACGGGCAATCTGAATCAGGAGAGGGACCATTGTGGCGTTGAACTCGCCCCAGTAGAGGGGCATCATCCGACCTTGCAGAAGACGGAGGATGGTCCGGTCAATGTTCGGACGAGTCAAAGCGATGGCATTGACGGCAGCGGGGCTCAAAGGAGCCCCGTCCACCGGGCTGGTGATCTGAGCAATCCGGTCGGCTGCCCGCTTGTAGATGGTCTTCAGGTCCTTCGGGACTGGTGCCCCAAGGCTGATCTTCCGCATCTGGATGTAGAACTCGAAGATGGCAATCCCACGAAGAGTGAAAGCCTTACGGAGCCTCATCCAGATCGACGGAGGGATGAGCCCATCAGCTTCGCCAAGATCCTTGGCGAGTTGCTTAGGGTCCACCCCTTGGAGTTCCTGCGTGACATCCTCGGCCAGACGCAGGAACCCGGTCTCTTCCAGCCCAACGCTCATCGTCTGCCCCTAGTCTTCGTCCCACTCAAGCCAGGCGTTCACGGTGCGGGGCACTGGCTCTGAGGCCATCTTGGACCCGGCCTCCGGGTAGGATGCCGACAGGATGCGGCTGTACTTGCAGTCCGCCGTCTTGCCGTGAGTCTCGAAGTAGTTGGTGATGTGCTGGTGCTGAGCAGCTCGACGACGGTGCAGACCCGAGGCCAAACGTCCTGCCTCGGCCCGCATCTCGGAGCAGGCGGACAACCCGAGGGAAGCGACCTTGTCGGTGAACCCGTAGAGGCCGTAGCTGCGAGCGGTCTTGTTGGTCTTCTCGTCGTCCTTGTCCTCACCAACGACCGGAACACCCGAGACGGCCTGGACACCGCGCTGAGCCCGCAGCTCTTCGAGGCGAGCCGTCCGCTTCATCTCGGCGGCCACCTTCGGTCCGATCTCTCCGAGTGCGGACACGAGAATGTGAGCCGGCAGGGAGTCGGCACGCTTGGCGTGGGTGCTCAGGAACTCCGCGACCTTCGCGTTCTTGGCGTAAACCGAACGAGCGATGGTGGCGGCGGCCTTTTGAGCCTTGCGGATGCAAGAATCGCAGTCAGCCTGGACCCGCTTGGTGTGGCCGTACAGGCCACTGCCTGCCTCCTTGTCCTGGGCAGCGAGCTTGAATCCCTTGTCCTTCATGTAGGGCTTGGCCAGGCGGTAAGCTGCGGGAGAGGTGAGATGGCTTGCTCTCGTTCCCACATCAGCCAGGGTCTCCGCGAGAGGTAGTGGGACATTGTAGAGGTCTACCACCCGGGCCTGATCTCGGAGGTCATCCTCGATGAGCTTGCGGTCTCCAGAGGACCAGTAGGACCAGATGTAGGCATCCCGTGCATTGTCCGTGGCACCAAACAGAGTGTTGTTGTTGATCACCAGGGCGTACATGGGGACGGATTCAACCGGCTTGGCGGCCCGCTTGGTCTGGTTGCCCGAGCCATCAGGGGTCTCTGACCCTTCGCCCAGGGAGTCGTCCTCAGGGTCATCGGTGAGGTGGCCCGAGTCCCAGCCGTCGGGAACACGAGAACCTTCCTCGAAGGAAGCGGCAGCGGTTTTCTCGTTGCCCTTGTCCTTCTTGCCATCCGCGTGCTCCTTGGTGATGTTCACCTTGCGGATCTTGGCGAGCAGTTCTAGGCCAGGAGCGAACGAGAGCTTGCGGCCCTGGTAGCCGAGATCCCAGGCGGCCATCTCCAGAGCACCATCCAGGTCGGATGCCTCGGTCAACTCACCACGGGTCCAGTCCCAGAAGGCTTTGAGGGCCTTGCCGTTCTTGGTGTTGGGGTCCTCCGAATCCGGGACCTTGGCCTGCCACTTCTTGAGATCCGCCTTGGCAGCGGTCTTGAACTTGTCCTTGTTCTTGAGGTTCTCCAGACGCCACTTCTTGGCGTCCTCCTCGCTCATGTTCTCGGTGGGGTCCGCCTTCTCGCCTTCCTCGAACTTGGCGAGTTGCTCATCCCCACCAGCGAACCGAACCGGCCGTCCACGGGCATCCTCAAGATGGATGCTCTCGATAGAGGGATCACTTTCGAGTCCTCGGAGGGTGCGCTTCAAGTGAGACAGGGACGAGTCATCCGCATTGATGGTGTAGACCACATAGTCCCGGTACTTCTTCTCGGTCTTCAGGCTGTAACCGTTGAGGATGCTCTTGATGATGGGCAACGCAGAAGGATTCTCGAACCGGACCGTGATCTCATACCCGGAGTCGAAGTCACCAGCGGACTTGGCCAGGTTGAGGAGAGTCCGTGCCTGGTCGGAGGCCATACGGAGATACCAGCCCGTCTGCTGCTCGAACAGCTTGGCGAGTTGGTCCCACATCACGCCACGGAACTTCTTGACGAGCTTCTTTCCCTTCACGGAGACGTTGTAGAACTCCAGGTCGTACTCATCGGCCGGGGTGAGGTGAACCTCGAAGTAGTTGCCCTTCGAGGGCTGCTTGTTGGGCCACTTGACCCCCACGCCGTCCTTGAGCCAGATGATCTGCTTGGCTCCGATCATTCGCATCGCCCGCATACCGCCCATCTGCTCGATGATCGTCTTGCCGATCATCTCGTTGGCGGCCACGTCAATAGCGGCCGAGCGAGCGTGCATCTCCAGAGCGGCCAGGTCTCGGTCGAGAGCAACTTCGGGAATGGACCCAGCCGTCATCTCCATATCGAGCGAGGCCAGTTCGTCGAATGCACTCATCTTGCTCTCCTGGGCCTCGTTGGTGGAGGCTGAGCGGTACTTCTTCGCTTGCTGAACGATGTCCCATGCTTCTCGATCATTGCGAGCGTTCTCTACCGCTTCCATCATCTCGTCCCGTTCCATCCGGGTAATGGCCTTGCGACGGAAATCACTCTCGATGTCCTGGATGACGTAGGGGAAGCGGTAAGATTTTGCGTACCGGCTACCCATCATGTCCTCATCTTCAGCCTCGGATTGGAACTTCCTCCACGCCGCTTTGGCCTTCTCCCCCACCATCATTGTCTTGGTGCGGGGCCAGTAGAGGACTTCCTGCCCCTTGCGAACCGGAGTACCATCATCAGCGACCCCAGGGTACTTCGCCTTCAGCCAGTAGGGATCACCCTTGTAGCTGGTGTACCCTGCCTGCTTGAACTTGTCCCCGTGCTCCTCGTTCATCGCCTTCCACTTGGCGGCGTCCTCGGGGCTCATGTTCTTGGTGGGATCAGCCGGCTTCCCCTCGGGGAACCGAGCCAACCGCTCCAGGGTGTTCAAGTCGTCGTTCAGTGTACTCATCGGATGCCTCCACTCATCGTGGGGTATTGGCTAGTCACCGCGTCAGGACAGGTAGGCAACTGCTTCGAACTTGCCAGGAGACAACTCGGTGAACTGGAGGTACAGCGTCGAGTTCCCGATGGACATCGGGGAGAACGGGTCCTCATCGTTCGAGAACGCCAGATGAACCACGATGGTCCCCGAGGGACGAGCCTGGAACAGGTGGCTGCTCACGATGTCATCCAGCTCGATGCCATAGTTGCCAATCACGTCGATAGCCTTGCTGTAGGCGTGTTCGGGCTTGCGGAAACGGCCATTGCCATCGAGTCCCGCACGTACCAACTCCCGGTTGGCTTCGGTGCGGGTCTTCCGGTCGATCTTGCCCACCATGGCGGCCATACGAGTCGTCTTCGCTCGCATCTTGTCCCCGTCTTTCTGAAGAAGGGACAAGTACCCAGGGGTGTACCCGACATCCCACATCCCGTCCTGGCTTGGACGGAAGTAGAAGTCATAGTTGCTGTTGCCATCGAACTCGGGATTAGCATCTGATTCCGGATGAATCAGAGTGAACCCACCTCGTGGGGAACCCTTGAGGATACTGCCTCGGTACATCTTCTGGATGTTGTCGGCGAAGGCCTGGTTCACCTTGAGAAACCGGCCCTTGAGAATCATCTCAGGGACTGAGGCTGTGTGGGCCGGGGCCGTCTCGTTGTTGAGCTGAGGGTTCCCATCACGAGGAGGATGCCCCTGCTCGACCCGGTAGCGGTCTTGCAACCGCTTCATCACGTCGGTCCCACCCGAGAGAGCCTGATGCTCCCCGTGGTCTACCTTGACGTCGTAGATGGGTTTGCCGTCCGGGTTGCCCGAGTAGGCCCCTCGGCGCCTCGTGGGCTTGCGAGGCGGCTTCCGCCGTCCGGACTTGTCTACCGAGAAAGCACCTGTGTTGGAAAGGTTCCGCCGCTGGTACTCGTGGGCCTCCTTCTCGGAACTGAAGGGGCCATAGTAGGTGGTCTCGCCCTCGTCGTCGCTGTACCCGTCGTCCTCGTCCTCGTTCTCGTTCTCAGCGTAAAGGGTGTACTCCAGATACCACTGGCCGTCCGACGCCAGGAAATACTCTTCCTCGCCACTGACACTCGCTGTGTGCTTGTAGGCCCCGAACTTCCCCTTGCCGGCCAAGTCGATGAGATCCACCCGAGCCCGCTGGGAACCCTTGAACTGCTTGGCGAAGTGAGCGCTGGCAGCCTGGTCTCCCGAGAGGATCGCCCTCAGGTAACCTCGATAGTGCAGGTCATCCTGAGTCATGCCCTTGTTCTCGTCGAGGAGCTTCTGGGCAGCCCGGTGCCACTCGATCACCGCGATCCTGGTGTGGATAGCCATGCGGAGGAACCCATGGGCCAGTCGTGTGACGGCTTCACGCTCCTGGTTCTTGTGCTTGGGCCGTCGGGCATGACCACGGGCATAGTCTTCCTTGTTCCGGTGACGTCCTTGACCACCACCACCCTGTTCGGCCCTGGCTCGGCTGAACGGATCACGCACTGCGTGCTCCTTCTCCGAAGGCTTGGTGCCCTTGCCCTTGGCGAACTTCCCACGCAGGACGTTCTTGTCCAGGTCGTCTACGAGGAGGAAGTAACGGTGGTCCTGGTCAAGAATAACAGGGAAACCCCGCTTCCGAAGGCTTGCCACCATCTCCGTGAGGCGTGCTGCGTGAGCCCTCCGGTCTCGGTTGTCCCGGAGGCCAACCCAGATGCTCATGCGTCCTCGGTACTCCTGGTGATAGTCGGTGACGATGTCCTTGTTCTGGGGGAACTCGGACTTTAGCCAAGTCAGAGCCACACGGGCGTGAGCCACTCGCCAAGGGATTGGGATGGTCCCATCGATGTTGGCAGCCGGGGTGGCCCATCCGAAGGGGGAGGGACGAACCCGGTCCCACTTGGAGGACTTGGTTGCGGTCTTGAGCAGCACAGCATCTACTCCTGCCAGAGCCTTCATCAGGACGTCGATTGAGGGGACCAGTTCCTTGGCCAGGATCCACGACCCCGCCACATTCTGGATGAGCCGCTTGTCCCAGCCAGCACGCTCAAGGAGGCGCATTGCACTCTGGGCACAGTGTGGGCCAGCATTCACGACCACATCACCACTACGAAGTCGCTTGACCGACACGCACATATCGTCGGTCCCCGAAGCCATACGAAAATGGTCAGCCTCAGACTTCATCCGGTTCTGATAGAGTTTGTTCCGAATCGCTTTGAGGTCATCGTCTGAGGGCTTGGAACCCTTCTCATAGGTCCCTATCGCTCGGTGAATGAGTGCTTGGTCTGCTCCGGTGACTTTGGTTGCCAGATCCTTCAGGATGCGTAGTTTCTCTGCAATGGCAGAATCCACCACGACCTTAACAGCGGGTGGCTTCTTGACCCGTGGAGCCTTGGGGGGTCGATCCAGCGCCTCCCACTCTCTGAGCAGGCGACGCTGAGAGGGGGCCGCTCGTTCCAGTTGCCGGCGTTCCCATTGAGAAGCCTGCCGATCCACACCTGCGGTCTTGACCGAAGCTGTCTTCGTCGGAGCGACCTGAGCACCCTCCGGGGTGACCTCACGTTCGATGGCGCAGGCGGGGCGACGGACCAGGTAGTCGGGGAACTTCTCGAACCACTTGTGGTAGAAGTCATCCTCCGACACGACCCTGACGGTCTCTTTCGGGTTGGGGATGTTTGGGTCAGCCACATAGACGTTCAGGTCATCGTCCACGTCGAACACGACGCTGGCGTGCGACCAGTCTCGACCCTCAGGGTTCCATGCGATCATCACCGGGACACCTCGGTCGGTCCACGCCTTGAGCTGCTCAACCGTGGCTGGCATCGTCAGAGTGGCTCGGCAGCCATAGTGCTGTGCCGTTGCTAGAGCCTGCTCCCAGGCGGCTCCTTTCATTGGCCGAGCACCCATGACGTTGTTCACTTCGTCCTCGGTGACGTCATGGTCGAGGGCTCGGAGACACATTGCCAGGCTCGAAGCCATACAACTGTACTGAGTACGTTGCCGGACGGGCTCTACGTTGGCCTTGGCTGTCTTGGTGGTCATCGGGTGCTCCGAAGGAACATCAGTAAGACTCTTCATAGTCTTGTGGTTCCGCATCAAATGAAATGTTGGCATCCACCCAGATTAGCAGTCCCTTGGAACTGGGCTTGAATTCGACCTTCACCGGTTTGAACTGGTTGACGGTGTAAACCACACTCCAACCCTGTTCGTTGCCCTCTTGAGCCACTTCTGACAACTCATTCTCTAGGTTATCGAGCAATGCTCGGACCTCACCAGGATTCTTGGTGGCTTTCCACACCATGCCACGGATCAGCATCCCCAATCTGTTCACTGCGGCCTTGTTGCCGAGCAAGTCCGTTGTTGCTTGCAAAAAACCCTTTGGATCTCGAATGTGCTCACGGAAGAAACTCACCAATGCCCTTGGCAGCAAACGGAGGTTGAGTTCATAGCCGATCTTGGCCTGGAAACTATCGGTCACTTCCACGGACTGGGACTTCGTACTGGGACCTCTGTCATAGGTCTCTGTCCACTCTGCCCAGGTGACCTTCGGAGTCATGTAATCCAGCAGTTCTGCGTAGTCCCAGAAACCCCAGAGTTCCTCATTGGCTGCATCCACAGATGCAGCCCTGATGAATCGGTCCCAGTTCTTCACATAGGGCCGATGCCCTGCCAAAAGTTGAGCCAGGATGGTTTGAATCCCCCCCGCCGACTTTTGGGTGGCTTGGATGTACCTGTGGGCAACCCGTGTGATACTGTTGGCCCAGCGACTTCCGTAGTCGTCATCGGGAGGTGGGGTGATACCCCCTGACCCCATCAGGGCCTCACCATCGATCCACACCAGGAGTCCGGTCGGAGTAGCCTTGGACATCCCACGGGCTGGGATGACTTTGCTGATGTTGTAGGTTACCTGCCACGGCTTTGATGCCGTCTCGGCCTCTTTGACAATGTCATCATAGGCGTAGGCGACCGAATCATAGGTGTTCGACTTGATGTAGGCCGGCAGCACCGTCCGCAGCATCTTGCCGAAGAGAGCCACAGTCCCGGAGTCCTCGAACATCCGCTGGGTCGCTGTGAAGAACCCCCGCAGGTCCTTGACGTGGGCACGGTAGATTGCCGTGAACTGCCGTGGGAAAGTTCGCATACTCAGGTCCGCTTGAAGGCGGAGAGACACTGAGGTCGCGACCTCAGCGTAACCTTCCTCATACTCCGGGGGAGAGTTGCGACCACCATAGGTCTGCTTGCCTTCCCACCCCTTCTCTGTCGTGTCCTTAACCTGCAACTTGGAGGCAACCAAGTCCACGTTCCAGGTGGAAGGCCAGGTTAAAATGTCGGAAGCCAGGACGTGGATGAATCGGATGTAGTCCTTCACGAACTGCTGATGACCAGCGAACACCTGGACAAGAACCGCTCGGAGATTGGCGGCCTGCTTCTGCTGGGACATTTTGTACATGAGGGTCCTCCATGTGAACGCCACTCGTTCGTCTACTGAATGGTTCTCATAGGAGGATCAACGCCGCTGTTCGGTCGGTAGGATGTATAGCGCTTAGCGCTATTTCCGATGAGGGAAACCGATGACTTACGACCAGTTGATCGCCGATGTGGCCAAACGAACGGGCCTACATACGGAGGTCGTCCGCCGGGTGCTGTTCCACCTGCCGGATTCTCTCATCCAGATGGATGTGGGCGACGTGGTGCGAACACCACTCGGGGTGTTCAGGATGACCCAGACCGAGCAACGGAAGATCCTGCTTCCTGACCAGGAAAGCATTGCCAACGTGCCATCAAAGACCACGGTGAAGTTGCGGTCCGGCTCACGCCTCAAGCTCGAAGACTAGGCAGCCCCTGGCGGACCGAAAATCACTGGCTGAGACAATATCTCGTCAGCCGCCTCTAGGCCCACATCCAGACCGAGACTGGTCCCATCCAACAACCCGTCTCCGTACCCCGATCGCCTCCCCATCTCCATCCCGAGTTCCAGTGCGGCACGGGGGTCGAGGGGGATGACAAGGGACAGAGGCACCGTGGCTTTCCGCCCGATGACCTCGAAGAACCGCCGTTTCACGGTCTCTTTGTAGTTGGCGAGAATCTGGGCTGAGCTACGCATCTTCTAGGTCCTCCACATCACCTACCCCTGACTGAGGTAGACGAAGCCCCCTAATTCTGGTCGGCCATCATCGCGAGCACTTCTGCCACGGCACCCGGAGTCATCTTCTCCAGTGCCCGAGTGATGACGTGTGTGGCATAGCCCTGAAGTTCCGTCTCCACCCGGACCTTCTCCTCAGCGGAAGCCTCCTTGTAGCGGGCGAGGAACCCCTTCTCCTTGGTCTCCGCGATGAGAGCACACATGAATGTCTCGCGCCGGATAGCCTCGGTCAGCAGGGCATGGGCAACCTGTGGTGCTCCTCCCTGTCGAAGACCCTGGGCAACGCTCATGTCAGCGGGGGTGGCGAAGTCGTGGTCGGACCAGACGTTGCCATGCTCGTCCTGGCAGACGTTCACCTGCAACCGGAAGGCCGAGTAGGTGGGATGGGTGCCAGGCACCCATGGCTTCTCAGGGGATCTGCTCATTTGCTTGTTCCTGCATCGCATGGCCGAGCCTCGTACAGGCCCGGCCAACCAGCCAGAAGGGCAGGTAGATGAGCAGACCCACCAGAACGGAGGATCCGATCACCATCATCCCGCCTACAATGAGTGCTACTGCTTCCATACCCCTACTACGGAGCTACCGGCGAGTTTGAGCCTTCGGCAGCTCTGAAACAGAAGCCTCTGAGGTGATCAGAGCCGAAGCCGAAGAGGCTGCTGACTCAATGACCGTGACCACCACTCGGACAGGGTCAATGACGGTGCCGTCTTCCTCGAAGTCCCTGACCTCATTCTTGATGGCATCCCAGCCCACCCAGGAGTCATCGGAAGGGCGGTCTTCCAACATCTTCTCGACCCGGTACTGCCCATTGAACCCTGCGTTGGTGGCAAGGGTCGCCAAGGGAGCGAGTAGGGCCTGCTCCATCACCTTCCATCCCGCCTCAATGGCAGGGTCCTGCCCCGGTGGGCACTGACCCAGGATCATCTGGTAGGCTGCGAGGTAGGCCGTCCCACCACCGGGGACAATACCCTCCTCCAGAGCCGCCTGCACCGCACCCAGGGCGTCCTCGACCCGAGCCCGCTTCTCTTTCAGCTCGATCTCGGTGAACGCCCCGATCTGCATGATGCACAGACCACCTTCCAACACCGCCATCCGCTCGTTGAGCCTGTCGGTGTCGAACTGGCTGGTCGTGTGCTGGTACTGCGCCTTGATGGACGCAATGCGGTCCTGGATGACCTCACTGGCCTCATCATAGGCCACGAGGGTGGTTTTCTTCGCCTCGGTTCGGACAGTCCGCAGCCCGCCGAACCACTCTCGATTCCAGGTCTTCCAGTTCATCGCCTGAGCGGGATCTACCAGATCAGCCCCCGCGAGGGCAGCGATGTCGCCGAGGTAGTCCTTCTTGCGGTCGAAGTTGCCGGGAGCAACGATAGCGGTGAACTCGAAGTTGTTGGTCGTGGAGGAGTCGTTCATCACCATCGTCTTGAGAGCTTCCCCGCTGATGTTCTCGCAGAACAGCACGAGGGGACGGCCTCCGAAGGTCGTGGCCTCTTCACAGAGGTCGAGCACATCCTCAACCGTGGTCAGTGAGGCAGCGATGACTGCAACGAGGGGGCCATCGAACACCCGCTCGTTCTGGTTCTTCAGGAAGTGCATCGACGCCACTCCCCGGTCGATCTCCATCCCCTCCTTGAACAGGAGGACCGTCTCGACCCCGTTACCATCCTCGATGCTGACCGTGCCATTCTTGCCCACCGCCATCACTGCCTCGGCCAGGTTGGCTGCAACCTCGGCGTCTCCGTTCGAGGCGATCAAAGCGACCTTCTCCAGTTGGGCCTGGGTCTCGATGGGCAGGCTCAGTCGAGTGTGGATGGCTTCCACCGCAGCCTGTGCGGCCAACTGGATGCCCCTGGCCATCAGGACCGGGTTGTGGCCACCCTCGACGAGCTTGATGGCCTCGGTGAGGATGGCCACAGAGACACACGCTGCCGTGGTGGTCCCGTCTCCGGCCATGTCGTTGACCCGGATACAGGCCTCCCCGGATACAGGCCTCCTTGAGTGCCTGACAGGCCATGTTCTCGACGGCATCAGAGAGGTGGATCTCTCGGGCAACGGTCACACCGTCCTTGGTCACGAGGAGCCCCGCGGCTCGGTCCAGGACGACGTTGCGACCTTGTGGCCCATAGGTGACGCAGACGGTCTTGGAGAACGTCTGTGCACCCTTGAGCAGGCGTTGGCGGTTGTCAGCTCCGAAGAGGATCAGGCGGGGGTTCATGCAGGCAGCTCCTTGTCGCTGCCTATGCTACCCACCGAACCCCGGAGTGCTACCCCCAGATCGCCTTGAACGGGATCGCGTGCTCATCGGGGAGCACCCCGGCCGCCTGGAGCTTGAGGGCTTCACAGAAGTGCTCCTCGTAGGAGGTCGCAGCGTAGGCGGTGGGGAAATTGCGGCTGCGCTTGAGTTGTTCCCGCAGGATGGTGAACGCCTTGTACCGAGGGATTTGGTACATCGTAGGCTTCCCCCGTGACTTGCCCTCAAAGTAGAGGTTCGCCCCGTCGTCCTTCACCACGATAGGGTCGCCCTTAACGCCAGGCACCTTCGTCCCCGGAAACGGCTCGCCGACCGTGGGGATGTGGATCTCGTCACGCGGCACCTCATTGTTCTCGACCGCACGGTGATGCTCGACCCAAGCCTTCTTCTGGGCAGTTCCCGCGAACTTCGCCCAATAGCGGTGGCCCAACTCATGAACGATCGACCGTGCCTCCTCCATCCCGGTTTTCGTGCGGAGGTACAGGCTGTCGTCGCCGGGGTGATACCAGGCCGCGTGGTGGGCCTGGGTGATGCGGTTGACAACGTGGATGTCGCCGTAGAGGACGCGGGAGAACCCTGGCACCGGGTTCTTGCGGGCCATTTTCTCGGCTGCTGCTACCGTCTTCTTGAGGCCCTCTAACTCCGCCCCAGCCGCCCCTATGGTGTTGTGGACACGGAATGAACCCACGCTGAACAGCTCGTCGCCGCCCTCGGTCTTCTCAGGCCACTTGTTCGCTGCGGCAATGATGAGCAGGAGCCGCTTCTGATTCTTGTCCCACCAGTTGAACGCATCCTTTGGCATCCTC